CCAATTGTGATATTGATTACAACAATGGTAATTGGGGGAACCCTTGTTTGTTGAGAGATAGAGAGGTGCGTGGTGAAAAATATGAACTGCGTCTATTCAAATGTGAAAAGACAATGTATGACGGCTTTATTGAGTTTTTACATTATCGCGACCCGGACATAATGATTGCTCATGCTGGAACATTCTTTGACATACCTCACATGATTGAACGCCTTGACCATATTTACGGTCATGGTGGCGCGTCTAAGTTAAGTCCCGTTGGTATTATCCGATACCCAAAGAAGGGAGAGCGATACCGATTTGACGACCAACCGATTGCTGGCCGATGGCAGTTTGATACTGCCGCGCCGGAATCAAGCGGAACAGGTTTTGAGCGTGTATGGAAAGATAGCGGTGGCGGTCAACTACCTAATCGTAAGTTGAACACTATCGCTGAAATACTTGGTCTTGGTTCTAAACTGACAGAAGAGATTGACGGTATGACTGTTCACAATGGTTGGTATGAGTATTGGTCCGAGTTTGTTGACTACTGTTTGCTTGATACAGTTCTGCTCCGTGGTATTGATGAAGCGCGTAATGTCACAGACTTCTTTGTTGAGATGGTTCGCCTTTGTGGTGTATCAATTCAATCATCAACGAATGTATCAAACTTCATGCGCGGTCTTCTTGGTCGCAAGACAGACATGATTGCACCTTCTCGTATTAGTGTCGTAAAGCCGGACTTACAAGGTGCGGAGTTTATTCTAAAAGAGAACGGAATGTATGAAGATGTATGTGTCATTGACTACAAAGGGTTGTATCCATCATTAATGACAGGGTTCAATCTTTCTTATGAAACAAAAAGAGATGGACCCGGTGAAGGAATCATTGCTATGGAGAACGGAACTTATTGGGACCAAACGCAGAAAGGCATACTTCCTCAAGTTGTTGACGACCTCTTTGAATATCGTGCGCTATGTAAAAAGCGTATGCGTGAAGCAGAATCTAAAGAAGTAAGAGCCGCTTGGAACACAACTCAAGCCGCAGTAAAGCGCGTCATGGCGAGCCTATATGGGGCAACCGCAAGTATTGGTTTTGGTTGGGCTGATTTAGACATAGCCGAAACAATCTTATCCGAAGGGCGACGATGTATCGCATTGCTTGATACAGTTGCGACTAACATGGGATACAATGTGCTTTACGGCTTTACTGATTCGGCATTCATTCAAGTGCCGCTTGACGAAGCAGAAGCATTAGCCGCGCGTATTACTAATGTTGTTCAAGAAACAACGGGTAATACCAAACTCGTTGCAGAAGTTGAAGCATACATGCCTTACTGGTTGCTCGCTGGTAAAAATCGCTACGCTGGTAAGGTGTCTTATCCTCCCGAAGACGAAGGTAAAATGAAGTCTGCTAATTTCATGAAGGGTAGTAATCTTGCTCCTATCAGTAAGAAAGCAGAAACCGTAGTGCTTGACCTTGTTTGTGATGGTGCAGTTGAAGGTGATGTTAGAGCCGCCGTTCTTGAGTTAGCAATGCCTGTGCGTAATGGTGATATGGATTTGAAAGATGTCACAGAACAAACGCGTATTGGTAATGACCCCGAAAGTTATGATACTCCTTCGGGTGCTTCAAGAGCCGCGTTGTATTATAATCAAAACATGGCTAAAGACGACCCCTTTGTTAAGGGCGACTCGGTTCAATGGATACAAGTTTCAGCCGTTCCAAATGGTTATCCACCAACAGATATTGTTGCGTATAGGGAACCTGCTGAACTTGATGGATTTGAACTAAACTCAAAAGCCATACTAAAGAAACTTATTGAGAAGAAAATCTCCGGTATTTTCAATGTCTTGGGTTGGGACATTGATGCCGCAATTGGAACCCCCCGACCCGCAACATATTGGTGATAAAAATGTATGATAAAGTAATAAAAAAATTAGAAGAACGAATAAAAACACTTGAAAGAAAGTGTGAAGAATTGGAAGATGAACTTGATAGTGTCGCGCAAGATATAGTAAGTGAGCATAAATTAGCCCGCGCTATATGTGAAATACAAGAACATTTGCGTGATAACGACTCATCTTTCATGATAATTAACCGCATCAATGCTCCGACAAGGGTTGGTTATAGTGATTAAAAGATGCGCAAGATGTAAGTCCTTGATTAGAAAAGATGAGCCAAAGTGCAAATGCAAGAAAAAGAAAGGAAGGATTACAGGAACATTACAAGGTGATTAAATGAAAGCAACAATAGAATATTTTGAAACAGGAACTAAAACAATTAAGTATGCAGACGGTCAATTATTTTTTGGCGACGCTATGCTATCCGATTACATCGGAGTAAAGCGAGCAAGTGATTACTTACTAATTCCATCAGCGACGGTGATAACTATACAGACGAATGAATTAGATGAAGAGTTATTTATGGCTGATACTGATTCTATCAAGCGTTCTAAGTTAGCCGCCATCAAAAGAATGGATAATGACTTGAGAATGATTGATAATGACGGGAGGCCGTTTCATGGATAACTACCCACCCGGAATGTGTTGGGAAGCATTAGACGACCACCTTGACCCCGTATTAGAATGCTGTGAGCGAAGAGCATCGGACTGTGAATGTGAGGAAGAAGAATGACAGTTAAGATATACGACGATGGTTCAAGTTATGCTTGGACTCCCGAAATGGGTGAAGACGGTATCATTATCCGTATCAGTAAATCAACCGCTGGTTCACTTAGTTGGTGCGCGCAACAGATGTGGCTTGAACAGAACTACCCAAGACCACAAGAATTGGTTAAGCACCTTGTATTAGGTGATGATGTCCACAATGGTCTTGACTTATTCTATCAAGCCATAGAAGGTTCGGGTGCATTTCATAAGATGGTTGAGTCGGGTGCAGACATGACATCATACCTCAAAAAATATATTCCAAATGAAAAAACCATTAGGTCAAACAGACGCAAAGAAAACAAGAAGTTTCCATTTTACCATGAAGACTACTACTACAACATGAACTGGTTAATGGAATTTGAAAACGCGCGAATGTCAATGAACCCCGATACTCCACTACCACTTGCTAATGAAGTGCGACTTGAAGTTAAGATTGATGTTGATATTGAAGGCTACGGAACTATACCCGTTCAGTTTGTTGGTATCATTGACCGTGTGTTTGAGGCTACTGATGGAGGTCTTCTTTTGTTTGAGTTAAAGACAGGTAAATGGAAGCCTAACAAGACTGCTGAAATGAGAAAAGAAATGGCTTATTACAAATTCTTGATTGATAACGCAGACTCCGAATACTTGAAGGAGCGCGGAATAGACCGACCCGTTACGCATTGGGGTTGGAGATATTCTGCCGCTGACTATTGGGCGAGCGAGAAAGTCAAATCAGTTAGTGAGAAGGCGATGATGAAGCGTGTCAAAGATTTGATAAAGATGTATCTTGACGAACACTTCCCCCCGACGGAGCAAGATTTCAAATGTGCTTATTGTTCATTGATTGAACTTTGTCCAAAATATGCAATACAGGTGAGCGAATGAAGGTGTGTGAATTATGTGGTAGTAAGAAAGTTGATGGTATTCGCTTTGCGAAGCGTGTTGCTTGTTTTAGATGTATTGACAAAGTGCTTGAGTTTGCTATTACTGCGGGAATGAGGTTTGAAGATGAATCCGCTTCACTTTGATTTTCCTAAAGAAGTTGGCTTGTTTAGAAAGGTGGTCAACGATAATAGAGAGTTTGAGAAATACTGGTCGGCTTTGCAAAATTCACAATGCGCGTATATGTCTGTTTATGGTTTCCGAGCCGTAAAACCTAATGGTCGTCGTGCTGAATATAACACAGCAATCATCAAACATTTTGTGTTAGACTTTGACAAAAAGTATCGTAAAGGTAGCAACATGATAGAAGTTGAAGGCGATGAAGTTGTTGAACAAGTCAAACGCTTACACCATTTTTTGTTGGGCGCAGACATCAATCATGGTGTTTGGTTCAGCGGTAATGGATTTCATGTTTGGGTTTCACTTGAGAAAACTCATTTACCATCAAGCGGAACTCAAGTATCACACATCAAAGCCGCTGGGAAGAAAGTCATTAACGAATGGAAGAAAGACATGGAGTTGTATTGTATGGACCCAACTGTTCCGTTTGATACCGCGCGAATGATAAGAGTTCCTAACTCTTACAATGCTAAACAACATGTTCTCCGATGGAGCATACCATTGAAGACGGAAGACTTGAATAAGTCATGGGACGAATTGTGTGAAATAGCGCAAGCACCCCTTAACAAAGCATACTTCTATGGAACTAAAGGTGTCCACTTACCAATAAAAGAAGTGCGTAAAAATCAATTCAAGGTGTCCGGTGAGCCTGTTAACTTTGAAACTGTCAAGATGGGTAGTATCAAAATTCTACCATGTCTAATGGAATCAGCATGTCAAGTTGGTAGCAATCCGCCACATATCAGCCGCGCAAGTTTAGCAATCTACCTTGCTTCAAGACTACGCAACTTCCTTCCTGTTCAGCGAACTACTGTTCAAATGCGCGAAGCGCATATTCTAACTCTTCACGATTTTATCAAAACTCTTCAATGGGCTGATTATGACCCCGGAACTACGGAGTATCAATTGAGGTCTATTGTTGAAGGTGGATATATGGAGAGGTGTGAGAGTCTAATCGGTAAAGGATTATGTATAGGTCGCTGTCAATTATGGGACGGAACTGGTGAGCATGAAGATAATCTTGATGATTCTTTAATTTTACAAGTAAATGATAATGATGTCAATAGTGCTAAAAAAATATTAAAAGAATTTGACGCGCAAAAAACACACGATAAGTTTTCCTCTCCGACTAACTATGTTGGTTATCTTGGTGAAATGGTCTTTAATAGACACCTTGAATCAATTAATAAAATCAATGATAAAAAATGGATTGAATTCATTACTAATAATTGGGAAGACCCCGACTTTGTATTGAATGGATATAGCGTTGATTTGAAAACAACTTATGATGAAGGAGGAATGTGGTTCCAAGAACCTAAACATGACATATATATTGCCGCGCGTATGTTAAGGAATAATAAAAAAATGCATGTTCTTGGCTGGATTAGTAAAAAAGAACTTAAAAATATGCAACGCGCAAATAATCCTCTATGTGTAAAAATAAAAAGAGGTAATAGATATGATTGGAAACTTAATGAATGTGCATTGCATGATTTGAAAACACTACCGTTTGAGGTGATAAAATGAAAAGAAAATATGAATATAAAACAGTAAATGGGATACTAAAAGGAATAACAATAACATCAACAGAACATGTCAAAAGTGATAGTTGGGATAAAGAATGGTTAGATGCAATATACATTGAACTACTATTGAATATTGATGAACAATGGAAGACTGCTCGGCAACTACTAAAGTATATGCGACCGGAGTTGAGGCTTACTATGACAACAGCACAGATTAGACAGTTCTTGACTTACTTGAAAAGAAAAGGTCTTGTTGAGTATCAAAAGATAAACAGAACGCATAGTCAATACAGAAGAGCGCAGAAAATACCAAAGCACATGGGGAGGAATGGTTGATGAAACCACCTCTAATAATTGACAGTAATGAGCGCGGTTCTCTTGTGTCAGCAATTGAACGCCGCGCTAAATCTCGTTCACCTCGTATTGACATACTCCGTCAAAACTTGGTGAATGGAGATTACAAGTGCGGTGATTGGCTAATAGAAGCAAAGAGCGTTGATGATTTATTCAACTCAATGAGAAATGGACATCTAATGCGACAACTTGACAACATGGACGCTAATGACGGCAACTATGGATTGGTGATATGGGGAGAAGTCGGTGGGTATGTTCACCGAGCGCGTGAGCGTGGTTCTTCAATAACAGCAAGTCAAGCACTAAAACAAATGACAGGATTTCTTGGTAGGGTTGTAGCCGACTTCGGTTGCCTCATTTACCGCGCCCCTAACGCAAGTGAAGCGGCGGCTTTCATGGTCGCTTTGCATGAAAAAACATACAAGAAAGCAAGCAGACATGGTGCGCAAGCAGTAAGACGCGTATCAACAAACGATGTCCGCAAAGATATGCTAATCACTATACCCGGTATTGGACCGGAGATGGTTGAAGCAATACTCAACGCGTGCGGCTCAATAGAAGAAGTTGCATGTGGTGATTGTTTGAGAGATGTTCCCCGTATGGGTAAGGTCTTGAGAAACAGATTGATTGAAGTTCTCACAAGCGAAGATGAAGTTCGCTTTGAGAGGTGATAGCGTGAATATTTTAAATACTCTCGCGAATAAAACCCAATATTATCTTTATTATAATAAGGCGATAAATGATAATATTAGAAATGGTTATAGGCTGACCACCATACCGCAAGAGTCAACCGCCCCCCTAAAGGAGATGAAAAAATTATGGCACAAAGAATATGGAACCAATATACAGCAGTAAAAGAATACCCAATGTTGAAGGATTACCTTGAGCGTTTTAGGACTACCTCATTTTTCAATGAGATACCCGGCCTCATATCCTTCTTCTATTTGCAAGGTCAAGCCCTTGTTGACTACATAAGAATACCAGTATGGGCTTCGGCACTTGACCCAAGAATACATGTGTTTTGGATACAACCGACGCGTTCGGGTAAATCTATCGCATGGGAGTTCACAGGAGAAGTTGCGGAACTTGCAGGTTTGAATACAGATATGTTCACCAGCGGAACAGACAGCGCGCTTATCGGGTCAATTGACTCGGTTAGCGACGGCAACGGTGGATATGAACTAATACAGAATGAAGGATTACTCGGTGGTAAGAAGTGTTTGAACTTTGATGAAGGTTCAATCCTTCTGCAATCAAACCCTAAGCAATTCTTCTCGGAAGTTATTTTGTATTTACAACAAGCAATGAATACAGTCGGTAGTCATTCTAACACATTGACTAAGCACATGAAGAACGGTAAGGTTGAAACAGAATCGCGCGTATCTTTTTGGATAACATCATTCCCACCAAGCGGTGTTAAGGAGTATGTTCTAACCAAAGGATTGTTCCAGCGTGTATTATTGTTATACAGACCATGGAGCGATGATATGCGACAGATGGTATCGGAAAGAAGAATGGAAGGTATCTTCAAGGATAAACTAACAGATGTGAAATCACTTGATGATATATCCAAACACTTCATTAAGATTCGTGAAAAGACAGAAGCGCGTTTATTGCAACTTGCTAACATGACTCATCAAGAATGGGAAGAGTTATCCAATGAAGGTAAAGAAGAAGTTGCGCGTGGTTGTATGCATGAGATGTTCACTATTGACAACTCCCTCCACCCTCAATTGATGGCTTCTGTTGATGAATACTACACACTTGTTCGTGGTATGGACAAGCATCTATCCGATGTTGTTTGTTCATTCATTCCGAATGTTCTAAACTATACAATCATATTTGCTACACATCTTGCTTTGATGAGAGTTGAGCGTGATAGCATACCTATTGACGGTGATTGGAAGGTGACAGGTGATGATGTTGAGATGGCGACTGAAATCCTCTATGATATATACGAGCAACTTGTCCTATGGCTTGAGTCCGAAGTTGAAGTTGGAGCGAAAGCGGCTGAAAAGATTGCGCGCAAAGATGAATGGTTGAATGCTCTCAAGGTATGCAAGTCTGTTGAGATAGAAGGACGAGGTGAAGGTTGGGTTCTAAAGAATGATTTGTTTGATAGATACGCTAACCAACTTGGTAAGACTAAACCGACTGTGTATAAGAGATTCAAAGATGTTGAAAAGTTATTCCAAACACACAAGGTTGGGACTGCGGCTTATGTTAAACTTAAGGAGGAATAAATATGAATAAAGAACAACAAGAACATTACAAAGAATTACTGCGTGAAATACTTGATACCCTTGAAGGTGGAGATGTTGCACTTGACTTTGAAGATGCACCGAGCGCGGCTACTACTATTCGTATCATTGCCGACATTGCTGGAAATGCTTTGCGCGGATTTGAATTTATAGAGGCTCTTGCAGATAAACTTGGTAAGGTGTATAATCCCGATAATCCATATCCATTTGAAGATGAAAAGTCGGAGGTGAGCAAGTGAGTAAAGTAATGGCTTTGGATATTGAAACAGCAAACTACTCTCATGAGATAGGTGGTTGGGATAACACCCACATGTTTGAGCCAACGGTTGTTGCTACATGGGACGGTGAAGAAGCACACGCTTTCTCTAAATCCTTTCCTTCGGCATTAGAAGATAGAAAGGATATAATGTCGGGTGAAGCGCACATGCACCCTTTACACCCAAGAGAGTTAGGTGAGCATTTGTATAAGCATGTTCACAATGGTGGTATAATCGTTGGACATAACATACGAGGATTTGATTTACCCGTTCTCCGTGATGCGCTTGACATGCACTACGCCGGAGTTCTTCTTGCTAAAGCAGACGAGTATCTTGTTGATACATCGTGGTCGGTAAGAAGCGCGTGTGGTAAAAGCCATCAACTTGATTCTTTGTGTAAGCATACACTTGGGAGAGGAAAAGAAATCATGGATTCAACAGACGCGCCGATTGCTTGGAAAGAAGGTCGGCACGCTGATGTAATCAAATACTGCATAGCAGACTGCAAACTCAATTATGACTTATTTCTTCATGGGAGGAATGAAGGCTTTGTTAAAGGCCGTAATGAAGAAACAGGACTGATTGAAGAATATAATATAGGTTGGTGAAACAATGACAGAAGAAAGAAAAACAGGAAGAGAAGCCCAAATGAGTAATATAAGAGCCGCGGTTCAAGTAGCCGAAACTGTAAGGTCAACACTTGGCCCCGCTGGTATGGATAAAATGCTCGTTGATGAACGCGGAGAAACAATAGTAACCAATGATGGTATCACTATTCTCCGAGAACTTGAAACAGCACACCCCGGTGCGCAGATGATGGTTCAAGCGAGTCAAACACAGGAAGAAACATGCAAAGATGGAACAACAAGTGTTGTTGTTCTTGGTGGTCAAATGCTGGCGTTGAGCGAAGGTTTGCTCATGCGTGGTATCCACCCACAAACTATTGTGCGCGCATTTAACAAAGCATCTAAGATTGCTCTTGATAATATGCCGGAAGCATCAATACACATAGAAAAAGTAAATGTTGCCGCAACAGCGTTGCGCGGTAAAGCATCGGAGAATGCTCTTGAATTTGCCGCTCAACTATGCTCGGCGGCGGCTGTTAGAGCAAATGGTGATGCAGACCATATCCGCACACTAACACAGGCAGGTGGTAATATGTCGGACTCTTACATACACAACGGACTTGTTCTTAACAAGACTTTTGCTAATCCCGAATATAAAGGTAAAGATAAACCGCGCTTACTTATGCTTGACGGCGGACTTGACGGATTTAATTACGATGATGTGCAAATGCAGATTCAAGACCCCTCTCAATTGCAACAGATACAACAACAAGAAATGCATATTCTAAGCGAGGTTGCAAAAGCAATTGCTGAAATGTGTGATGTTGTAATCGTTCGTGATGGTATTCATGAAGCGGTTGCTAAGTATCTTGATATTCAAGGAGTCGGTGTTGTTAGTCGTGTTCAACAAAGCGATATGGACGGTATAGCGCGTATTACAGGTATTCCAATATATCACCGTATTACCGAAGTTCCCGAAGACTATAATGAAAAGGTAAAAGGTTCAATCAAACCTATTCGCATTGGCGACCTTGACTATGTATCGGTTGAAGCAAAAGGAAGTCGCACAATAACCATGGTTATTCGTGGGGCTACCCGACAAACACTTGATGAATACGAGCGTGCTTTTGACGATGCGGTTGGTGTTGTTTGCTTATACATGAATGACAAGAGAGTATATCCCGGCGGAGGTGCAATCATGTCTAAACTCGCTATGGCTGTTCGCGACCATGCTACACATGAAGTAAAACTAACTGCGCGTGAAAGAATGTGTATGGAAGCATACGCTGATTCACTTGAGATTATACCAGCGGCTATTGCCAGTAATGCGGGTATGGACGCTCTTGATGTTGTAATGGAGTTGCGTTCTGTGGCTAATGATTACGGTCTATTCATTGATTTTGCAGGTGAAGGAAGAATATGTCAAACAGGTCAAGAAAATGTATGGGAACCAGCCGCGCTTGTTGAACAAGTTATCAAGTCTGCTACCGAGGTTGCTTGCTCAATACTTCGTATTGACGACATTATAGCAAGGCGTGGTCCTCAATGACATTCTTTGAGAGCATAGGATTTATTCTTGCGTTGTTTATTGTTATTGAGATTGCTTATCAGTTAGTCAATCTTGCTTACAAGAAGATGAGCAACATACCTATTCGGGGTTCTCAAGAGGAAGAGTAGCGAAACCAATTGCATTCTTGCGACGCTGTTCTTCACGCGCTTCTCTTTCTTTGAGTCGTTTGAGTTCTGCTTCTCTTCTTTTTTGCATTGCGTCAAAATCGGTGGGAAGAAATGTAGGTTGTCCGTAAAGATTCTTTTGACCTTGAACAAATAACTGTGTCTGTTCTTTGAGCAATCGCATGGCTATGTCCATTGGTTCGCCGTGATACATCATTGCGTCGTCTGCTTCTTGATTGATTCTTTTTTGCTCCTGTAATAGACATGCTGTGCATACTGATGCACCCATTTGCTGATTAGACACGGATACTTCTTGGGCGTTCATCATTGCTCCACACAATTCACATTCAGCGGATTGTCCACTAAGATTCATTTGTGGTGCTTTGAGCAACTGCATGGTAATCTCCATTGGTTCGCCTGTGTTAATGTCTTGAAAATTAGCGTCAAATTGAGGTTGATTCACTTGCCTGTTCATTTCATCTAATGACGGCATCAGTTCATCTACGCGTTGCTCAATGCATTCCATACACCTTGGCTCATTGAACCAAGCATTGTATTGAGCAATTCTACCGCTATTACAAAACCTACAAGGATAACCATGCATGGTGCGATGTTGATAATCTTCTAAACTTTCATGTTGTTGTCTATCATCTCCGGTCGCATCTTTAAGTATGCGAGGTGCTTCAACCACGACCATCTTGAGCGTGGAGCCTACTGACGGGTGAGAGCGCGCCCTGTTAGCGTGTGGGTCTTCCGGCACTATCTTGCCTGTCTTAGTATGGCTCATGTCTTTGCCGCCCTTACCAGCGACACCGCGCTTGCGACGCTCTCTTTCTAACTCCCGTCTGTATTTCTTACGCGCGGGTGAAGACTCATACTGCGTTTCATACTTGCGCTTATGTTCAATTGCGGCTGGGGACTTGGCTTCTTTTTTAACATTCATTGGTTTGACGACAATGTTTCTTCGTGAAGGCATATCTTTCTTTTGAGTCACACGCACCCCATAGTCTTGAGGGTAATTCTTTCTGCCCTTGCGCGGTCTATATGGTCCGCGCTTAGGTAAATCCCCAACGGGCGAATCACCTCTTACGCCTACCATGACATAATTGCCATCTTTGTCAACTCTATGGCGAGAACCCCCATGTCCTTTAGTGTCTTCGGGGTCGTTACCGACAATGCTCCAAAACTCATCGGGGTAATCCCCTTGAAGGTAATCTTTTGCATATTCTTTCGGTTGCGCGCTCACTTGCTGAACAGGTTTCCAACCCTCCCAACCCGTCGTTTCATCAAGTTCGGGAAAAAATTGAGGTAGGGCTGTTTGATACTTACGGATAACAACCTTCCACCAAAGATTAGACATGCGCGCCCCCTCACATTTGGTCCATGATGTTGCCTTCTTTCATACTAACTGGTATTTTAACTCCTTCCCGCGACATCATTTCTTCTTGACTAATCGGAGGATTGCTTGTGTGTGACATTTCTCCTTCTTCCTCGCGATAGTTAGGTTGTGGTGGTGAACCATGTGGCATTCTTTTGATACCGTATTGAGGTGATGGGGATTCATCTTCGTTGCCGAACTCCATTGTGTTGCGAGTCTGCTCCCTTGCTTCTTCTCGGTATTTGTCTAAGTTCCTTTTGTTTTCTTCATCTCGGCGCATAGCCATTCTTAGATGAAGCGGAGTAGCGTATTTACCTTCCTTTAATCTTCTCATCAACTTTTTTTGGTGTGTTGGGTTTCGCATTTGTTCCATTCTATCAGCCGCGGTTTCATCATCGGGGTCGTCAATAAAGTCATTAGGGCCTATTTCGTTCAAATGGATTTGCGTGGCGAGGTCGTCATACACCATAGCGGCAGGGTGATTGATAGCGCGCCCTTCTGCGTCGCGAAATTCGGGATTACCTTTCAACAAACCCCACGCCGCGTCCATGACATTTCTTGAGTCGGAGGAAGTTGCGACATCATCAAGGTTGCCTGTTGGTGATGCAAAATTTTTCATGCCGGGGTTCAAGTCCATCATCTCTTGTGGTGAACTATCAATGATATTAGCAACTGGCTCTTGCATTCTTTCACGCGCTTGTTGATTTCTTGCTTGTGTGATAAGTTGTATCGCTTGTTGCGACGGCATGTTAGGGAATGATTGTTTCATAGATTCAAGTGCTTCTTCCATCGTGTTTGTTTCTTGTGCTATCAAGTCAATAGTTTTCATAGCACCTTTGAGCAACACCCACGCGTGGTCCATGACATTGCGCGAATCGGAAGATGTTGCAATATCATCATCGTCTTGAGGTGATGGTAATTTGGAAAAAGGACTTACATGCTCATCTTGGAATATAGTTGATGGTTGACTTTGAACTCTTCCTTGAACTGTTTTTAGCGGGAACTTTGGTTTGCTTACTGCTCCACCACCTTGACCCAACTCTCTCAACGCCGCTTCTGTCGGGTCGGGTTGGTTGGCTTGGAATAATCTTTCAAGCATTCTAAAGTGTTCATCACTTCCCACTTCATCTCCTTCAAAGTCTGTGAATTTATCTTTTTTATCTCTTACACGCGGGTCGTTGGCTTCTGCTTCTTCTATACCTTGAAACATTTGACTGTATAGGTCTTTGTAACTTTCATCGCTATCTAATCTATGCCTATAACCATACGGTTCTTCAAGTCGGTATAATCTATTTGTTCTTTTTCGGCGTTCTTCTTCTAAGGGTGTCATTGGCGTGTAAAAAGGGGTTTTGGGTTTTGGTTTTTCTTCTTCGGTGTCGTCCGGTATCTCAAACATATCACCTTTAGGATTACGCTTTTTCTTCTGCCCTACTCTTCTTCTTGGCGCGCGGTCAAGCGTTATACGCGGACCTCTTTCACTTCTTAGTTTAGCCATTCTATCTTGGAAGTTCATGAAAGGGTCGTCTTCTATGGATTGTTTGAAATCCTTAAGTCTAATCCCTTGTCTTTGCATTGACTCTTGTAATTTTTTATTTTTGACATTACCCGTTTCATCAAACTGTCCTAAGTTTGCATTGTTGATTCTTTTGACTTCATCAATCAACTTTGGGAAATTAGTATCACTATTCTTTGCTTCTTCAAGACTCTTACCTTCAACTTTTTGTAAATACATACGGAACATTTTTTCGGGTATCTTGAGTTTGCTTAGTGTTTCTTCAAGTAAATTAGGATTTGCGCGCATTTTGTTTTTGAAATGGTATAGCCTTTTCCTTTCTCTATTACCAAGACCGCCACGCTTTCGCGGGGCTGTCATATCATCTGCTTTCTTCACACCATCTTTTTCTTTCTTAGGCTTCGCGCCCATACCGATAATTAATACCATACCGCCTTTTTTTGGCTTTTCTTTAGACATTTTGCTCAACTCCGTGGTGTTTGAATTTAGGTTTATTTAGTCGCGACTCGCGCCATAATCTTTGGCATAACGGGCATTCCCATACAAGCACACGCGTATCCCGGTCATTAACATATCGGCCTTCTATTCTTAGCGCGACAACATTTTCACCACAACTTGGACATTTTTGACTTAAGCGTTCTCTCAACTTACCCATTACTTCACACCCTTCCGTAATCCGTTCCAACAAGCCTGTTGAAGTTCCTCTTCCGAGTCAAAAATAATAAAATCTGTATCTTTATCGTCAATCATAGAAAACCAAGTCAATACAAATCCAAACGCGAATGCTATCAAAAACCACACCCATAACATTTTTTCACCTCAATTAAAATTAATAACACCCGACGGCAGACTTCCCCAAAAATTTAAATCGTCGCAGTATTGTGAATATCTATTCGTCATGGTAGTTTTATAATCCGCCCAACTTAAACTGTTATCACTACACCATGTATCAAACCACATTACATTCCAATGAGAATTAGCGGGAGGTGTCCATGTTTCTATGTCTGCTTTAATTAATGTAAATCTATTATCTTTAGAGCAATGCGCCCATACTAAATCAATTACATCTTGTGAATTTTCAATAATTGTCACAGAATTAATGTTAGGCGCGCTAATTAAAAATTCATTTACCATTCCTATACCTAACCCACCAATTAATACATCTCCTGTTGCATTATCCCATAACCATTGATGTTCTCTATACTCTCCTTCGGAGTCTTGCATGATAGGCATAGGACAATTATCTTTGATTAAAACACAATAATTAGAATGACTTTCATTTTTCATGTCAAGATACATTTGCCATTGTCTATCTGTTGTTTGGTTTGTATAATGCGCTATCTCAAAATCACCGGAAACTCCCGCAGGGATATTAACTTGTATTCTTGTCATATTTATTCCTCATGTAAAATTAATTGTCACATCATGTATCGCGGTATAGGTAGTCCCGCCTCCGTCTTGGTCCTCAACTGATAATCTAAAAGTGATATTATCTCCCGTTTGAGGTAATGTGCTTGCACCCCTACCCGACGCGTGCTGTAATACTACCGCATAAAAACCACTACTTGATGAGTTAAAATTAGTATATACCCCATAAGCACTACTGGCGGCCACCATTCCTGTGTTATCTTGGAAGATTGCGCGAGTTCCTGTTACTTGATAAACTATTGCTGTGACACCACTACTAAATGACGAACTTATTACTGCTCCCGAACCAATATTCCATGAATATTTATTGGCGGAGGTAAAGTTGTTGTTTCTAATATATCCACCAATTATTATTAAACCCGCTCCGGTTCCCGATGCGTTCCACCCTGCTAAATAATCACTTGCGGCAAAACTTAGCGTTTGAGTCGTTCTTGTCGGACTACTCGCAGTTCCGAAGGTAGAACCGGACCCGTCTTCTACCCCGTTAGAAAAATTAAATGAGTTGTTAGAGGCATTGTATATTGCTATTTTAACCGCGTTATCGTAGTTTCCTGTGGCAGTTGTCGCTACGCTGACACTTGCTACACCACCACCGCCACCAGCCGACGCTCCTTGTTGCGCGCATGTGCCAACGACGGCGTTATACATCATACACCAACTCCGAACCAACCATACCCCGATACAAAAATACAAGTCACCGCTTTGTTGATAGGTAAAGAACCGTTTGCTGTTCCGCCGTTGAAATTGTTTCCGTTGCGGTCAATTGTAACCGCACCCGTTGTTCCAATATTAGCATTGAGTATAGTATAGTGTTCTCCGTCTGCGGGAGAGGCGGGTAAATTAATTGTCACACCACCGGGGGATATACAATATCTTCCCGCGTGTGTTGCTTCTGTAAGAGTCGCCCCACCGGATAAACCCACTAAAGGTATTCTTGGCGCGTTGAATGTAGTCCCTGCCGCTAAGTTCAACCCTGCCGCGTTAACTGCGCTTACTGCACCCGCGGCATCAACACCACCAATGTCGCTAAGAGTTTCACCAGCAGTTCGTCCTTCAATTGATGTTCCGTCAACTCTTAAGAAATCATTATCCGCTACATTAGCATTAGCAACTAACACATTACCGTTGGATATACCACTTGCTAATCCTTTCACAAACGCGAGATTTGTGACTTCGCTATCCATCAATGCTCCCGCCGCCGTGACATTTGTTGCATCTGTCACATCTGCACCATCTTCAACATTGAGAAGTGTTAGAACTTCTGCTTTAGTAATACCCGTAGCAAAAACAGGCGTTCCACTGTTGTCTTCAATAGCGGGAGCCGCGCCACCACCGCCACCGCTTACTGCCGCCCATTTGACACCCGATGGTTCGGAACTGTCGGCTGTTAAAACATGGTTATTGGTTCCTACTGCTAAGATAGTTGCATCACCCGCGCCATCACCTACAACCAAGTCGCCCTTTGTGCCTAAGTCGCTATGCATGATTGCACCTGCGGCGTTGACATTGGTTGCATCTGTCACATCTGCGCCTGTTTCAATACCGTCTAATTTGGTTTTATCAGCACTTGACATTGAACCTGCCGCGCTTGTTGTAGCCGCATCAATTCCAATCGTGCCTGTGCCTGTGATTGTTCCTCCGGTAATCGGTGCGCTTGTTGCGATACTTGTCACGGTTCCCGCATTGGCTGTTGCACCATCAGCAACATTCAAGTCGCTTCTCATTTCAGCCGCGGTTCGCCCTTCAACTGATGTTCCATCAATTTTCAAAAAATCATTATCTGCTACATTAGCGTTAGCGACTAATACATTACCATTAGATATACCCGAAGCCAACCCTTTTACAAACGCAAGATTTGTCACCTCGCTGTCCATTAATGCACCTGCGGCAGTTACATTAGTCGCGTCTGTGACATCTGCTCCGTCTTCAACATTAAGAAGCGTCAATACTTCTGCTTTAGTGATACCCGATGTAAATGCAGGTGTTCCGCTGTTATCATAAATCGCAGGTGCGGGTCCAGCCGCGATGATGGCCGATTGATAATCGCATCGCACCCACACACTACCTTCGTAAATGAATGTAGCGCGGTGCGCTGGTCCAACGGTTTCGTTAGAACCGCTTAAATCATCAAAGATAATATTACCTAATCCGTTGTTGCATACTTCAATAGTATGTCCTTCGGGAAATTTGTAGTTTGTTCCATCTTTCTCCGGTTGTAGTGTAATGTCAACACCCGCGTTTGGTGCAAGCATAAAGAATGAATCTCCGTCTGCTGTGATAACCCATATTCCGTTCGTGGTTAGTGCGGTTGTAGTTGCATCAACACCGCGTCCCTGTAATCTTACCGAGTAGTGTCCGGTCTGTTGATTGTTGCGCCCTGCGAAATAAAATGTATCAGCGACATGACCACCACCACGGTCTGCACCACGCGACGGTCCTTGACCATACCCTGCATCGCCCGGTCCCGGTGGCGACTGGTTAAATGAGCCATAGCGCGGGTGGCTTACCCAATGAACATTGACTGTATCTGTCACAGCAAGTTCGCCGTTCTCATTGTGAATAGCGTTAAGATGCGCAATTGTGTTGACACCTTCCGAACCACCATCTGCAATTTCAGCGATGCTTACACCACTTCCCGATGATATTGTTCCTGTTGAAAGCGGAATGCGATAGTCTGCCGAACCTTGTAAAAAGACGCGCTTATCATTTATCTCAACAATGTTTAGATTATTACTACCTCCACCGGAACCAATATACTGAACACGGACATGAGCAAGCACGATTGTTTTCATGTTGTCTTGTGTAGTGGTTCCATCGTAGTCAATAAGATATTGATTAGACGCGGAAGGATATAACCCCGATGTAATATTAACAGGACTTCCAGCCTCAAAAGCAACTTTGTTAAGTCCACCACTTGGCGCAACATAAATTGTATAGATTGCTTCTTCGTTTGCGGCAAGAGTAAGCGCACCACTACCGTGTGAAGCATTGTTTAAATCAAGAGTAATTGTATCACCAACACCGTTAGCAAATTCATACAGCGCACCATCAAGAACTACAAACCCACCGCTTACAGTAAGTGTGCTTGCTGTCGCGCGAATCATTGAACCGGGTTGATTACCGCTATTTGTTTCATTTCTTGATGAGCCGTATGCACCATCTTGGTATCGGATAATACCGTTGCCGTGAACACCTTGAATCAAGTTAGTAAGCGTCGTGGGTGATAATGAATCCCCATCTCGTAGTCCGTCTTCACCGAGCGTATTCTGCGCGGCTGTATGCCCTGCTATGTTATCTGTTGCCATCACGATACCTCCAATATGAATGAAAAGCGCACTTCATTGTCTGCGCTTTTTGTAAGAGAATGAATATCCGCGCGATACACAGGAACAAACTCGCCTGTTGTTGCGTCTTTGTATTGAAGGTAAATTTCTTGGATTGGCTTAGCAAATACATACGATGCGTTCAGCACACCCTCAACAAGTATGCTGGTGTCATCAATGATTTGCACGCGCGGAACAATTCTTGCAAGTGTGCGCGCACCGCCGTCTTCGGAAGTTGCGATTGTTCCGTCGCTACCAACATGCAACTCGTTAACAAGCGTAGCAAGGTGTTCAACCAAGCGTCGTTTAACGGCATTTAACATTGGCATCAAATCTTCCTCCTTATTTTCTTACCCTTGACTGTTCTCATTTCATGTCCGCGAGGGCGGAGCATACGAATCTCCGCGATAGGTGAGGCTATGGCGGCTCCGCTTACTAAAATTACCCCTGTGAAGGTGGTCGCTGTCCTACCGCTATATAACACAAAAGACTTGTTATCAAGTATCAAAAAACCGCTATCAGCGAATCCGGCTGTGGTAGCAACCGTGATAGCCCCCAGCGCATGTGTTCCGTTTATGCGCGGTGTAATACCAAACCCAAGAGCAGACCGACCTGCACCGTATCCACTATTGCGATGTCCTAACAACATACCCGCGTGTATATCCGAACCTGCTCCATCGTCGCCTGTTCTTATTCTTGCTAACTTTGTAATAACTGGTCGGACTCTCAATACACCTCTTACTCTAATTTTTGCGCTACCGATACCGCTTTTATTTATGCTTGAAATTTGCTGACTATTATCAAAAACAAATTCTTCATCGTCTAAATCGGCACTATCACCAAATGAATTAACAACTGCTTCAAGACCTGCTTCATAAGAAATCATTTGAAAATCCGATGTCCCGTCGGACTTATGTGCTAACTCAATAATTGCTTGTTGAACATTACCTATTGCTGATTTGTAATTAACAATATCACCCGGTTCAAAATCCCAAGATTGAGCGTGTGCGTTTGATTGCAAAGCACCTTGAGCCTTTTTGTTTAATCTTAATAATTGACTTGCGCTTGTTCTTGCCTTTGATTCATTATTAACAGTCGGGTCTTTCATCTTCATTTCTTTGATTGACCCTCTTTTCTTTTGTTCTTCGGCATCATCAACCACCACACTAATGTTATCGTTAACAGCAATTCCATTTCCTTTGACAACCATACGATTTGCTACATCAACAATTGGGTCAATTTTTGTTTTAGCGACACCTCGTTGTGTTCCTAACTCACGGTCTTTATTGTTAAAAATTTTAGGCGCGTATAAAAAGTTTCCAAACCTGTCATAATACATAATAAAATGGTCGTGTCGTCCTACAAATCTAACTGCTGTTGGTATAACAGTTGAGTTAAAGTTTTGCGCTACAAACAATGTGCTAACACCTTGCGCGCTTACGCTATTCAAACCATGTAATGCTTTATCAAATAGTTTCTCAACTAAATCGGTTGACCTCATTCCAACGCTAATTGTTTGTCCAGCGCGAACATGTGAAACACTATCCATGCTGTAATCAGCAAGACTTTTACCTTTCATATTGTTCAAATTAACTCTAACACCTTTTTGTGTATTACTTAACGATTGAGTTCTTAATCGCAAAGATGTGTCATTATCAGCGATTAAAAGCATCGGTCTTGATGAAGATTCACTTAATTGCTCTCCGTTGAAAAAAGGAGCATCTTCGTGGTCTTTGTGTGCTAACCGAATTGAAGATTGCTCTTCACTTAATCTATATCTGCGCTGGTGTGTTGGTTGAAAATCTCCTTGGTTTGGTTTGCTTACTTGTGTTTTTTTGCTTAATGAAACTTGAAAATTATCACCTATGGTTTTTTCAGTGGTTTCGTAAATCGCGTGGTGAATAGTGTTGTCAACAAAAGTTGGTTTTTCAGCAATCGCGCCCACTTCAAGATACACTTCTTTTGAACGACCATACCTCTTTTTTACATAAGATGCATTCACTGGTGAAGGGACGCTGTATGTCATGCTCCCACCCCATTATCATTTCTATTGCCTTCGTTGTGGTGATATGTTGTGTTAAGTTTATCTCCCGCGTATAATGATTGTGTATATCTTGGTTGCACCGTGTAATCTTTGCGTATAAATGCATCTTTGTCTTCAACTACTGATTGAAGCCTTGATGCATCAGCGCGAAGATGTTGTAGTGTGTTGTTTGTCACAACCATTCTTGCTACTGGTTGTGTTGATGATGTGGTAAATGATGGAGATTCACTACCGGGTATTCTTGGTCCGGTGCTTGAAGGCGCACTTGTTGAAGACCCCGCTCCCGATATTTTAAATAAATAGACAGGTGCATAAGGAGGGTTGTTTGGTGCTGGGTTTGTATTACGCATATAATTAGAAGCAACTTGAGTAGCACGCGCGTTAGGAGCATCATAGACAAACACACCATAACGACCTGCGGCTGTTGCTGAAAGCACATGTGTTCTATCACTACGGAATAGTTCAATGTGTTTATTATCAAGCACACGGACAGGGCGAACAAGGAACTTGATTGTTTCATCATCAACATTAGTGCTATACGATTTTGAATCGTGGTTAGAAGTTTGATAAGGATTAGTTGTGACACCACTTGAAGCACCCCAACCAAAGTCGCTTATTGGCGCACCGTCCGATGAAAGTTCCATAATGTAAGTTCCACCAATCGGAGGAATACCATGTGTTGTTCCAAACTTCATAACTTGCTTACTTGAAGAAAAGTTTAGTGTATCTAATCTTAAATCGCTTAGTTCGCGATTTGCTGTTGATACTCCACCGGAGAATATGAAACGCTGACCTGCTTGCCTATCCGTGTGCAAACTGGTTGCTTCTGTGCTTGTAATAACATATCGTGGTGATATTTCACCATCGTTTTCAACAACGCTCATGCCGTCAATTCCAATACGAGGTTTTGATTTTGCAATTGGTTCTATCATAAAATCAAAATTCGCTTTCTCAATATTACTTCCAACATTTGCTTCACGCTTAAGCAATCCATCATCACCTGCAATTTCTAATCTTGCGCTTATACCTCTTGGAATTTCAAACGACTGTAATGAATTATTAGCGGGACGCATAAATCCTGTTGTAAATGGAGGTTCACTTGTATGATGAGATAAAACTAACCCAAATGGTCGCATATCTTCGGATACATTTTGAAGTATATCTTCGTTAAAATATGTTGGGTATCGCACACCGCGTCCGTCGCCTCGGTCGCCAACACGCTTTGCTGTTGCAGGGTCAAAGAAGTTGACTTGACTTTCAGCCAGTTGCATACCCGTCGTTGAAGAATACATGCTTTCAGCAATCTTGGTTCTATCTGTTGCGCGGTATGCATCTTCGGGGTCCCACGATGGTCGGATACCAAATCCGCGCACAGGAAATCGTCTTACCTCTTCGCCCGTCGTGTTGCCCCACCAATCAACCATGTAATGTGCTTGCGCAAGAGCAAGGTTAACACGCTGGTTAACAACATCTGTTCCGGCTTTATGTCCAGCAGGTATGTCTGCGTGGAACTTGCGTATTGCTGTTGTTGGGTTTCGTATGTTGCGGACAGCGCAACCAAACCCTTTGGTCATACGACGACCATCGCTATATCTTACTTGTTGACCTCTTAAATCATTATTGATAAGCGCGGAAGCATTAGTTTGTCTTTCTATAATACCTGTATAACTCGGCTGGGTAGTCTTTGTTGGTGTAGTATTACCACTTCCCGATTGTGTATTTGTGCGCGTAATAACTTCTTGATTACCAATAAATGGTCCTTCGGCGTGGAAGTGATAATACGCGTGAGGGTCGCGCAAACCTTGATTTGCTTTGATAGCCCACCTTGGTCGGTTGTAAGGTTGTCTTACTGATATACGGTATCCCCAACCTGCTTGTTTATTCATATTCTTGGTGAAGAAGTTATCGGTGATTGTTTCAACATTGCCGTTAGTCACAGTCAATCCTTTTGCGTCGGATACCTGCTTAATGTTGGGGTTATCCCATTTGTCGCGCCAACCCGGTGCGGCTGTTCCGTAAAGAGTAAGTGAACTCATTTGCGCACCAAAGCGATGACCACCCGGCCAAAACGCACCAAAATTATATTTGCGCGATTTACCATCTGTCCCTGCTTGGTGTGCTAAAGCACTAATAGGGTATGTATCAGTAAGACCGCCTGTGTAATTACCTGCGCTTTTTGCTCGGAATTTAAATGGACCATCGCTCATAGCGTATGTAAATTCATGATAGTGAACCATCTCAAAATGTTCCGGTGCGTGGTTGTAGGCTTTCTTATCAACAGCCGCGTCACCTTTGTTTGTTCGGCTGTCGGAGAACCAAGTCATCGGGCGACCGAGGTTGTAATGCCACATGCACAAGTATGCGTCGGGTAGGTGTAGGCTGTTTGTATCTCGCGTTCCCGATAACAACTGTGGTAAGTTGCGCGTAGCAATACTCGCTTTAGAATTGGTGTAAATTTCTTTTGAATCATCAAAACCGTATTTTCTTGTTAGTTTTACTTCCATACCCTGTGTTGCGTTTGTTGTAAAACTACCTCTATTGGTGTTTGCTATACCGTGAAATACAACAGCACCGTCTGTTGAACCAACTCCGCTAATATATCCTCTATTTGTAAAAAGCGCGTCATGTGGAAGACCGTCTGCGCCAGTAATAGTTAATACATGATTGAAATATCCAATACCCGCGATAGGGAATAAAGTGTTATTGCGAACATATAATTTATTTGCGGAAGTATCCATGTGTTCAATTATACCAACAGGGTTTGTTGATGTTAAATAATCTGTATAGACATCAAGATATACAGAAGGATAACCAAGCATAGTTGTTTGACAACCAATACCACCAAGCGTTGAACGGCAAAAATGATAATAGTCGTCGGGATTATAATGTTCTATGGCTTTCCATGGCGCAGTAGCGTTAAAGATTGTTGAAGAAGCAAATGCTACGCTCCACCATGGTATAGTAACAGGAATACCGGGTGTTGAGCGGTGGAACATATTAGGGTGATACGGCAAACTTCGGCGCGTAAATGCTCCCGATGATGTAGCGTTGACACCAAATGGGTTGCTCAAACCAAGAATAGGTATGTTAGTAAATTGTTCGCGCGTTGAAGGGTCAATGTCAAGCATTATCTCATTAAGGTATATTTCACAACCGCGCACATCAGCCATAGTTGCTTCGGATAATATTAAGTCGCGAGAGTTATCTGTTCCCTGTGTAGCAACAACCGTAGCAACAAGTTGGTCTGTTAGAACTGTGACAGTGGTATTTGTTCCACTTGGGTCTTCCGGTGCATCAGTTGAAGCAAATGTTGTATTTTCATTATTACCCATGAATTGCTTACTGAACAAGTTAGGTTGAATAACAATTTGATACGCGCCTACTTCTGCTGGGTCGGGGAAGTGAAACGATGTGTTGTAATTAGTTCCAACTTCAAGTCTTATTCTATGTCCACCAGCCGCGTTGCATGACGCGCTATCGTCAGCAATACCGTATCCATCAAATCGTATCTTAGTTTCAGTCAATAGAGTAAATCCATCACCGTGTATATCGCTCGGTGGATTTGATGCAGTTGGGCTTGAAAACCACAGAACATTGTTTTGAATATCTTTTGTTGTATCATAGTCAACCGTTCCAAAACAAGCGCGATTTGATTTGTATATTTGTTGATATTGTGGGTGAGCAAAATGTCCGGGCATTACAGCCATAGTCGGCATAACATAATGATGTCCCATACGAGGTATCGGCATCGGTGTTAGTTTGTTAGCCGCGCGCACAGCAGTTGCAGGGCTTGTTCCAGCAGACACCCCAACCCAATCAGTGTGTGGTTTATCGGGGCTATTACCGCTTACTTCTGCATGGTCGCGCAATCTGCGTGCCGCAAATTGTCTTGTTGAACCAGCGGGAATATAGAACGACGGTTTGATACTATTGCCAGCAGAAGCGGTAAAGTCGGGTGGGAAAACAACGCCTGTGAATCTATCATGAGTTCCTGTATTATCTATGTCAATATATGTAGCAACTGTGCCGTTGATTGAAAGGAAATAACGACCGTCGGGTGTAGCATCTTGCAACCAAATGTTTGTGTTAATTGTTTCATTAACCTCTATGTAATTATCAGCGGGGTTGCCGCCGACAACATCAACACCTCTATCTCTAAAGGTTAATCGGTTAAGTGTCATTGTGTTGTTAACAATACGCAACGGCTCGCGCTCGGTGTAAGTATATCCCATTTTAGTTACATGGAAATACAATGCGCGGTCGTGGGGTTCATACGCTGTTTGAAGAATGTTGTCCGATTGTAAATTATTGTTGCTATCGGGGAAGTTGTTTGGATTTTGATTGATGTGTTCGTATCCATCTTGTTCCCAAAACGGTTCTGTGCGCGGTCGTGAACCAAGCGATTCAAACGATTCCATAACTACATTTGATGGTTGTAATGGTGGTTGCAGACCACCACTACCAAGCGTTTCGTGTTGATATGCTTGTAATCTATCAAAACCTGCGCGAACAAGAATGTTGCCGGGTATTTCATCATGGTCGGGTAATTGTATTTTCATGTTAGGTGATACACCCGAACCAGCAAGCGCAGGTGCAAGACCTTCGTTTTCTCGGTCTTGTATCAATTCGTAATCGCGTATAACAACACCAAGCGGTGAACCGCCGGGCAACTTGTGTTCTTGTCCTGTGTCGTCAACAACTGCTATTTCCTCAAATTGCATTTCTTCATTGGGTATTGTTAATGCATTTCTTACTTCGTAAGGGAATTGTTCAGCCAATGCTGGGTGTGCTAACTCTTGGGCTTGTATAATTGGATACATAGCGGCGTTAGTTGTTTCAAACGAGAAGCGAACATTGCCGTATATTGTTTCTCCAAACTTAATGTATTCGTTACCAACTTTGTGAACCTGCCATGGTATAGAACCAAGTCCACGCGCGTTTTGAGCGGGTAGTGTGACATTACCACCACCCATACGCTTCCATACGGCATGTTCAGTAAAGAAATTGCGAGCCGCGTTTCTTCCTTTAAAATAATTATAAATTTGTGAGCGATGTGTTAGGTAAGAATCGTATCCTACATTTTCAGTATGTGTCGCTTCATTATCAAATATTTTATCGGCTGGATAATTTGTGTTTCTATTTTTATTTTCAGTTATGTTGTAAAACAAATCTCCCGTTGGATATAGACAAGTTTCTGCTTGCGCTAATGATGTCGCCGGGGCCGCTCTCCACAATGACGAGGCTTCAATTTCGGCTGGTTCTGCTCCTACATCAACAGTCGTAGGTGTTGTCATAGCAGGGTCAGTCATAGCCTCAACATGCGGTCCAGCATTTGATTCAGCACTATATCGGTCATTGTTGAATCGCTCATTATGATACGCAACAACTGTTCCACCTTGTGTGCTTGAAGACCATTTAAGTTGCAACATATCACCGCATGTTTGTTGACCGTTACGCGACGCTTTAGCAATAATAGGTAAATCTCCTTCGTATGATACAACAACAAAATGGCGTTGGTGAAGCCCAACTGCATCATGCGTATTTGTTTTAGGCTCCCAAACCCCTTCAATAGTTTCTTCAATTCCTTGTCCGGTAGCCTTTCTTAAAACCCATTCTATTGAATTTGATTGATGGCAAGAAGTAGCGGCACCGTATGGTGTAAAACCTAATGCTGGAAGCCACGGACCAAGACCAGCGGCTACCTTTGGTTGTCCATCTGTGATGGTAAGACTGTTAAAATATGAATAACGCTCTCCATGCCAACCAACAGCACCAACCGCGCGAGTTCTATCTATTGCATCAACAACTCCGCTGAAATGAACTTGAGTTGTCGCATAATGGTCAAACGGGCTGTTAGATGCTTCACCCGCGCTTGTAGCACTTGTTGAGCGTGTTCCGTCTGTTGCGTTTTGAAATCCATTATCCCATCTCAAATTACCAGCCTTTGACCAAACAAACACTTTCAATGCACCAGCAGAAACATCAACCGTGTTAACACCAGCACCCGTATTACCTGCAACAGTCGGGTCTTCTAATCTTCCAAAACCCCCTCTTTCGTTATTATGAAGTATGAATGTTCCATTTGTTCTATCGTAATGTGAATAATAACCGTAGTAAGTTTTAGTTCCATTAGATAAGCGAATCCAACCAAACTCCGGCAAATTCATTGGTAAAGCACCACCAGCAACACTTACAAGTGCGTGCGGAATTGTTGTGTAAGTATTCATATTTCCAACATCAACCCAACTATATCTGTCTTGTCTTTGAGCATCTTGAAATGATGGTAAGAAAGTTCCACCAAGAGCCTTAAGATTAGCGCGCCCCGGCCATGTGTTGATTGCTGATGCAATCACCGCACCTAACTCTTCGCTGTTTTGACAACGCGTTGCATCAATTAAAAACACATCATCGGGAACAGCCGCGTCTATGTTATGGTCATAATCTGTTAGAACTTGTGAACCAACGCGAAACATTGTAGCATTCAAACCAATTCTCTCAATGTATTGAACAGCCGCGTTTGCTGAATTAACCAATGTTGCTGTCACAGGGTGTGGTGGATTTTTCCGCACGCTGTTATCAAACCATGACCCACCAGCAGTATAACCTCCATCAAGATGATATATTACACCACTAAGATGCCATGAACTATTTGTGAATCTTGTTGATGCTGTATAATGAGCAAAGGGGTGGCCGTATCCCGATGTAGCGGTAGTTGCTCCACCGCTTGCTCCTGTTGATGCAAAATAATGAGAATTTGAATATCTTGATTCTGTGGCTACTGTGTCATTCCAATTAGTGTTTGGTGAACCATAGGAAGGCTCCCAATGCCGACATGCCCTATATGGTAGTATATTTTTCGCGCCATAAGCGTCTGTCATTGGTAAGAATTGATTTGCTCCCCCATCTAATGTTGTATTACTCAACTCGTTTGGTAAAAAATACCCCGACTCAACACCAGCATTGAATGTTGTTCCAACCGCACCGTCAAGCGCGGTATATATTTTGTTAGCCACAGTCCACTTAGCCGAAGGTTCAACTGATGTTGTTAAAGTAGCACCTTCACCGCTCCAATGTTTAGGGACTGCTTGACCCGGACCAAATATCATGTAAGCCACACTGTTGTTGCTGTCTGTATATCGCGCGTATGGGTGAGCAAAACGGAGAACAATAGGTATCGGCTTTGCTATTTTTACATTAGTGTAAGTTGTATTAGGTATAGTGTGAGTATTTGTATTTCCATCAATATCGGGACTAAGAAGAGCGTCTTGATTAGCAAATGGTGGGGTTGGTTCACCGCGATGTTGGTCGGATAAAACGGAAGCAGGGAACATACCAAACAATGCTGTGGTGTCAAGTAGCGCGTATGCACCCATTTTTTCGCCAATATCTTGTAATCCAGCACTACCCGTTGGCCCTTTTGCGTATGGGTGTTTGTTGTGAGTTGAGTAATCAACGCGAGAGCCGTCGTTGATGTCCATAACAACGCCACTAAAACCTCCACCGAAGTAAAGCGGAACATGATTATCAATACTGTCTTGCGCACCGCGGAAATAAACTGTTGGCGTGCCGTGAATATTACCACTTAATCTTAATCCTTGAATATCATTATCAAATTTGAAAGGTTGCAAAATTTCATCAGCAACTAAACTGTCTTTGAAATCACCTTTTGAATCAACATGCTTCCAACCAATAAGATGTCGCGCTACATCTGTTGGAGCATCAATACAACTGAATGCCGCGCAATGTAAATAAGTATCTTTGGTTAAATCCATCTGTCTAAACGGCGACCAAGACCCATCTATTTTACCACCGAATTCAGTTGACGCATCTTGATTGAGATTTGTTCCACCGCTGATGTGTTGTAGTTGCCATGCGTATTGACGACCAAGAACAGCAAAATGAGCAGGGTTGCGTAATTGAATTTGATAAGTAGTGTATTCAGTTCCGGCTGGTAAAGCCAAACCATTTGTTTGTGCAAGAAGTGTATATGTTGAAGATTCAAGCGATGGCGTAATATGGTCGCCTTTATATCTTGTAAATTTTTCACCGCGTAAGTTTTTTTGCCATTCATCTGTTGAAATTGCATTATTTGTTTGGTCAATGAATATCGGTGTAGCGGTGTTAGCATTACTACCTTTAAAACGCGTTTTGATTTGCATTAATGTATAAGGTAAATAACCTTGGTCAAACATTGTTATACTTTTATTTTGTGTAGTCGTTGCACCGCCAAATTGACCTCCTGTTCCAAGAGATGGTGCAATAATAGCCGAAGATGTTGAACTTGCTTGAAGTCCTATATCGCGTGCTAAGGTTGTTGTGAACATATCTCTTAACGGTATAATTTGTTTGTTTTGATTAAACTTAGTAATTTTTACAGCGGTTTGTGCATTATTTCCAAGTATTTCACCGTATGTGCGACCGTCCGGTGCGCGCAAATCACTACAATCAAAGAATTGATTATCTTCGTTAGGGTCAACATTAAACGCATAGTTAGTTGCCGCGGCAATTAATTCATCTGTAATAATAGTTGTTTGGTTAAGATGAGGACTTAGAATAACAGGAATGCGCGAATCGGATACACTTGTTGGTCCACATCTGTTTTGGTCGGGGAACCAAGATGCCGCTATGGTATTCGCGTTGACCCCTTGTAATCCAAAAAATGAATGTGGACCAGCGCGACCGTTATGTGTTCTGTGAGTATAAGAGAAAACAACTCCTGTGTGTTCATAAGCGTTGGGAGTTGAGTTTGGTATTGCTAACCATATCAAACCGCTATCGGGAAACCCTAAATGACCAAGCATATCTCTAACATTTACAGTTGGGTCGTCTTCGGGTAAATCATGCCATATACCGTTGTTGTGATACCCACTACCTGTCCCTGCTTTCAAAGTCAAAGTGTTAGCCGCTGTTGCAGGGTCAATTGACACAGCGTATCCAGCGTTAGGTGTGTGGACACCGCGCCATACATTTCCTCGCCATGTGTGTTCTGTTGATGGTGTATAGAAGAAAGGTGTCCCTGTATCACCTACGCCCCACATATTAACTCCTATCGTGAATCCACCTTGTGCAATGTCGCGGTCGTCAAAATAAATTAGTGTTTCTTCATCAATAGTTGTAGGCATAACTGCATTTTTGTGTGAAAAAGATTCACCAGCGCGTCTGTAAATATATCTAAGTATGTGAGATTTACCACGATGGTCCACTAACTTCATACCGTAAAGACGGGAAGAAGTGCCGATAGCATCACTAACTGTTTCTGTTGAAGGTGCATACGCTGAATAATTGAGATAAAAACCACTATCGTTGGGGACATGATTACCATATATAGATGATACAAAACGAGAATTACCTTTACCGCCCTCTCCAAAACCCCATTTTCCAGCGTCGGGAGCAAAGCCGGGGATACCAGCCGCTACCATACCACCAAAATTAATTCTTCCATAAGCGCGAGTTCCGGTTTGTAACCCTTCGCGAATAGTAAATTTTTGACCGGAGTTTTCAAATGATTCCATTGCACCAGTATTTGATGAACGCCCACTTGTTGTTCCTGTGTTGGGTGTATCACCAGTGAAAGCGGAATTAAAGTTATCATCAAAACCAAGATGTGAGTTGGTAAAAAATTCATCACTTGCTTCATCTAACGCTACATATTCTCTTAGTGTAGTGATAGGTGCAAACGGTTTGCCGTTTTTATCAATAGGCATAGGAGCAGGGTGCATATTTTCACCAGCCATTTCGGGCGGTCGGCAGTAAAAATTACGGAAGCGACCACCATGACCAATAAGGAATTGTGGTTTATACTCCGCTTGAGATTTACTATTGTCTAACCAAACGCAAAAGTTTCTTGATGTAGCACCCGGAACTGTGCTGTGGATTACAATACTATATCCTTCATTACCATTAGCGTCTTCAACAACGCGACCTATGTGTGCGCGAAGGTATCCCATGTGAGAACCTCTATCAAAAGATGTAAATGCAGTATCTAACCAAAATGGCGCGGGGTCGTATGTTGAACCTGTGACAGCAAAATCAGCATGTTGATGCGCGGCTGTCGCATCTGTTGGCTCTTCTGTATCTGTTCCACCAACTGAAATAGAGCGACGGTTTATGTCAAATCTTTCTCCTTCACCCGGATATTGGTCGGAGGGTCGTCTTTGACTACTACGACCGTTTTCAGCACCGCCTTGATTAATCATACGGACAACTTCTCGCGCCGCGGCTTCTATATCTGTCACACCTTCTTTTAGACCAATTTCGCCCATATCAATTGTAAGACGGCGAACAAAATCCATATTGACCCAATGCTCAAGATGTTTCAACCTGTCTTCGTAATGTTCTCTTGTATCGTTTTTTACAGCGCGCTTTCCTTTCAAACAAAGGAATGCTGATATAACACGCGTTCCTTCGGGTGTGTCAAAGAAAGTAGCATTAAACTGCGGTGCCGAGGTTGAACCTATTTGTATATCTTCGGATTCATCGTGAGGTATAGTTTCAGCATGTCTTAGTTTTGCTTTGTAAATATCAACTGTTGACTGTGATACCCTACCATGTCCATATTTTGCTGTTTCTTCTCCAAATTCAATGTAATGGGGAGTATTTCTTTCGCTACGATTAAACTTAGTGGTAGCGGAACCGCTTGTTATCATCATGCTATTATCCATCAAATAATAACTACGGTGAGCGTATGCACCTTCAATAAAGTGAGATTTACCATCACCGTCTTCATAAGTGTAAGAGGTGGAATTGATTGTTTGTGTATGTGTTGTTGTTTTTAATCTTTTATCTTTTCTTTGCGTTCTAAACCCTGCCGCTACATCAAGTTGTCTTACAGTTGGTGTTGTTGCATTTGTTTGAACTTGCATGTGTAAATCATGGAACGCGATAAATTCACGGTCATGTGCTACATCGTAAAGTAAAACACGCGCATGTGTTTCAGTGCTTAAATACGGGTCAAGATATGCAACAATTGGTGGTTTATATGTGGAAACATCATGACCTAATTCAGTCCAATTAAGTTCAATGGTTTTGTTCACATGTTGAACATAATTGCGAGCAGTTTCAAGACAAGTATCGCCAATAAGGAAATTTTCAAGCGGAAGAGTATCGCGCGCTTCAACCCCCAATTCACCTTTACCGCCATTAAAACCACGCCATACTTCATACTCGTTATAGACACCGCGAGATTTAGCAAACAATCCCTCTATCGCATGAGGGTTAGTGTAATGCATATTCGCCCAAACAGTATCACCATAGCGAAGACCGCCGGGACAATAAGGGTTATTCCAAGTTTGATTTGCTATACCATCTTCAATTTTTAACGGTAGTGTTGTAACAGAAGTTGAATATATACCGAGTAATGTCAACACGGTGTCCGATGTGGTTGACAACGCGCCTATCGCTGGTGCTGTTGAATCTAAAATGGGGTGAGGGTCTATTATTATTAGATTAGGACCCGTTGTTGAATTATATGTTATTGCATATTTACGACCCGTTGATTCATTTATTGCCGCGAATTTATAATTTGTCGGCAATTTACCTTTTGGTAAATTACCAACAAAAGCATATTTGTTGCTTGTTATATTATTAGTTAATGTTAATCTTGCATTTTTAGATTGTATTCTTGCCGCGTGTGGGTTTGCTGTTGGTCCAGCCTTGAACTCAACCGCGCTAACATATTGTCGCAATCCATAGTCAAGATTACCACCTTGTGTCATTACACTTCCGCGGTCATAATAAAATGGACGACGATATTCTTGAGCAGAAGAAGGGTATGATTCATTACCTTCAAGTGGATAAAATAGTTCATCGGGTAATTCACCAACTATAACTTGTGAACCAACACGAACAGTTGAAAAGAAATTTTCGCTTGAATAAGATGGTTTGTCGCTTAGAGTTATTGGAGTTGCAGAAGACACACCTCCACCATCGTAATAAGCCCATTCACCATTACCTAATACAATTCTTCTTGTTCTCCGCGCACTAATACCTTTAACAACCCCCGCGTCGGTAAAACTTGACTTTGGTATTCTTGATGAGCCTTCAATATGCACAGTATTGGTTGATGCTGTTCTTGTCATTCGCACAATTGTTCCTCTTATGGGTAAATTGTTTGATGATGCGTATTGATAATGTCCAAATGCTTCATAATCTATGGCTGGGAAATTTGGTGCGCGGCGACCAACTGGTGAAGGATTCCATGCTTGAGCAGTCATAGTTGCATCAAGATGTAATTTCATGCTATTATCCGGTCCGGGGAATACTCCGGCATCACGGTCTTCAAAAAATTGATTAGGGAATAAAGGTATTTCAACAAGCGCGCGTGTGCTTGCGTATTGAGTTCCTAATTGATAATCGTGATTAACTGAACCTATTGATTGAAACAATCTATCATTGATGGTAGTCCCATCACTACAAATTGATGATGAATCAAACAACGGGTCAAGAATTATTATTGAGTTAAAATCAATTTGAGTTTTAGTAACCCAATCAGCAAAATTAAGTGCATCTCTTCCATCTTGGAGAATGAATTTATTAGCCCCTGCTGTGAATTGAAATGCCGCACCTGTTTTACTTGCGTATTCAGCGTAAGCACCATTTTCTAAATAAATACGACCTGTTGTTGGGAAACAATATGTCCCCCAAGATGAAGGAGCCATGAAGCCAATATTTCGCGCTTTGTTATTTAATGTAAAAACACTTATTGTTTTAGCCGTAGTGTCAATGTTAGTGACCCTAACCGCGCAAGCATGTCGTGTATTCCAACCTACTCGCGATAATGTCGCAGGGTCCCAACTTGGTTTAGTGTTGATTGCGCCTTGACCTGCACCACCAAGCGTAACTGCTACAACAGGCGCACCCGGTTGTATTTCTTTAACAATATGTGAATCACGACTACCATCACCAGCATAAGATACTGTTTGGTCGGACACATCGCTCATGATACCTTGTCCTTCCATAATCAAATAACGACCCGCGCCTGTGTCATTTACTTGCATTGAAACTACTCTTATTGTTGATTGGATATACTCAACTGTAAAGAAAGTGCAATCGTTAGCATCAATAGTAGCAGGTGTTGTTCGCGACAATTGCATTGTTCTTTCGCGCTTGCTGGGCTGAACAATAAAGATGTATGAATCACCATCTTTTTCATTATCAATTACATCAAACATCTCAAACGCTCCACCCTTTTGTGATGCAAACTGCACGCTTTCTTGGTAGTGTGTTGGTGCTTCATTTACTGGTGGGTCGCTTGCACTTCTTTGCATTGGTTGAATATGTATCTTATGATATACCGAAGGGTGAGTTGTTGTTGCTACTCCTTGCGGTGGTTTATTAGGTTCATCACCTGTGCTACGAGGCGTGTATGCAGATGGTAAAGATGATTCATTCAGTTCATTTTCATAATCAAACCCACCTGCGTTATCTCCTACGAGATGATGAGGTTTCATAGCAACTTGAGCATCACCGACATCTTTTGATGATGCAGTAATGATACCACCCGGAGAATGTATTGTCGCGCCAGCACCAACAGCATCAGCGATATGCGCGGCAACTCTTTTACCATTTAATAAACAACCACCGTCGGGAACTGTTTTCTCAATGAGAAGTGCTGGGTTTGCTAATCCCATTTTACCTCCTGTAAGGTCAATAGCGTTGTAATGAATCTCAACATATTTAGCGGTTAAACCCGGCACTTCAAGGATAGCAACTCGCGAATCTTTTTCCGGTGTAAGATGTTTTTTGTATTGAGTATCAAATTCCGAATCAACACCTATACCACCACCCTTTAACAAAAATGGCTCAATATCATCAACTGATATTGCAATTACTCCGTCGCGATGAGCGTCAATAGATGCAAGACCATTACGAACAACACCATTAGTTGTAGCAGATGTTCTAACTTCCATTATCTTTCCATTAAATGCTGTATGTGAAACAAAGGCTTTGCTGTTGATTGGTATTGCTGATTTTAAACCAATATAACTACCAGCAAATGTAATTAGCGCGTCGTCGGATATACCATCAATGGTTCTTGTTATTTCTTGTTCATGTATTGGCGGTAGCAAATGAAGGAAAGGGTGTCCGTCTTGATGTGTATATTTATGACGACCACTATGACCGGATTTAAAACGCTCCGCGATAGTCCAAGACGCAGGTGAAAAATTATTACCAACAGCAAGATTTCTTGAATATAAAAAACCATGAAATTCATTCGGGCTTTCATCAATAACCATAGCACCTGTTCTATCAATAACTTGGCTCGCTGTTCCAACTCTTTGATACGGCTTACCAGTTTCACTATCAATTAATAAATCCGAACGCACCAAAACCATCGCGGAATCGTTAGCGAAGTTATTACCGCTATTGAATGCTGTTCGTGAATGTAAAACACCGCGCGCTCCTGTGTCCGTTGACACACCAAAATCAAGATGTATGCTTTCAACGGTGATTGTTCCAAGAGGATTAATTGATTTAAGACGCACACGCTCCGGTGGTGAATTGTTAGGTAGTTGAGTTAATACATCGGTTCCTGTGGGATTGATAATTAAATTAAACATCGTGTGTGGAACTTCAATAACTTGCGCACCACCGCTATGAGCGGCGTTAGCAACTTGATAATTACCAAGACTGTCAAGGGAATAAGGATTGAATAATGTATCGGATTTACCACTTACTGTTTCGTATAATGATTGACACGCGGCGGCTCCTATCGTAATTGTAGTATCACCAGCGTTAACATTTGATGTGATGTAAAAGACATCTTCATCAACTTCAACTGGTTCTTCAAATCGCCAAAGACCAATAGTGCTGTTTGACAACATCAAAGGCTTAGTGCGACTTTCCATTGTTGATACATCATTTTTCCATTGAACAGACTCTATGTATCCGCGATACTCTCCACCTTTACCACCAATGTAAAAATCTTGGTCATTAAGATTACATGTGTATTTTTTGTTCATTTTATGTGAAGCCATCAATTCTCCATTGACATATAGTTTAACCTGTTCACCATTGAACTCTCCCGATATATGATACAATTCACGCTGTCCTTTATTGTATCCAACATTATTACTAACAAAACTTGCCGCCGCTGTCGGATAATTATTCGCGCTTGAAGCAATTGCTGTGACACCGTTGCTGAATTGAACTTTGAAAGACGCGACACCCGGAGCATCAATTGTCCCCATGCGCAATTCAAACAAGTCGTCTTTACTTGCTATTATACCGCCGCAATCGGGAGATACCCAAGCCTCAATTGTAAATTTATTCAGCGTTTGGTTATTCGCGTTAGCAAAACGGTGTCCGTCGTCGTCTTGTAATATAGGCGCGGAAGAGCGAGCAACCCCACCATATATCTCGCGCTTATGACCAGTTTTAGTAAAATCTCCTTGAGGACAAACTATGCTGTCGCTAACACCATTGAAAAACATAGCATGAGTTGAATGAGTAATAACTGCCATCTCAACTCCCCACTATGAAATCTGCTGGCATGAAAGTCAAAGAACCTTCATACACATTTTCTCCGGCAATATAACTCATAGACATTGCGACTACTGTTCCGGCAATACCTGTGTATTTGTTAGTTGGGTCAAATACAACTCCAACATCAAGATTATTGGCTAACGCGTCTTGTTGATTCGCGTCGCTTCTTCCTGTAATCATGATAAGGTTGCGCTCTATGTAATCGTCATTAGCCGATGTGCTGGTAATCATAGAGTTGTAAGGCACTTGAATACCAACTATGTAATCCGCTGTTTGTTTATCCGACAAACTTACATCAGCCTCAATCAAAGAATTAGAATCATCGGGGTCAGCACGACCACCAAGAGCAGAACCGGAGGCACCAAGAAGACTCGCGTTTCCTACATACGCGATAAGGTCTTGCAACTTATCACCCGCGCTACGACAAGATTTGTTAGAACCACCAGCAAATTCATCAAACAAAGGTTTGACAGAAGTAAATCCTTTGTTGAAAACTGGTGTTGCGTTGTTGCCAGCGAACCCTGCTTCTGTTTGTGTAAATGTTAATCGCGCGTTGTTAGTTAAAACGCCGTTGCTTACGGTGATAGTAAATGCACTACTGAATGATGTTCCACCAGCGGTGGTAAGTTGTTGTGTAAAATTAGCCGCTTCACACGCTGTCTTTACAGCCGCCGCTAAAGCGTTGTCTGTTGTAATTCCTTGAATACCAACGAGAACAGTTGATGGTGTGTTTGATGCGCTGTGTCCGGCAGAACTCTTGTTAAACTTGATACGGACAGGAGGGCGAACGGTGCTTTCTCCTGTATAACTTGAATGAATCTCAAAATAGTTGTCGTGTAAATCATCAACTGATACAGTTCCGCTTGACATATACGCTTGCTGAACTCCACCATCACTATTGGCTAACGCGCTAAAATCTATATTTGCTGATGCCGCGGTTGGTAAGTTCGCGACAGCCGCGCAATCATCATCAGCGAGTATTACATTGAGTTTGAAATCTGCTGTGACCATGTTCAAGTCAATCGCATATCTTTCACCAAGAACAGGAACAGGCATGACAGGAACGGCTCTTGTTATGTTTAGAGAATAGTCCGTAGCATCAACTACCAGCACCGCACCATCATTACGAATCAATCGGATTTTGGTCATACACTTGACCTCCTATTACCATGCGACCGACCACCGCGAGTCATTTCAGCGCGTATCAAGTCGCCTATTTCTTTTGCTAATGCGCGCTTATCGGTTCTGTCTGTCACACCCCCAACATTGATGTTGACGGTCATACCACCACCACCACCTAAACCTATACCTCTTGGGTTGTTTTTACGGTTAAGAGGAACAACAGCCTCCGGTCCATCTTCACCAATCATCGCGAGAGTTGGTGAATCAACCACACCACCTTTCGCGAGTTTTGGGATAGTGGGAAGTTTGAATGTTTTACCTCCAACAACAGGAACCCACTTAGGTATGTCAAACTTCATTTTCTTTGCAAAACCGTTGTAAATGCCTGTGACACCGTTAAAGATGGCTTTGAAGCCGTTGATGAATCCTTTTTTAATTGTGTTGGGTATGCTGATGAACCATTTGATGAGCGAGCCTCCACCTTTGATAACATCAGTATAGAATGATTTACCAACTTGGAATATAGCATTTATTATACCAGCGATAAGCCCAAGCACTAATCCTATTGCACCTGTGATAAGACCAACTAAACCACCAATCAACGCACCAAGACCGGAAATTAAACCATAGAAAATAAACCCACCAAGTTTAAGCAAAAATTTCAAAGCCTTACCCAAGAATGCTTTTATCTCGTCCCAATAGCGAATAATAATCGCGATAAGTAATAAACCAAGCGCGATAGGAGCGGCAATAGCGGCAGTTACACCCGCAATCCAAAGACCAACAAATATAGCCAGCGCGCTAATAATACCAAGAAGAACACCTTTGATACCTTTACCAGCACCCATCGCAAACGCAACAAGTCCAGCAACACCACCAATAACAAAACCAATACCTGCTACTACTGCTCCCGCTGTGCCTTTAATGGCGATTAGGCTACCTGCTTTCATCAACGCAAATACTTTTTTGACCATCATTATTGAACCAATCAAAGTCAAAAGGACACCGATACCAACACCGATAGTAAGATAGATATTATCAAATTCATTTTGAATAATTCTCATGGTTCCGACCGTAAGCATAATTGCACCAGCCACTAAACCAATTGGACCACTAAAGAAAAGTGCCGCGCCACCAGCAACAAATAAAGATGCGGCAAGAACATCAAGCGCGGAAGATAAACCGCCTTCATCTCCTTCGCCCGATATGACAAGAACTAACCCTTGCATCGCGTCATGAAGTGGCCCTAAGTCTTCGGTCATTTTGAGAACAGGACTATTAGCACCATCAAACGCTATTGACAAAGCGGCTAAAGCAAAGCCGACTATCATGAAAATACTAACTAAAGAGAATGCTGATACTATTAAACGCGTAAATCCATTGTTAGAAATTGCTAACAACTTGTTGCTCATTTTTTGAGCCACACCGTGTGCGATAGTCGCGGCAGTAAGTTTTTCTAACATAGTCATATTTCCGCGCAAACTTTCTTTTTGTTCTGCTGTCATGGTGCTATTCTTTCCTGTTATCGCTGTGACTTTTGATATAGACTGCGCGTATCCTTGAAGTGTTTTAGCCATTCCATAGATAGGACTTTTCTTCAACGCTGTGGTAATTTTAAGTTGTTGTCTTTCAAACAACCCCATGGTCTTCGTAGTGTTTTGGCTAAAGACTCCAACCTGCTCAAGTTGCTTTTGCAACTGGTCTAATTGGTCGGATACTTCTTTAACACTTTCAGCCATCTTCACCACCCTTCGCTAAACGGCATTGGTCCGTGTGTTGAGCCTACGCGACTCTTACTCTTTGTTCCTTTCGTCGCATCTTCTATTTGTTCTGCCTTCATTCTTTCAGCGGCATTAGCCCAAATGAAAGACTGCTCAAATGCTTCCATGCTCATATCCCATACCTCTTGAATACTGATTCCATAATGTTTAGCGACAAAATAAGCCGCCGCGCTAAAACCGTGTTCAAGGTCGGGCGACGGTTTTTTGAGAAAACTGTATGCTTCCTCTATTCTGTCGCCCCACCCGCTAAAGGGCCGCTCATCAAGTCCTGTGGTTGCGGTAGCAACGCAGTTATTTGATTAGCGATGTAAGGTCTTAGCGACAACATCTGCGGGATAGATAGCCGAGGTTCGGTTTTTTCAATTGCTTCGGCAAACATGTATTTCCAATACTGCGCGAGGTCAATATCAACTGAACCTGCCGCATTAATAGCCACAAAAGTTTTGATTGCATCTTGCAACTGCATGAAGGAGAGTTCCTTCACCCATACTTTTACGACCACATCGGGGTCTTCTTCATCTGCTCTTACTTCATGCTCAACCGCTTGGCTGTTCACCAAGAGGCTCATTGGGTCTGCTATCTTCGGCATTGTTATCACTTACTCCCTCACTACTGGTCGCGGCCTCTTCATCGGAGGGAGCGACAGCCTCCACTTCAACTGCCTCATTGGAGGGGGTATCGGCTTCGGTAAGGCGGGCAATGAGTTCCGCCTTTTTACCCTTGACATCAAGATTGCGCGCTCGTAAAAGTGCTTTCAATTCTTCAACTGTCATGGACTCGTAATCAGTAGGACCCTCTTCTTCAAGCGGGGTCGTTTCAACTGCTTCTTCTTGCAGTTCTTCGGGGAATGGGTTGCCGTCAGTCTTTGCGGCTTCGGGATTAAATACATCTTCAACAAGGAAAGTGTCTTTCTCAACAGCGCGAATGTGAAGTGGCCTGTTGCCTCCAATGTGCATATCACGCTTCATGAAGGACACCCCGCTTTCTCACAAGTTGAGCCTTTGCAGTTATCACAGGATTTACAACCCCTGCAACCCTTACAGTCTTTACCCTTACACATACTTTCTTTTAATAGCGTTCCCCAACTTTCTCTAAATGGATTCATTTATTTCACCTCACATGTGTAAGAAAGCATCATGAGATATTACCCTCACATGCTTCGGTTTTATAGTCAACTCGGACTTAATAACACCCTTGTCTTCCGGTATCGGTAGTGGTGCTGAATCAATGATGTAATCATCAATGACTATGATAACTTCTTCACGGTTAGCCCCTGCACCAGCCTTTGTCAAAGTTAGTGTAATAGGTTCAGTAAAATTATGAGTTCTGTTAGTTCTAAATTCATGCCAAATGAGAGGGTCGGAAGCAATGACGGTCATGGATAATTCATACTCCATTGCTTTTTCAATCATAATGTTAGCATTCCTTGACCCACCGAATGGTATTTGCTCAAGAGAACTACCAGCGGTATTGCGTGATTCTGCTTGACTGTTGCCGCGAATAGTATAAATTGCTTCGGCATTGTTGTTGCCGCTTAGAGCAAAGTTTGTCACTTGCGCGATATTAATTCCAAATGAACTAATTTGTCCATTGTAAAAGAAAAATGGTTTTTCTGTATTAGGTGCGATACCTGCTTTCTTTCTATTTACTGTGCTATTACCAACATTCTCAAACATTCGGTGTGCTGTGAATCGGTCGCCTTTGTTGCTGTCTTCAAGACGGCCTGTGTCGGTGTAGCAGTAAAGCGCATCAAAGTTGACAGTTAACTTAACTTCTGCATCTGCGTCTGCCGCGAGAGAGAAGTCTTTAACCTTACAACCTTTCCAAACGCGCGTAAGTTGCTTGCTATCATTCACCGAACCCGGTGCCGCAAGACCTTCGCCACTTGCATTAAATGAACCAGTATTGTGTGTGCGAATACTGGATTCTATTGCGAAAGATGGGAGAGTAGCACCGGAGAATAGAAGTCGTGATTGGCGGTTAGTGATTTTTCCATAGTTAGCGGCAGTTGTGTCAAAATTTGGTGAACCGTCGGCAGAACCGGGCATGTATTTGACCCTCTTGAAACTATAAGTGCCGCTATCATGATTGAAATAAAATGGCTCATCAACATGTATTCTTCTTAAATTAGGGTCTATGTATAACACTTGGCGAATTTCGTTTCGCTCGGTGTTCTCCATATCTATACCAAGACCATCAGCACCCCATTCTTTTGATGCGGCGGCAGGTGTGTCCTTCGGGAAATCTGTTGCTGTGCTATCAACAACGATGATATACTCACCAGCAGTAATATTAGAAATTGCACCTGTGTAAGCAATAAAAGTATCACCAGCCGCGATGTCCACCTTGCCGCCTACTGATGGGTCGCCGCTCATTGTAGTGGAAGGCACATCAATTACTTCGCGCCCAAGTGAATAATACAACCAACGCGCGCTGTTCATCATTGTTTCAATAGAGCCACCTTCGTTAGAAAATCGCTGTGGTTCTTGAATAACAACATCACGACCAACACCGACAATGTGGGAGCGTCTAATTTCCACTTTCGTTTCCGGTAGCGCGACGGTTGCCGCAAGACCGATAAACTGGTCAGTAAGAACCGACTCATCGGAAGAAGCGGCTTGAGCATGGTAAGTCATACCTGTGTCAATTGTTGGTGTTCCTATGGTATCAATAAGTAATTCATCATGAGTAGTTGAAGTGGTGCTTACTTCTTTCATAGCAGGTGATACGGTAAGTGTTTTGCCGCTGTTTGCAACAATAGTATAGACATGACCGTTTGTTGCGTTATCATCGTCGGTAAAATTACCAGCACCGACAACGCGAAGTTGTGAACCAACAAGCATACCAACAGGGTATTTCAAATTAGATGAGCCGTCAAAGAAACCTTGATTCGCGCCGCTGAATGTAATAGTCGTCCCTGTTGCATCAGTCTGCCATTGAAGTGCGCCGAAGCCACCATGCTTTAATGCTAATCCACATTCTTTACCGAATGTCACTTCGGATATGTCCCCTTTATACACCGTTGATGCCATATTATCAGTCCGCCTTACTTCACGCGATGAGTTCACTAAAGATAACTATTTCCACTTGGAAGGTCATTCTATGCAACCTCTTTGTCCGGTCGGAGAGGTCAGTCCGCATCTTATAGAGTAATCGGTCAAAATTCGCGCCATCACCCTTTCTTTGGCTATGCACGATGCGCCGAATCTCATCTTCCATCTTCATGAGATGCTTTCTCCCGCTCATTGTTCGCGCATCAACCGTGATATTGATTCGCGTGTGGACAAAATCATAGAACACTTCCGGCTGTTCTTCATTGTGGACAGTTTCATACAGCAGTATAGCGTCTTTATGGGTAAGGTCAAGACGCTTACCACGCCCAGCCTCAACAGTTGTAATATCATCAATGATAGGAGTTCGCTGGTCTGTGTTGCCGCGATTCCACCCATCGCTAAGAATTTTTTTAATTAGTTCAACAGATTCAAGAGCCAATCAAATCACTTCCTATGCTTGATTGTGCGCGTGCTTGTTTTTTCGCCGCGTTGATAATATTTTGATAGTCGGGGTGTTTTTCGTCCATGACTTTACCATTCGCGTCAATCAACTCTCCTTCCCCATTGACCGCCGCTCCGTAAAGACTGGCTGTTGCATCAAGAAAGATTCGCCCACTATCATTGAAGATAGACATTTCACGCGCTTGTTTAATAGGTTCTGTGAGAGCCTGTGCGATAGCCTTCTTGATTATTTCTTCCATACTATCACAACACCGTCATTACTTCTGTATAGCGTGGTAGTGTTTCAGCCACCTGCGCCTTGAATAGTTGATACTTGCTACCCAAGTCAACATTCTGTGTTCCTTCGGGTAGTAGCACGCTTCGGTCGTCGGACAGTATCAAGTCCATCGCGACCAACTTGGTGCATATATCTTCAATCGCTTTCTCAACATATCGCTCACCATAGACATACGATACCTTGACTGCGTTCCATGAGAAATAAGGGTATGAGTTGTTGAAGTAAATAACACCCATATCGTAGTCAGCCCACCAATCGCGAAGTCTTGCTTCATCACCTGTGGTTGTGCCGACATAATCAATCTTGAACTTCTTTTGTAAAAGTGTAGCACCATTGGTTGCCGCCGCGCTAATATCACCTACGAGGTCAATAACGCCGTTAAGTGTAGTTCCTGTAATACTTGTGTAGTATCCGTATGTCGCGCCAATGTTAATGATGCCGTATGGTGCAAGCCCTGTGACATCATTAAGAACAATAGTAGTGGCTGTTGATGAAGACACAGTTTTACTTGTTTCGGTTGCCCCTGTAAATGTAATACCGGAAGATGTGCAAGCATAGGTGGCGTTTTCACCTGCTTCACCACGACGCATTGAAGTAATCTTTAATTGACCGCCTCCGTAATCAGCGTTTGCTGATGCCATAAACTCATGATGCACATTTGCTGTAATTGTTCCGTCAGCCTCGGTCGTATCTTCAAATACAAACGATGGGCTAAACTCGGTAGCAGACTTGCCTTTGCGCGCATCTTTGTTGATGAGGTCAGCCAACTGTTGTGCTGTGCTTACATTATCAAACTGTGCGCGGAACTTAGAAGCCCCATCACCAACGGTTAATGTTGCTACACCACCTCCACCGGGACACAAAAAGAGTTTATCTGTATCAGCAGTTAGTTGTGTAAAATCATCAACTTTTAATCTTATTTCAGCCGCGGCAATTTCGCGGTAATCTTGACCTTGCCATATTTCAAGTCGTAGTATTTGTTGAGCATTGCGGAACATCAAAGGAACAGAACCAACATAATCTGTATAGTATCTGCGGCGATATGGTTTGTAAGTATCAAAATTAAGATATTCAGCAGTCTGCAACATAGGTCGCCAAGCGTTATTTGTTAGGTTATCTATCTTATCTTGGGTGCGCAGAATAAGAGTTTCAACTTGTTTCTTTGTGATACCTTTACGCTTACCATTTGTGAATGATTGGAGGTTTTGCACCTGCGCATTGTCAGCCGTTGTGTAAGTTCCTGTCAAGGCGGGTGAAAATGTTAGACGGACATTACCCGATGCTCTCGCGGGGTCTTGTGTTATCACCACCGTTTCACCCATTTCAGCGTCGCTGGTAATCTCAATCGTATCACCTTTTTCAAAACCAACCAAACGAAAATCGGCTGGTGATATGTCAATATGAGTATTACCGTCATTAAGTGCTAAATAAACAGGGTCGGGAAATGGTATTTGCAAAATATCTGCTACTTTCTGTGGAGATGTGTAGTATATTCTGTTAGGAAATAGCGGTCTTCCTTCGCGCTCTCCTGTTTGAAATACTGTTGGCATTAAATCACCTCTTCTGTCTTAGCAAGATTGTAGTCCATTGGCTTCTTACAAGCACCGCAACGCTCAAGATAACAGAAGTGAAGCATACCGCAAAAACGGCATCGCGTTCCCGAACCAATGTTAACAATATCCCGTATGTTGCGCGTTTTCATGTTTTGACGCTTTACAACGCCTTTCAACTTATCGCGCTCATCGGTCTTGACCATTGACTCTTCGGCTTTACGCCAGCCCTGTTTCTCAAGTCGTCGGAGTTCTTGTATGTCCATGCCGTTCACCTTCAAGCGGTGACGACTACAACATATAAGTTGCCCTGCATAGTATATGATGTTATACTCTCAACGGTTTTACTGTTGGTATAATCATCAAGAACCTTTTGGACTCCACCTGCAACTGACGCGCCTGTTTCACAAGCCTCGTTAGGTGTGAACTCAAACACTTTGGTATCGGACAAGGTGAATCACCTTATCTCTTACCAAGTGCGAACAGTCTGCCACCATCAGCGTGTGAAATATCAGTAAAGTGAACCACTAACCCTGCTATCTTCGCTACACTTGCAGTTCCTAACTTATTAGAAGGTTGAACTTGCACCATGAGTATTTCGCTCATGAAATCGCTAAGGTCAATTTCTGTGTCGCCATTCGCTACTGTTCCGGTAATTGCTATCAAATCGCCTAATGTATGTGGTCTATTATCACTTGTAAATGCCATAATTATTCATCTCCTGTTGTATCTGCTTCTTCGCCTTCGGTTATAGACTCTTCGGGTGGATTGAGATGTGTTTCAATCGCCGCGAGCAACTTGGCTTTGGTGGAGAGCGCGGAGTATTCAATTCCCTTCTCATCACACCAAGCCATAATATCACCCTTCTTCCAACCCATATCGGGGATACCGTCATTTCCAAGGTCAACTGATTCAAAGGTATGCCCTTTGATTACAAAGTCTGCCCCGTCAACAGCGGCGCGGTTTGTATCAAGCCATTCAGCCGATACTTCAACCTCTTTACCCCAAGTCCACCAACCTAAACGACCCATGTTCGCGCCAGCGCGTCGTGAGCCTTTGTAAGTTATAGTTGGCAGAAGCAATCACCTCAAGCCACAAGAACCCAAATGGTCGCGTTGCTGGTGTCGTTGGTAGTTCCGTCAGTCGTTGCTTCACAATCAGCAGTCAGCACAAGGGCGGCTGTTTTGGCTACGCCAAGATTGGCGGTCGCGTCGGAGCCGTGTGCAATTACGCTTAGAATGACATTTACGCCACCGCTAAAAGTAATGGTTTCTGCTTCTGCAAGATTACCAAGTGTTAAACACAACAATCGCGGTTGCATTCGGTTTGCACCATCAGTTTGACGCGGTTCAAACGAGTCCAAAGCACCCGGATAGTTTGCACCAAACCATGTAGTATCATCTTGGTCAACACCTGCTTGAAGTGGAAGGTCGTAATCAATATTGATTGTTGCACTTCCGCTGGTCGTTACTGTTATTCCTCTATGTGTATCATTTGCCATATCTAATCACCTCATTGTAAGTCGCGAATGCTACCACTTGCACCGAAGAAAGAACACCATAGTTCTCCCATAGTTCTGTAAAGTCCTTCTTGTCCAAGACGGTTAATCGCGAATGGGTCGCCAGTTTCTATACCGGATTCATAATATTGAGTTGGGATAGCAGTTTGGAACCATAGGTAATCTGTGTCAAGGTAATACATACGAGATAGTGAACCTGCACCATCTTGTGGCATGTCTTTGGTTGGGATAATTGGGACACCATTATAGGTAGCCACAATGAAACCAGCCTCAAGCCCCGGAACACCCTTTACACCGTTATAGGTTGGTGTGATTCTCTTGCTGTCCATGAATCTTTGTTGGGATTGTAGCAACTGTTGAACTCTCATTAGAGTATCATATCCAGTTAGCATAACCTTTGGATTACCACCACGGGTCCATAGTTGTTGGAACAATCCGTCAAGTTGGTTTAAAGATAGGTTTCTGTTAGTGCTTGAACTGCTTGAAACATCAACTTCCGCGCTGTGGAAATCTGCGCTTCCGTCGCGAGTAATGGAGTAAATGTCGTGGTCAGTGGTTGCGCTTACATGGCCTGTTCCTGTTGTCATCTTGTCCGGGTCGGAAGTTAATCTGTCAAGAGATTCAAAGTCGTTTCCAACTGGTGTGTCAACATCTTCAAGAAGCATTCTGTTAATGTGTTCAGCGTGGTGCTTACCCATTTCTTCTTTCAAGACTTGTCGGACATCGCCCAATCCATCGTCCTTATCGGAAAGGAACATGCTCACTTCGGATAGGTCAAAAGTGTGCGCGATGGTCTTTGGCTTTGCGGCTACATGTAGAAACTCCGGCTTAGAAGTGTCCGGTAGTGTTCCGTTCTCCGCGATTCCTCCACCCTTGGTAAAGTCAGCACGACCAGTTAGAATTCTCCAACCACTTCTTTCCCACGGCTTCTTTGGTAGTATAGAAAACGCATTGAATTCTTGGTTCAATTGCGACCATACTTTTCTGCCGTATATTGCTTGGTATGTTCCAGCAGTAGTGGACAATAGAGGCGCGTCTGCCTTTAGAATGTCCCCGCTACCATAAGTATATCCTGTTTGAGAAGCACCGCCGTAGTAATACCTCTCCATGTCTTGCACTGTTCTTACATAATTTCTTGCCATCAGTATTCACCTCCGTTCAACGCTTTGTTTGCAAGTCTGTGAACATCGTCCCATGTCATGTCTGCAAGTTCAGCGGTTTCGGGAATTGTGACAGTCGCGCTGTTAGCGGACTTTGCTATTGTTGTTGCTGTTGAAGAAACATTGTCAATTCTGTCGTTTAGAGCAAGAACAGCCTTTTGTAGTTCAACAAGAGGTGCGCGAGCATCAAATTCATTCTTTGCTATTGCATCTGCTTCTTGCTTCTGTTCTTTTAGGAACCTTTCTGTGAAGTTGTTGTTTAGGTCAGCCTTGAATTGTTGTTCCATTGCCGCCGCTTTATACACTTCATACGCCGCTTCTATTTCACTTGGTGAAACATTGTGTGCGTTTAGGTAGTCGCTCTTAATTACATTCTTATTTCCTGTTGGAGCGGAGCCGAAGTTTGGTTGTGGCCTCTTAGGGGAGTCGTCTTCACCTGCTCCTTCAAGAGAACCTTGTCCACGCATGTCAAATGCGCTTTCGCCCGGTCCGTATCCTTTACTGAAATGGTCGCGCGCCGCAGACGGGTCAAAACCCGCGCTTTTTGCGGTCTGCTCTAACCAAGTCAAATAATCGCTCGTTATCATATCATCTGCTTTGTTTGTCATATCATCACCATAGTTCATGTCTTCCATGTCCTCGTCGTCGTCATCTTCCTTCTTGTCTTTTCGCGCTTCTATCAACGGCTCTTTTCTGTTATCATCACCGTCAACATCTTTCGTGTCAAGAAGGTCCTCAATGCCTTTGTCTTTGGACTCTTTATCTTCATCTTTCTTTTTATCATCAGCCATCATAGCCTTGTCTTTTTCTTCCTTGTCTTTGTCCTTGTCGTCAAGTTTCTTTGACAAGCGTTCAAGGACACTTTGCAATTCGCTCATTGTGTTTGTCATATTATCACCTGTGTCCTCCTTGAGAATCCTAAATTGCGCTTCGGGATTAATACCCTTCTCACAAATTGTCACCTCATGGAGTTCCATACGACGGATTTCGCGGTAATCACCGCGAGTTTGGTCGCTCTTGTTAACGCGCTCAAATGCTTGACCGCCAATAGAGAACGAGCGCAAGTTCCCTTTGCGGATTTCGGAAGCCACTTCGCGTGCCTTCTCTATGTCGCCGCGTAGTTTGATAACTACAAACATACCTGTGTCGTCCACTTCGGACTTCCAAACACGGCCACTTGAATCTGTGTAGGAAGGAATGACACTTCCTACTTGAATATTAGAATGAGCAAGTTGAACATTGCGGAATCCATCTGCTTTCATAAATTTACCAAAAGCATCTTTCAAAGCACCGCGAGTAATTAAATCGCCTTGCTTGTCAACCATCTCAACAGACGCATATCCAGCAACAACAAGGTCATTACCAATACCCTTCAAAATGATAGGGTTGCTGGATACAGACGGTGCCGCAAGAATCGCCATTGCTCACGAACATAATTTCATTGTATATCAATGGAACTGTTCTCAATCGCGACAACTCCATCGTCTTCAAGACGCGCGGTTTCGCCTTGACTTGTTCGCAGTCGCTTGGTTTTTTTCTTAGTAGCAGGTTTTAATTCATCATCTGTTCGCGATTGAGGGTCAAAGTCGGGCATAGTATCGTCGCGTATATTTTGTGTTGGTCCTCGCGGTGATTCATCGGGTGTTGCATAATCCATTCCCAACCCTTGAACTCCTGTGCTTGTAATCTTCTCTTTACTAATATGTTCAAGACCGCGCTCAATCAACTCCAATCCACGCTTGATAACTTCTTCTTCTTCATCAAGCACCTTCTTCGGTTTCTTGCTATGACCCGCTGGTGGTTCGGGGTCAACCTCGTCGTATTCGGGTTCTTCTTCATCTCTTTTCAACAACCAAGCGGCTTTCGCACCCCAATACACTTCTTGGTCGCGTGCTAATTTGACAAGGTAATCGTTGCCCCAAATTGAAGATTGAGGCTCAACAAACCAATGTCCATCTTCTTTTCGTGTTTTACAAATAACCTCATCATCAAATGCAGGGAATAGAATAGTGATGTTGCCTTTCTTCATATTGACTTGTTGAGGAATATGGTGGTCGCCGCACATAATTGCAAGAGTTTCAACGCTGTCAGCGGCAAGTGGTTCATTGTCTGTTATCTTAGCAGACCGGATACGATAGACTGGATTATCTTTCTTAGAACTGCTTACACCTGTGCAACTAACAGTAGCAAAATCTCCAACCTTCAACCCGCGTGGTCCCTTCGCGCTTCCAACATTCATGTAATGTTCATCACCAACTTGCTGTGCGCGCTTACCGTAATTTTCGGGGTGCATCAATGGACCAACACCAACTGTGTAATTTTTTCCGCTGGCTGATAAAATGACAACATCAACCATTTTTTCTTGAGTTAACAATACCCACTTAGGGTGGCGAGGTTCACCTTTCATATATGTAGCGTTAGCATCTCTAAGTAGTATATCCATATCATTTTCTTTTCTCAACCCTTCAACTGCTGTCTTCAACCCTTCATCATCACTACGCTTTGTGTTGATAGGTTCGGGCATCTTGATGTGTTCGCTGGATTCGTATTGAGCGCGAAGGTGGCGGATACGGTCTTTAGTCGGCATGTTATGTGTATCTTCATCACCCGTTTTAAGTAAATCAATTACTGTCATGATACCGTCATGTAATATCGCGTGAACTATGAAATCTTTTTCATACACTTTGCTTACTTCTTCATTAAACACATCATCTAACTTAACTTCACCATCAACGCTATACGCGCTTATCTTGTTATCTTTCTTAGTAGCAATGATGTGTTCACCATGCGGATATAGACTTATTACCCAATCGCCAGTAAAACCGCGCAGATGAGTCATGTCTTCTAAATCAAAAATGCGATGCATGAATTTGATAGGTTGTGGTTTGCCGTCGTCTTTGATGATGAGGGTGTCGTCAAGCGCGACATCAAGAACATACGACGAGTATCTCATATTATCATCAGTTGACTGTAATGGTTCGGGTGAAGTAGCCATTGCTTGATTCACCGCTTGCCCCATACGGGTGTTCGGGTTTGGTTCTTGACCTTCGCTAAACTCCGCATAATCACCATAATATCTATCCCCTTGTTGAGCCGCAGTCAACGGCTTGAGGGAAGGGTTGACATATCTTCTCAAATTCCGCGGAGCGAACAATCTTTGCTTAGGTAGTGTATTATAGGCGTGATTACTTTCGTCTTCAAGAAGCAACATACCATCATTTAACGCGTCCGGTCTTGCAACAAACGGCACATTCGTATTTTCACCGTAGTGGAATTTTTTGTGTGTGCTGGTAAATATAGGAACAACGGGCGCGTGGTCAAAGTTATGACCACCCATAGGAGTCGCTTGTTCACCCGCTGTTGATTTATCAAGCATATCAGTTTTAGTGTCGCTACTAATCAAACTTGCTATATTTTGAATTGATTTTAACTTATTAAAATTCATAACCTTCTTAGTTTTAGGTGTGATAGTTTTATCAGTTATATTAGTGCCGCCACTAAAGAACTTCATGTTTTTGAAATCTAAAGCGACATCACTACCCTTTCTTGTTTGTTGGTGAGCATTGTGTAATAATCTAAAAATTAAATCGCGCTCTTTGTCAAGACTGATTGTTTTACCGTCTTTATCAAGAATAGTTTGACCGCCACTTCTTAACTGTTCGCGACCATGAAAAATACCACCTTCGTTATAGACAAAATTATTACCACCCCTCTTAGGTATGTTGAGTATGTCAAACAATCTTTTTCTTTCTGCGCCGCTTATAGGATTACCAGCCTCATTGATAGGATAATATCTCGCGGTAAATGCTTGGTTGAAAGTTATACCTTGCTCTTTCGCTGACTCTTTGACATTCTTTATTAGTTCATCAAAGATTCTTATTTCATCTTCATTAATGTTTTTAGCATCTTGAGCAAAATGTGTTAACGCTCTATACCCTTTTGGTTGAACGCCGCCGAATTTGCTATCAAGTATTTGTTTTGCATCTTCGTAGTCGGAACCTTCGTGTGTAGCGCGCATTGCCGATATACCCACTAACTCATCAACTTCTTGTGAAGATAAATCAAATGATGCTTTTTTATCACCTAAACGGATATTGTCTTCTCCTGTGAATAATTTTTTTCTCGCATCGGGCGACATTGTAAGTATTTGTTCTGCGAGTTTTAATGTATATGCAGTAGCCGCGTGCGCTTCGCGATTGTCTTTAGCAAATATGTTAGGGTATATTTTTTCAATCGCTGGGCGTAATGCTTTGAATATTTTTTCAACACCTAAGATAGTGTCAATATGATTCTGTATATGGTCTTCATCATTCTTTATTGAAGATTTGAAAGAAGGTTCGCGTTGCGCGATTTCACGGAGTTGTTGCATTCTTTTCTCAATAACATCTTGAAGAATCTCATCACCTGCATTACGAGCAATCTGTAAAGATTTACCTAACATTGCTTCATGTTGAGATATAAGCGAAGCAGGGCTTGGTCCGACAACAATCGCGGATAATTTATTTTCATCTTCGTCGTGCATATATCCAACAACATCTTCTTCGGAGTTCAACATATCTTCTATCCGTTGTTGGATAGTAGCCATCTTGTCAACATCATCATTTTCGCGCGCTTGTTGATATTCGTGGTCGCGATTTTTAATCTCTTGAATTAATCTATTTCTTGATTTAATTCCTTTTACTTGATGGTCGGGTAGTTCATAGGGTTTGTCAAAACTCATTAAATGGTTGAGGTTGTTATCAAAATCTTCTTTTTTGTATAGCGCAAGCCTTGATGGTTCTTCAACACCTTCCAGTATTTCTTTAACCATATCTTCGCCTGTTCTTCCACCATAACCGATTATATCTTTGTGTGAACCATTCTTGAGTATGTTTAGTCTTTCTCCTTTTTTCGCGTTGAGAATCGCTATAAGCAAATCAAGCGATTCATCATCATGAATGTGTTGCGCATGGTGCGAGCCAAGTAAAAGCGCGTCTATCGCCATTCTAAGTTCATTGGTAATATTACTTTTCTTAGTTCCAAATTGTCTTACTGTATCTTTCTTTTCTTTACGATAACCGGGCATTTGATTTCTGTCAAGCATTCTTCTGCGGCCTTTTGTTTCACTATTTATTCTTTCTTTTTGCGCGGTGTATCTTGGTGTTTTTAACGAGGCTTCTGTGCTATGAACGGGTTTGTTATCATTACTCAAAAACCCAACATGACTTCTTAGAAGTAAATTCAAAGCATCGCTGTGAGCCATCATAAAAGAATTCATACCTAATGATGATGGACTTCTAAGTTGCGGCATACCTTTGGTGTATGCGTCTATACCTTCAAAACCTCTTATCGGGTCATCTCCTTCTTCTTTTCTTTTTTCATTTGAGTAAGGGTTGATGATTTCATTAACGATGTCGTCTGTGGTCTTTACTTTTCGCGGAACATCAAGACTAACCACTTCACCATTTCTAAAACGCGCAAGTATGTCATCTTTATTATCAACATTATATTTCTCCATCGCTGTCAACAAATCTTGTTCAACCTGCCCCTCATCATTTTCTTTTTTAGGGTCAAAAACATCTTGTTGTTCAACCGACTTTGCTTTACCCCCACCTTCTTTTAAGCCCCTACTTGGTATCATAAACGCTTTTTCGGGCAACTCAACGCGGAAGATATTAGGGAAGGCATTATCGTAAGCAACACCAAAGTCACCGGATTCACCACCAGCACTACCTCTTTTGGTGCCGACACCTTCCATTAAAATACCCAATGGAGTTAAATTTACTTCGGGTTTATCAAGCATACTAAACTCCCCATCAACATTATGACTATGAGTATATCCAGCAACAGTTTCGCGAATACTATCTGCGTATTCACTTTGTCCAACAAGATTCGCGCTTACTTTTATTATGTCTTTCAATTCTTCTTCTTCAAAGAAATTATGACTAACTAAACTTTTCATGTCGCGAGGTTCAAAGTCGGGCGACATGTAAATGAAAGAACCATATTCACTATGGTCAATATGTGGATATAAGCCACCATCATCTATTATTTCAGCATTGGTTTTATCAGCGTATTTCTCCACCATGGTTTTCATGTCAAAACCCGCCAGTGCTGATTGAAGAGTATCAGCGTCAATATTAGACCAATTATTTCTTTCAAACTTTTTTGTCAAATCTTGTTCTCTTTGAGCCATTTGCTTCTTCATTTCTGCTCTCCCTTTAGCAGTAAAACGATTAGGTAATATATGACTCATGCCATTTTTCAAGGGATTACCAGCGTATAACTCATTAAGCATATTATCTATCATGAACGCGTGGTTAGCCATATATCCTCTCGCGTCGGGTCCAAGAATATCTTTAATCACATCATCATTACCAACTGTCCCATCATCTTTCATACCACCGTTGGTTGTTAAAAGCCATTTTTTAATTTTGTAAATATCATCATAGGGGAGTAAAGCAATACCATATCGCCAAGCATCATCGCCAACAATACCATGATTTTCTTCACCTTCCATTGGTCTTGACCGTCTTTTTCTTTTAGCGTCAGCAATAGCGCGTAATTGTTCAACAGGCGTTGTATCACCTTCGTCCGAAAACCTACGAGGGAATCCTCCGTCATTGTATAATATGTCAAACACTTGCTGGCGCGATACACCTTCATTCTCCCAAAACTTTTGTCTTAAAAACAACTCATTTAATTGCGCATGTGATAATACAGGGTGCGCGTGTCCAAACTTTTTAGCAAACGATTCTTTGAAATCTTCTAACCCACGGTTGAATATTTTTAGAATAGAAGCATTATTACCTCTCCAATCACTAAAATGATGTATTTGTTTCAAGACAGGGTGCAAACCCTTTGCTGTCTTCACCATCGCGTCGTGTAGTCTTTCAGCATTTGCTCCGTTATTACTGTAAAGAAATCTTGCTAATTGTTGCCATAACGGTTTCTCATTGTAAGAAATTTCACCTGCGCGTGGAGGGTGAAGACCTAATGTTTTGAATTTAGAATGATTGCCGATAATTTCATCGGAACTAAAATCTCTTAGGTTTGGAATACTATCTTCAAAACGGAAGCCTACTAATTTTCTAACCATCTTGTCAATTTCATCTTCGTTTAGATTCTCATTAGCCTCGCTCCATTTATCGCTATTGAACAACTGTCGTGGCTTGTGGTGTCGCTGGGGTGCAGGTTCAGCCCTTGTTTCACCACCGGAGAAAATTCTCTCCATACCTTTTTCAGTTGGGGTTTTTATTTGTAATTGTGGTCCTTTGAGGAAGTTTTCTGCTTCTTCTCTAAACGGTATATGTAAATACCCATGATTCTCTAAGTTATTCGCACTTAGTAAAACATTAACTGCTTCGTCGCGAGCATCTTGTTTGTTGATAATTGCTTGCGCAAAATCATTTACCACGCGTTGATGATATTGAAAAGCATCTTCGCGCACACTTCATCACCTCATAGATAGTCTGTGAGGTTGTATGCTGATTCGGGGTTTTTGTCCGATGGGTCGCCCTTTTTGTTTTCTCGCGCCTCAAGTGGATATGGATAACCAATAGGAGTTAAATTGACATTCTCCGTTTTTGGTTTTGTCTTAGCGACATCTTTGACTTCTATGCGTCGCTGGTTAGTGTCATAGTATCCAGTCTTAACGGGTTTGTCTTTACCTGTGACATTCACAAACAAATCACCATGCTCCGAACCAAACTTATCAGTTTCTTTTTGTTCTGCCTTTTCCATCAATTTGTTGGCTTTCTCAAGTAAATCGTCAACATCGGGCGCAAGTTGCCCTGCTTCAACTTTTATTGGTTTCATTGGTCAATCCTCCTTCCTTCTGCTTGCGCGGCTGTATCAGCCATCGCGTGGATTTCCTCCCAAGACATTTCATGCCATGCTTCGTTTGATTCCGGCATACTCATACCCGCTTCATCAATAGCGGCGGCGGCTTTGCTGATAACAGAATCGCGGTCGCCACGGAGAGGGTCGCCCCATACATCTTCATTAGCAGGGGTGTTGGCCTTTACAAAACCAGCGCGTTTTAGCAACATCTCCGGTGTGTCTATACTTTTGCGCATAGCGTTAATTTCAGCGTCCATAGACTCCATTTTAGTGATAAGAGCCTTCATCAGCACCATTGCATCGGTGTCTTCAGCCACGCTCACACCTGTCCTTGTTTCTTGAAATATCCACCAATTCTGTCCGGTCCAATGTAGCCCATTGGTCTATCACCGGATTTCGCGATAACTCCTTGTGTGCTGTTGAACTGTGCAACAGGGAAGCCACCAGCAAATCTATCATTAACACCAAGAACTTTATCTCCACCGTTTTCGGATTTGTAAATCGCGGTGACATCATCAGCAAGATAATCACTTGTTGATTGTATGCTTCTTAAGAATTGTTCGGCTGATACTAAGTCATTATTCGCGAGCGCAACCTTGAATTCTGCTACCGCAGTTTCTAATTTGCGAACTATCGGGTCCATCTTTGCTAATAGGCTCATGCGGTGGACGAGGCGCGGGTAAGTCTTTAACTTATCCCTAAAAACCACTTTCTTTTTCTTTATTAGTTGGGTCTTTCGCGGCTTGAACACTATCAAGTGCTTGCTCTAACGGTGTCTTCTTAGCACCGCGCTGATTTTTCTTAGTGGAAGGTGCGCCGGATTGATGAGTTTCGGAACTAATAGGTGCAGGGCCGCGGTCGCGTTGACCTGTTCCTTCACCTAACCCGATTGCTTTCTCCATCATCATGATTTGTCCACCTCCGGCTGGGGACGCTCCCCCTGTCGGTGGAGAAGCCCCTACCCCCGACGGCATCATCGCGCCCCCACCCTGTGGAGGTATGCCACCGCCCCCCGGCGGCATTGGTGGAGCCATACCGCCACCCGGCGGCATACCGCCTCCCGGTGGCATTGCACCGCCCATCGCGCCACCTTGCTGTTGCATCATGGCTTCTTGTGGGTCGGGTTTCTTATAGACAAAGCGTATATCGCGACCTGCATCTTCTGTTAATTCCGGTTGGAATCCAAGTGCTTGCATACGCTGTGCGATGTTAACTTCTTGTTCATCGCGGCGAAGTCGTGTGATTTCATCTTCTTCTTCGTTTGGATATAGTGTCAAGCACCAATCTTCAACACCCATTTGGTCTAACATTCTTGGGAATAATTCGCGTGAATATAATTTTTGACCGGACTCAACTGCTCGGTTTGTTACAAGGATTTGCATACCTTCATTGTTCAAACCACCGGATTTACCAGCGTCCATCATGAAAACATTAGATACACCATAGAAAGCCGCGATGCGCATTCTTATCTCATCACGGACTTGCGCGTATTGCATTTCATCAAGGCTATCCATGAAGCGAACAAACTCAACTTTACCACGACCCGATGAAGATTCAACACCAACCTTTGGTATGTAGTGTGGGTCGCGCTCCATCTTTTCTTCCGCACCTTTCCAAAATGATGCAGTTGATTGAATATTGTCAGTAGTAATAGCGAGAACACCACGCGGTATTCTTCGCTTTTGGTATGCGAGATAAATATAATTGTCCATAGCAGTAAGTGATTGCGCTTGCCTCCACATACTCGCGACAGGTGAACGCCCGTAAAGTTTTGATGGATTGAATTTTGATAAATGCAACACTTCACCGTCAAGATAGTATTGTGTTTTACCACTACCTGCTGTGTTGATATAATGAACATCTTGGAGAGGAAGGGAGCATACATCACACTTGCTATGGTCGCCGTTGTGTGGGTATGTTTTATCACGATGGACAGGGCATAACAAATATCTGCCTCCGCGCTTACCCGCTTTATCTGCTACAATACGCATGAATGTTGGGTCGCCACGCACTAATTCTTTAACTCGGAAAAACTCAATCTCACCACTTTTTGGGTCAATAAAGTATTCTTTGATGAGTAGTAAAAACGCATCATCAACAATATCTAAATCCCATTCAATCTCTTTCATCACTTCAATGAATGATTGGTCCATGCTGTTGCGTTGCTTTAATAGCCAGCGCGGATATAATATTTGGTCAGCATCGGGGCTGTCAAATTCTTCATTACCACAGATACGGCATTCATCAACTGTGTCGTGTTGATATTCTTCTTGACAATTAGTGCATTTCTTGTGAAATTTTTTCTCCCAATAATAACCGCGACGGAATATTTCTTGACATAAAGTGTTGATTGTTGTTCTCAAAATTATTGACTCTTGAACTGTTGCGTAAAGAGCGGGAATTGATACACCTTGAACTAAAACAGGCTCTTGAATACCAGTTTTCCAAAGAGGCATTTGTGGTTCGGGCGTTGTGCGCCGACTAAACGGCTTCGTTAATCTTGACAAAAAACGACCCACTAAGCCTTTTTCCTCTACCATCATATCATCTCCACAAGTCGGTTAGCGTCGTCAAGAAGACGCAGGGTTTCGCCGTCCCGATTAAACATCGCATGAAGTCCGACTTCATCAATGTTCCAGTCTTTAAGTAATTCTTCACGCTTATCCGGCACATCTTTCCAATTCAACCATTTTACTATACGATACAATTCATCGCGTCGTGATTTGATAATGTCGGTTTTACGACCGCGCAAATCAAGCAATTCAAGAACAGCACCCGCTTGACCTTTTTTCATTCGGAGATGTGGGCGCAAACCTTTCATTAATTTCCTTAAATCGTCTTCACTATAAAACTGTAATCTATGTTGTGTTCGTCTGCTATTTTTATGAATCTTCAAGTCTGTTTGAAGAACACCGCAACCAAGAGCCTTGTGTAGTTGTTCGCAATGCATCTTACCTCTTTCTCCTGTGGCTATGAATCCAGCCCTTGGTTCAAGACGCTTAGTGATTGTAATATAACCATCAGCGTCAAGAAATCCAGCGGCGTAAGCCCACACATCTTTGAAAATAACTGTGTCGTCGCGAACTACACCCCATGTTGCACCAATCTTTTCAATATCATATTCAACCCCATGCATTTTGAAAAGCGCGCTTAATTTCTGCGTAGTCAAACTTTTTACTCCGTCCATGCTGGCAACAACTTCTCTTGCTGATAAAGGACCGCGCTTTTCAAGTATTGATGTTGCTTTAGTCAACCATATCGCTTCACTTTTTTTGATGTTGTCAATTGAATGCAAACTATTTTTCCATTCTTTTTTAGAATCTTTTTTCAACTGTTGAGCATCAACCCACATTTGTCTTTGTTCATCGTTAAATTCTCCATCTATCAAAAGCAACTTACTAATGATGTCGTTTGCTTTCTCCCATTGAACACAAGCGCGGCGAAGTGCATACTCGCGAGTCAAACCGTGTTTGCGAAGTGCTTGAAGGTCGCGCTCATTAATACCTAAATTTCTAACCGTATCTTCATGCTTACCAATCCATTCAATAGATTGAAGAGTTGCTTCAACTTCTTGTTTCTTTGCTATACGGATTGCATTGATAGCATGGTCAATAGCATCGCGCATATCTTTATGTTCACGACGCGCCATTCTCAAATCTTTGACTAAATCACCAGCACCGCGACCAAACATTGATTGAAACCAACCTCCATCGGGTAGTGAACGCTTAAGTTGTTCTTGCACTACTTGTTTTATTTTATCTTCTTCTTCTTGCTCACCCGTTTCATTGGGTTTTGGTGGTGTTGGGTTGGCGTTTGCTTCACCTTGTCCTTGATTAGTTGGTTGTGGTGCGTCGCCAAACGATGCACCCTGTATAGTATTTTTCAATATCATATCAATGAAAGTGCTTTCATCGGATAAATCAATCATCATTCTGTTCCACCTTCTTCATCGCTTGAGGTTTTCCATACTTAATCCAACACTTCTTACATAATCCAAACGGGTAAATACTTTCTTCAACATAACACCACCCGCAATAATCAAACATTTCAACAATTCCATCTTTTCAACGCCGCACCCTTCGGTGTTAGTTTGCCCTTTTTAGAAGTCGGTCCTTTAACACCGCTCATTCTCGCGCAGAATGATTTTCGCCTTTTGGCCTTCTTTGACCCTGCTTTGAGTTTGCTTGGTTTAGTGGTCACAGGAGGTTTCAAGTTTGAACCTTGTTCGCGTTTTGCTTTAGCGCGACCTTTAGCGTTCAAGCCGCCTTTGCGATGATGTCTGTTTGGGTTATAACCATGAAATGGTTTGCTCTTCTTCTTCGCTTTCAATACAGAACTTGCTATATCAAACGGTGAACAACAATCACAAAAAGATACTTCTTTCGCTATGTCTTCATCATTCATCATTGCTAATTCTTCGGCTGTTATCGGTTCATGCATTATATATTCGTAGTCCATCTTCACCACCGTGGGCTTACCGCCCACACCTTGTTTTTTACTGCGCTTGCGTTTTGTCGCCGCGCGTTTTTGACCTTCGGACATAGAGCCGGAAGTCTTTGGAGTTTTACTTGATACCTTGACGGAAGGGCGACATTTTGGATAACCCTTTGAAGAAGTCTTGGCTTTACTTCGCCCACACGGGGGGTGTGAACCGTCTTTATTTTTACGAGAAACATCAACCCACTTCTCCTTAAACCAACGGTTCAAATTTTTCTCAACCATTACTTACCCGCCCACGCATCACATGTATAATCTTCGCGGCAATTGAAATCATACCACTTACAATAACCCGTCATTGGGTCTTCTGTTGCTGAATCGTCCCACGCTTTACAATTCCCACACTTCTTTGAACCTGTGGCCTTGCGATAATTTGGCGCGTCTTTCTTGGCTTTCATGAAAACCCACGCATCGTCCATTTTAGCAACCATTTGTGTATCTGCGTATTTCGGACACATACCAACTGCATGATTATGAATAGGACAAGGCGCGTTAGGGTCAACAGCACCGCATGTTCCGCAAGCAACATTCATTTCTTCTTACCCCCTTTCTTCTTTTTACCACGGAACTTACCGCGACAGTATTGAACAGCCCAACCATTTGCATACGCGCTTGGATAAACCTTGAATTTACGCTTCGCCGCGGCTTTACCCGCCGGACATAGTTTCTTTTCAAGCATATCAAACGCCGCATTCGTTCCTACACAAAATTCACAATTACAATCAGTCATTATCAAACACCTCGGCATATAGGGCAAGGGTCGCCCTCATCTATTGTTCCTCTCCCTTGACAAGCAGGGCAGTTAGCATCACCGCTTGGAGTTTGTGTCATAAACTGTTGAAGAAATTGTTGCATTTCGCGCTCTTCTTCAAGATTCAAAGGTTGACTTAAATCTCTTGCTGGTTGACAATGATGGTTGTTTAATCCGGTTTCACCGTAAAAATAACGCTTACATTTAGGGCATTGCACTTTACGACCACCATAACCTTCATCACCGAGAGGTATGTTTTTCAAAAGATTCCACCAATCGCTCAATCTAACAACCCCGCCATTATTTCATCTAAGTCCACTATGCGCTCACGGAACTCCGTGGTCGCCCAATGCGCTAACGCGAGAGCAATAGCAAAGTCATCGTGCCTACCAATGCTGTCAAGCCGACCCTTCTTGCTCATACCAAACATAAGCAACTCTCGCTCAAGTTCGGACATCAGCGTGCGAGAACGGTCGTCGCCCCACGGCAGACGGATTTGCTCTTTCTCAAAGCGCAATACCAAACCCATGAGAAGCGACTCGCGGCGTTGGCGTGTGGAAATAAATGTCTTGATAGGTAAATCTGTATCTGCGCGTAATTCAGTTGCGAACACACGCTGGAAGTTGTTTGCTTCAAGTTCAATCACATCGGGGTTAAACTTCGCGTTGAGTCTTTGAATCTCCATAATCTGCGTGCGGAAGTCCATATTCTTACGACGGATTGCGTGAACTAACTCAAGCAGTTCGGGATTAGTTGATGGACGGCGAAGCACCACCATTACAGTATAGTCAGCCGCTCGGTCGCTTGAAATCGCAGGGTCCCAACCAATGAAGTATTGGTCGTCGGGGTCGCCTACTTCGCGTTCAATCAACTTCAATGATGAGTCTTTAGCGGCTTGAAGAATGGTTGATGGGAATAGACTTGATACATCGTCCATTGGTTCACAAAGATATTCACGCGCGAATGCTATCGCTGGCATATCATTTCTGCGCGCATCTAATGATTCTAAATCCCAACGCTCCGGCCACAACGCTTCGCCTTTGACATTGATAGCCGGGTATGTTTCAACAAGATAACCGTCGCGACTTTCAAGTTCTGTGTATAAATCAGTTGGAGTAAAGGGTGTCCCGACTATCATTAGTTTTGATGTGTGGTGGAGCGTCGGGACAAGGACTTCATAAAACCATGATGCGACGCGAGCAAGTTCTGTGTCAGTTGTTCCCCACAGAATGTCGTCGCATAAAATAAGGTCGGGGTGAATACCACGGATAGCACCACCAACTGACTTCGCGCTAATGTTAGAACCATTAGCAAAACCAAAAAATGTCTTTGACCAAGAATCCGGCTTCTTCATTTTAGCAAGAAACGGCACACTATCAATCAAATCATTAAGTGTTCTCATGTGGTGTATAGACTGGTGAAGACTGTGTGAAATCAATACCGCTTTGGTCTTTGGATTAAACGCTGTTTTCCAAAGCATATAACCAAGAAATAGCGTTGACTTGCCGTGGTCACGCGCCGCTTTTACACAGTATCTTTTACGCGACTCAAGATTGTTGAACCACTGTTCGTGATGCCACGATAGTTGAAAACCAAGTATTTCTTCAAAGAAGAACTTGAAATCACGCTTCGCTACCTCAAAGTCAATTTCTTCAATTGCTTCAAGTGATAGCGACTGCACACACCATCACCTAATATCTAACCCTTTCAATAATGAATCCCATGATGCTTCGTGATTATCTTCACTTAGATTCATTGCTCCTATATCCGCCATTTCACTTGCCATATCGGGATTATCAAATACAAATTCTTCTTCTGCTTCTTCAACAATCTTTTTTGCATCGGGATTACCTTGCTTCGCGGCTTGGTCAATAGCCTTTGCTTGTGCCGGAGTATAACCCATTTCCATTAAAGCCGCTTCAACAGCCTTTCCTGTTTTACCACTAAACTTACCAGCGGCAGTCATACCTTCCGTTCCTACACCACCTTGCAACATGGCTTGCATTGCATCTTCGTAATTAGCGAATGGGGTTTTTTGGTGTTGAGCATACACTTTATCTAACCCACCCGCGACTCTATCACCTGCGGTTGCACCTAATTTCATACCAGCGTCGCCAGCAAACCTTTGTCCAAATGTTGGTTCAGTCGCCGTAGCGGTTTCCGGTTCAACCTTCATTGGTTGCCCCGCGTCTTGTGGTGGTGTTCCTGTTTCGGGTCCTTCTCTATTTTCATTTATGTATTCTTCAACGGATTGACCGGAGCGTGGGAATTGCGGTGTTGTTCCTGTTTGCGGCTCGTTGAATACAAATTCTTCTTCTTCTTCCTTCGGCACTATATCAGTATCAGCCGCTCGCTCCGCTTCGGGTGTTGGTGCTTTCGGCATTGCTGGTGGCTCCGGTTCTTTTTCCGGCACGACATTAGAAGGCGCGTATGCCGCTCCTTCTCGTTCTGCTTGATTCCTTGCTCGTCGCTCATCACCGCGTCGCTTCATACCAGCGAAGAAACCTTCTTTTGGTTGTTCGCGTCTTGCACCTATGTCTTTGATTTCTTGTCGCATAGCGTCTTGAGCAGTCATAGTTGGGTTGCCTTCACTATCGGTTGGGATATTGATGTTGTAGTCGCGAGCAAGTTGTTGATTGATGGCTCCACGCGCTCTATCCATGTTTTCATCAAAGCCTTGACTACCCGGAACATTTCTGCGTTCTGCGTCGTCAACTTGTCGCTGTCCGCGACCAAGACCAGTTTCAAGTGCATTTCTTCGTGCTTCATCTTCGCTCCTTGCGCGGCTATCTCTAAATGATTGCATAGCGGCTTGTGGGGCATGTCGTAAGTCGCTAATTCCACGACCAACCTTACCCATGAAATTACCCATGCGTTGTCGCATACCTCCTTCTTTAGAAGTGTCGGCGGCTCTTGCGGCTCTTCGGTCCTTCATTCCTTGAAAGATATTCTTACCCGCTTGCATAGCGGCTTGGCCGTAAAAACCAGCACCCGCTAAATCTCCAACTTTGGTGCTACCACCACGGACTGCTTCACCTGCTTGCGCAGAACGCATAGCGCGGTTTGCTTGCTTCACCGCTCTTGGGTTTGGTGCGACAGCAGTTCCCGCCGCCGGAACAGCAGGTCTAAATTGTTCATTAGGCATACCGAATATCGGTTGTTGTGGAAGATTCTTCCGAATGATGTCGGGGTGAGAGTTGTCGCGCTCCGCGACAGCCTTGATGAGAGGTTCCCAACTGTTGTCTTGGACATCAAACATAACATAGTTCATGTCCGCGACGGTGCCGCCTTTTGCAAAAATAAATTCCATAGTCCCTAAGTCGCGACCGTGTTCCAGCATACTACTATTCCATTCTATTTCCCATGTTTCAACCATTGATTGCACCTCCGCAAGACCTCTTGATAGCGCGAACCACATCGTGGGTAGTGTTAAAGGATTTCGCTATAACCCCCCAATCACCAAGCGACATAGCAATCGCGCGAACATCAATACTTGACATGCCAACATCTTGACCCAATTTCTGCATATCAAAATTATCCATAGGGTCATATTTCACTAACAAAGAGCCACCTGCATCATGCATTTGCACGCGCTCCATGATAGTCGCGATGATACCCATTGGGTCGTCATCGGAGAATTGAAAACTTGATGGGTCAAAGTAAGGATTGAATGATGGATTGATTTGTGGTTGAACTGGTGCTGGCGGTAGTGGCTCTTGTGTTGACAGCGCGGGTGGTGGTTCGCTCATAGGCATATCCGATACAATAGGTTGAGGTGGTAATACATCAGCAGTTGAACCACCGCTCAAATGTTCGGGGAATGATTCGTATATGTGTTTCATATCACTTGCGAAATTACCTCTCATCGCGTGTCTTTCATCAACACTACCAAGCGCGTCTAAATCAACTTTCTTACCACCCTCATTCAAAGCAATTTGTCGCCAACCATTTACTATACTTGGTGGCGGTGAACCAAATAAAGAATACTCGGCTGGCTCAACACCTAACTCTTGCGCTGTTTTCATCATTGCTAAAATTTCAACAGCCTTAGCGTTTCTTCCTCTATCTCCACCTTCAACCTCTCTTGCTATATGGCTTCGGTGATTAGCAAACATGTTATGCACATCTTCATCACTATTTATTCTTAGAACATTACGCATGTTGCGAACTATCTTATTGACATTAGTTTCAGCACCTTCCGAGCCGCGCCCATATAACAATTGATTGATTGGTGCGCGAGCCATTGAGCGCGCGGTTGGTTGGTCATAGCCCATTTCTATTAATTGATTCATAACTTTCTTTGACATATTACCTTCTGTTGAAGGAACAAAGAAATCGGGAGGTAATATAGATACTATATCCATCGGACTATACTTACCATAAGCGGCAGTTTGTGAATGTAAATCTTTGTAATGAGAAGGATATAATGTATTATCTCTATGAGTTGGAGGTCTGTCTTTTGAAGTATAACGATGCGTTATACCTTGTGTTAATTGTTGTGGTTCAAGCACATTTTGTTTAGCACCAAGGACGCTTTCAACACCCATCTGTTCTGCTATATTACGGAACTCTTTTTCAATATGAAAAGCCGCTGATTCAAGATGTTGTCCAAGTTGTTTATGTTGTTCATTTCGCGGGTGATTATTAATGACTTTACCATCTTTAGTTCTTGTTGCTCTCTTAGATGTTGGAACGCGGCGAGAAACATGACCTCCATAATGATTATTTTTATAATCGGGGTGCAATTGACCGTTCTCATCAAACTTCATCGGTAAAACATTGAAATCATCATTGTGTTCGCGCTTGATTTTATTGAAGTCTTTTGTCGCATTATTGAATACAGTTTTTGCTACTCTCAACGCCGATGCTTCCGAAGCGGGTTTTCTTCTAATTCCGTTTTCATCTTTGTAGCCTTGCTCCATAAGTTCGCGTGCAAAAATACCAGCGGCTATTTCTATTGGGAATTTACCGACTAAACCTTTACCTTCAAGTTCTTTGAACGGCTTTCCTGTTTTACTATTGATGTGAAAGTGTGATATATTTTCATGGTCGGAATCGGGAGGCGGAAATGACATTGGGTGCATCATACCGTTCTCGTCCATATACCAAACTCCTTGGCCTTTCAAGATAATATCGCTCAACCTACACCACCTCTTCTAACATACAAATCGTAAGGGTGCGCGCCCCATCGCGTAGCGTCGTCGTCGGGGTCTGTTTCTGTTGCACCTGTCGGGTTAGATGTCAAACCACCCGATGAATTAGGTGATGATTTCTCATCAGCACCTTGCATGGATTTATCTTCTTTACGCATCAATCGGCGCAATAAATGATTGAGTTGGTCTATCAGTTGGCGATATTCAATGCGGTCGCGATGTGATATTCCTAATTTTAATTTCTGTGCGCGCTTATGCAAAAACTCTTCGGAAGCCAATATAGCATCTGTTGAACCAATACCACCCGCGGCCATAGCAGAAGCACCACCACCAGCAAGAGAAGTCGCTTCCGACGCTTCTTTCCCACCCGGTGTTGCGGCAGTTCTTGGTTGCCTTAGTGCTTTTTTGTGTGGTCTTGAATCTCGCGAACCGCGTGGTGCGCGTGCTACCCTTGATTGAGGACTGACTGTGGGTATAGGAGGGGTGATGTCCTGTGTCGGTGTGTCTTGACGCATAGCCTGTCGTAAGTCTTGCTCCACCTTTTTTTGCGGATTAGTGGCTGTTCTTGCTTGAGTTCTTCCTGTTGAGAAAGTCAAAAACCTTGGTCCTGTCGGAGAGGGTCTTCTTGAACCCATCAAACCAAATGAAACATAAGGTGCGCGAGCCGCTGTCATTGTTGAAGCGATGCTTGGTGTTCTTACATTCCCACCTTTGAGTCTTCTCTTTTTTGTGCTACGACTTCTTTTCGCACTTTCAGTATCTTTCATACCGTATTTCTTTTTACGCCTACCTTTTTTCGCACGCGCTCTTGCTTGTTGTGTTTCAAGCGTAGTAGTTTTCTTAGGCTTCTCGTCGTCGTATTTCGGCTCGTTTTTTTTGGCCTTGCGTATTGACTCAAAAGCATCATCAATGAAAGGTGCGGTTGATAACAACATATTCATTCCAGCACCACCACCAAAACTACCGCGAGGGTTTGCACCATCTATTGCCTCGTTTTGACCCACTTGACCGGATAGTTGACCAGCCTCGGCTTGCCTTTTCATGTCGCTATCTTCTTCATCATCGCGTTTTTGAGGTATTTTTATCTTCATGTGTTGAAGACCTTGCATCATTTTGGCGCGCTTTTCTTGCTTTTCGCGCTTTTTCGCATCATGAAGTGCGCGCTCTTCGGAATCTTCCCGACCTACATTAGAATCATCTTGTAATTCTTCCGCACTTTGACGAGGATTGAAACGCATACCTGCGGTGCTACCTTCGGGTCCACCTACCATCATTCATCACCCCCAATCAACTTGCCGCGAAGTCGCGCCCATACTTCGGGGGACTCTTTCGCTAATTCAACTTTGAGTATGTTTATGGTCTGTGCGTTCATGGTTTCATTAGTATTACCAGCCGCGCGTTCTTGCACCCTCATGATGTCTTTGACCGTTTCGCGAACTTCTTTGTGTAAAGATACTATGTTGCGAACATATTGTGGGTCATTCCGGTCTGCATCGTCAAGAAAATGACCTAATTCACCATTTATGCGTGATAAATTTGTTCTCAAACTCTCCATTTCTTTACCAGCCTCAACTATGATAATATCTGCCGCGCCTTTCTGCACTACTGGCTTAAGATGATGTTTGAGATGATGATAAACGCTGGATTCGGGCATCTGTATATCTTGGGCTATTTCTTCAACGCTCATACTGGCGTTAAAATAAGCCATTTCTAAATTTTCTCTTTTTGAGGATACACAAAAACCACATTCGCTATTACTACCCATGTGATATTCTCCCATGTGGTTGCGAAAATGCCTATCAGCGGTGCCTTCTCGCCACCCTTTATCTTTATCTAATTGCTTCGCTGTAATCAACCCAGCCTTCATCAATTCTTCCATACCGTCGCGGTCGGGGTCTTGACAGAACTTACAAGAGGCTCTTGATATACGCTCCGCCATAGCAAAGACCAAGTAGTGGTAGCAAAAGAGTCTTTCCCATGAGAAAGAGATTGAAACGCGCACCAAAAGTAGGCGGAGTTCCAATCTCATTAGGAACTGCTAAGAGTCTTTCGCGAGCCGCGGCTGATTTAATCACAAATCAGCGCGCGGACTTGACAGAAAGGGAGCGTCGCTACAATATTTGCTTAACATGCCCCGAAAGAAACCACGATAGATGCAGTCTTTGTGGTTGTTTCATCAAGACAAAAACTATTTTTAAAAACAGCGAATGTCCTATCGGTAAATGGTCAACCTTGTTGACCGAGCCGACGATAGACGATACCGCTTGCACTAAAAGAGAGGAATAAAGCACCTATAACCCAACTTAAGTCCTTTGATGACATCTGTGGGCCGGAGAAAACCAAAATTAAGAAGCAACCAAGTGTCAAAGCAATAAGTTGAACCATAATCATATCAACAATAACAGACTTACGCAAGTTAGTCATATCACTAATAGTGTTGTAAATAGAGCCAATATCCATATTATCTTCCTCCTGTTGTGACACCGCGAAGGAATGAACCTATACCACCGCCAACATTTTGCATCAATCCGGGGTCGGCCATAGCATCATTCAACATATTTTGCATCAAACTTTGATTTGCGAGGTTAACCATTTGCTGAAACTCCATAGATTTTTGTTGAACATTGTTTGACGCGTTGTTTAGTAATTGAGTTTGCGACATGGTTACGCTATCAACAGTCGGCATTCCTTGAACTCCGCTAAAATCAAACTTATATCCATCTCCGTCTTCAACTAAACGCGCGTCTTTAAGCAAAGTATTCATTGATACTGCGACTAAACTACTCAAAAGTGATACAAGCATATTCATATTGGAACCGTTGTTATCGGATAACCACTTATCTATCATTGGATTTGTTGTTATCATCGCGGATAATATCTCCATCTCGCTCGGAGGTGCTTGATATTGGAATCCATACTGTTGTTGACCCCATTGCTGTTGTCCTTGTGCGGCAACTTGTTGTTGTCCGTTAGGTAATCCAAGATTCAAAGCACCATTTTGTTGCTGGTTTTGCTGATTATTGTTGTTAGACCACCACGCCATGATACCACCTCACGCGCTCCCATCATTTGATTCTGTCGGTAGTGGGAGAGGTGCTGATTGTTGTTGAGATTGATGCATCGCGAGCGCATCATATAGCAATCTTGCGTTATTCCCTGCTTGAAATTGACGCATATCAAAGACAATCATTACTAAATCATTCATTCCTGTCGCGGCATTAGTTAGATGTGTGATAGGAATATTGTCTTGTTTGAGCATTTGAAAGAATTGTTCGTATTTTGACAGTATAGGAGGTGTGTTATCTTTCTTTTTTATGCTATTTATCGGCACAGCAACGGTTGAAACACCTTTTTTCAACTTGGCTCTTAGTGTTCCGTTGTTGGCTTCTTGCTCTTTTTCTTCCTCTTTCTCCCATTTACACAATAAATGATACAAATGTAAGTGTTCGGGACAGTATGTTCCGCGCATTTTACGCCCACTTGTGACATTTTCGCGCGCTACAAAGGCTTCAACTTCGCCCGTAACGGGGTTTTTGAAGTATAAATCCCACAAAGATTGACCAGTTTCTTCATCAATTACCTGCTCATATATGTTCCCTGCGTGCCGTAAAAGGTGTTCAATATCCGCTCCATCAATGACACAACGCATTGTATTGGTATTATATCGGTATTTTCCACCAAATAACCATCTTCGCGGCGAAAAAATGCTTCTTTTTGTCGGTTTTAGCAATTTATACGCCTGTTTTATGTCTTTTCTGCGCGCTTTTTTGGGATTCGGGTGTTGTGAAGGGTAAAAATTGACTTGCGGCACTTCAATATGGTCACTTGCGTTGTTCATCGCGGCTTGCGCGGTGGCTTGTTGTTGCATTTGAGCATAACTCATCTGTGTCTGTGCGGCAAGGCGTAATAAATCATTTTGAGGTGTATTTCCGAGCATTTTATCACCAACTTAGCATTTCTATCATTGTTTTTTCCACATTCCAGCCAATTTTAGTCGCCATCATGCTAACACGACACGGAATACCCGCTTTTTGTAGTCTTCGCATGGCTGGGCGGTGCGCATCAAACACTTTATGTTCTCGCAAACGGTTAGATTGCCATAAAATGTTAGCATTATCGTCCCACCATTCATCGGCTTTGTTCGCTACAAGCCATATTTGCTTTGGAGCGTAGCGTTTTCCTTTCAATCTTGATTTTAAAGAGCGATATTTCCATCTTTTTTCTATCAATGAGTCAACAAGATACTCAAAACCACCCACCGCGTCAATAACTTGCGCACCATTTCCTTTCAAAACGCGCGTATCAGTCATAAAAATAGCAATTTCAACCTGTCTATCAACCATATCATCAATCCATAGGTTCCAAAAACGCTGTTGACCGCCAATATCAGCAGAATGCACTACTCTTTTTTCTCCTTTCCAGCGAATACGCTTACGGCTTGCTTTAGGAAGCACATATCCACCACCAAATAACCGTTGAGCGTGCATAGTCCTTTCCTCTATATCGTCCATTTCACCCGGTGTGCGCATAAATTGGTCAAGTGTTGTCTTACCGACTTGTGTTGGTCCATAAACGCCGATTCTGCGCGGTTTGAGGAAGTTGTATAGTTCGCGCCCATAAACAACTGCCCCCATAAGTGCGCTTCCAGCGAATGTAGCAACCAATCACCCCACCCAGCCGCGTATTTTTTCTAAAAACCAGTTAACAGTATTCTCCCAAACGCTAAAATCTGTTCCATATTCAAACCAAGATACCCCTAACGCTGATACAATACCGACAATTATACACAAAACCAACGCTTTACCACGCTCGTAATATGTATCAAGCGTATTTTGTGTATGTAAAGCGCGTAGCGTGGCTTCTGTCGCATCATCGCTTGGGGTTTTGAATAACCAACCCATAGAAATTACTCCTTCTTTGTTTTCTTGTAAGTGCCGTCGGCATTTCTTTCTCTATTTGTGCCTAATTTAATTGCTTTTTTTTCTGCGGCTTTGTGTTTTGGAGTTCCTTCTTCGGTATCAAGCCCCATCAAACCAAGATATTGTTGAACTTCGGGGTCTTTTTCTAATTCTTCCATTTGTTTCGCGAATGCTACCTCTTGTTTTTTAATTTCCATATCCATTTGCGCTTGTGCAAATCGCATTTGTTGGCTTTGCATTTGTCGCGTCATGTTTCGTTGCATGTTTGAAATAATTGCGCGTTGGTCCATTCCGTCTTGAGCCAACATTTTGTAAATGAAGTAAGCCATTCCTTGCAATGTGAACGCTCCCATCATATATGTTATCGCGTTTGTGTGGGTTGAAGTGTCCTTCAACCACAACCCCGCATCAAATACTGCGATAGCGCAACCTACAAGTATGCTTACAAATGAAATTAGCCCTAATACTCTTAACTCGTCTTTATTTTGTGGTGTTCGCTCTTGCATAACAACCAACCTCCTTGCGTAGTGCGTGGCGCGAACCATAAATAAGTCTATTGATTCACCTTTTTATCAATATTATAATATTATTATTATAACAATATATTAATTATCATTCTAATAATAAAATGATATTATTGAGAATTTTCGTCGCCACCTATTGTTCTCGGACCTACACCGTATTGGTAAAATTGTAATGGCTGTTGCGGCGGTGGTGGGAAGAAGGGGTAAGGTGCAACTTGAGGTGCGGGTTGCACAGGAGGTGTCGCGGCCTGTCCCTCATTTACAGCATGTTCGTATTTGAGCATATCACTATGGTTTTGAAGTGATAATGTCGGGTGTGACAAGTATGATAACATAAATGATGTAGTAATTTGTTTTGCTAACTCCGGCGGTAAAGCATTATTAGCGTGTGCTTGTCTAAGTTCTTCGTAGTTAGCAAAACCATCTTCTTTATCCTCTTCGCCTTTAATTATGTTATTTATCTCATTACGATGATGCCAATTTGGTGCTTCGTGATAATTACCAACCTTCTTCATGACATCATACATTTGTTGGTCTGCTGGTGTTATTAAAGAGTTTCTTGCTCGCGTAAGTATCGCTGATGCCATAGAAGGAACAAACTTGCTCTCTATCTCGCCGTCTTCATCTCTTTTTAATTCTTCATATCCAATAGGAAACTCGCCTTCGTCGCTATGTTTTGCATTAGCCATCACGCTGTCTTTGAATTCCGACGGTTTAATTTCTTGAACTATATTACCTCTTCCACCAGTAATCTGTGCTGTTTTCTTTAAGTTAAATTTCTTCTCAAAGTGGCTATAATCATCATACCCAAGTAGTTTCGCGGCTTCATCATGCATTAGTTCATACAATGCGCTATCTTCACGCGTCAAGTCTTGGAAATTGTTTTGGTTGATACTTTGCGGTATCTTTGGAAATTCAAGAGGATTATTAATTTCACGCATAAATACATTCATTGCGCTCATTATAGCGTATTTTTGCCACATTTCGCGTATAGCCATATTCAAACCCATCGTATATCTGCTATTCAACGGGCGTTGTTTTCCATCTGCGTTAGCCGATGTCAAAAGATTGTTGACTTTACTCTTGGTAATATCACTATCAGCAATTGCTTTCATAGTTTCATCACTATAAGTCAAATGATGGTCTTCCATTTCACCAACCATTTCTTTTTCACCATAATTTCTAAGCAAATCGTTTAACGCAGAACTCGTCAAGTTTGTTGTCTTACGACGAGTCATAGGTCTTTTTATCTTATCAAATACATCTACTATACTTTGCATCGCTTCGGGGCTATAATCATTGACTCTTTCGCGTCTTTTTATTACACCTTGCGCTTTTCTATTACCTGCAAATAATCTTTTCAAATCTTCGTCTGTTATATCGCTTGGTGCATGTGTCGCACCCGGCTCAAAGACACCTTCGCGGATTTCTTTCATAGTCAACATACGACCATGCGCGGGGTAAAGTGATTGAAAATCTCCAAATGTCATAGGTGAATTACCACCAAACACATCTGCGGCTGTTAAAGAAATGTTGCCTTTTTCATCAACAGGTAATCTTCTCCTTTGAGCGATTAATTTATTTCTATCTTTTCTTTTCATCGCTTTTCCAGCCATAACATCGCTTAGGTCGTCAACAAAAGGTGCTTCCGCCATTTCTTGCAATTCATGTATTTTCTCAAGCAAATGGTGTTCTGTGTTGCCATGAACATCACCATTGATAAACGCTGGGTGTGCTTTTATTTCATTAACTAAATCGTTAATTTGTTGTTTAACATCTATCGGCACTTGTTCGTAAATTTCTTCATCATCACTTGTTAGTCCTTTGAATTCACTTCGGAACTGCGGAGCATCACCTTGACCCGCTAACGCCATTCTCGCTAATTTATTAATATGATTTTCAAGCATAAGTTTGTTGTGATTGTTTGTCGCGGTGTTATGAACAGTTGGTAATTTTATCTCCGGTTTAGGCTTTGTTGGTTGCGAAGTAAGTTTTTCCGCTAATCTCTTTTGTCGTATCTCTTCTGTTCTCGCAGGGTCAATTTGTTCCGTCGGCACACCTTGGAACTCCGGGGCATCTTCGTCAATTTCTATTTCCGGCAACTCTTTCTTCTTGCGCGCTTCGCGTAATTCTTCAAGTGTTCTAAATTTACCACTATCAGTAGCGTCCCCATACATCTGCCATAGAGGTTTTGTTGGTGCTAACATACCCGCTGGCATTTCATGACCACCAATTGAGGCTTGCGCGCTTTGCAACATTATTGAGTTAAGGAAATCAAACTTCGCGTCAACAGCACCATTGTGTGTATAGTGGTGATTTTTACCATCTATCTTATTTCCTTCTTTGTCTGTATAACCTTCATACAAGTGGGCTTCATCATCGGGGTCGCGAATACCGCTACCACCACATTCGGAGCAGATACCATTACATAATTGTCCACCCCTAACATAATCCGCGCTATGATTACAAGAAGGACAAGCGAGTTGTTCATGCTCACCATCTTCCATATCATCAGCCATCGCGTGTCCCGCGAATGAAGCACTATTACGAGGTCGCAAATTATCCGCGATGTATCTATCAAACCTCGGACTTCCCATTGGTTCATCTCTTAATTCCGGTATATGATGGCGCAAGTATGTTTTTGCTTCATCTCTTGTCACAAATCTATGTCCATGACATGTTCCGCACAATGTCGGTGCGTGTTGTCGCCAGTTGCTTATCAATTGGTCTGCGCTGGCGAAATCACCACGCGCAATTGCTTCTTCTGCTTCTCTTGTGAAGTGTGAATTCAACTCTCTTCGCGCGGCTTCTTCTTCGGATAGCAACCCCAACTCATCTTCGTTTGAGTCGTGGTGATGATGTCTTAACTCCGACATGTTGACATCGGCTAATTCTTCTAATGATAAATTAGCGATTGCTTCATTTATCGCTTCATCATCAAAACTATCATCTGCGTTTTCTGCGTCGTCCATCATCGCGTTGGCTTGCGCAATTTGTTCTTCGCTAAGTGGGAATCCATTTTTCATACGATGAGCAATTAATTGCATCTCGGAACTAATACGCGGCATCGCTTTGTTGTTGATATTGAATCTTATACCTGTTCCAGCCATTTGACCCAATCTTCCATCTTTGTATTTAGACAAACTGTGCGTTTTATCATATCCTATGTTGCCATTCATGTCAGCAGTTATGATTGAGTCGTATTCACCCGAAGGGCTATCTGCGTATAATTTATTATAGACATTCTCAATAACTTCCCTTTCAGTCATTTTTTCGGGGTTTTTGACAAAATTTGCTAATTCTTCACCACCCATAATAAAAGCACCAAGCATAAGTTTATTTGCGCGCTCAATAGATTCGTTACTTTTGTCTTTATATCTATCTATTTTTTTCTTGGCTTTCTCAATTTTTTTATTAGCCTCTTTCATAATGGCTAACATATTACCGTGTTCTTTTTTTATTTTTTGACCCATATCTTTGATGATTGCTATTTGCGCTGGTTCACCGAATTTTCCGCGTCTTTCGCGCTCAATACCATCTTCGTCTTTATATTTTACCATCTTGGTTTCAGCCAACAAATTTTCATAGTTCGCTTGTTCTTTCAAATAGCGCGCATATTGCTTCTTGTATGTTGCTTTTTCAATTTCATTTCGCTTGATAACACTTTCTTGTTTCTCTATACCGCTTAATGGTTGTGAAATCATATCTTTTAATGTATCGCGTCTATACGAGTCTTGTGCTAATGCTCCCGCTTTTATTTTTTTACCATAAGCACCTTCGGTCAACTCCCTCATGAATGATAGCGCATCTTCTATTGCATTGTAGCGAGTCGCTAATAAATTCCTACTTCTTACCTTCTCATAGTGTTTATCAGTAGCGTCGTCATTGTTTAAGAAAAATGACGCGGCTGTTAATTCTTTATTGGACATACCTGCTGGCCCTGTCGCTAATGGATTTTCAAGAGTTTTACTTAGTCCAAATTTTTTGTAAATGTTAGCCGCGCGTGGGTTTCCTGTAATCACAGCATCTTTGATTTCACGCTTCATGCGCTTTTGTATATCTTTCGCCCATGCTCTAACTCGCTTTTCTTCACGCGCTGTTTTTTCTTGGTCTAACAAATCATCAATGTCATACTTATTAGGGAATATGTGATTTGCGATGGCGGCTAATGAAGGACTACCTTTGGGTGCTACCGCAGGTAAAAAACCACTTTTGTTACCTTTGCTGTATCCTGTCAATGACGGCACTACTACTGATTTATGAGCGAATGGACTTTTGATACTTCTTATTCTTCCTCTTGAAGTCGGTATTCTTGGTCCACGCGCATACGCTTCTTTCGCAGTTCTATTACCAAATCTGTCGGGGTGGCAAGCAAGACATTCTTCTTTATCATGAACAACATCTTCGGCGTGTTCATGGTTGGGGTCAAACCATGCATCGGACTCTTCTGTTTTCTTAGATTTAGTTTTAGCATATTCTTCTTTCATAATTTGTCGCGCTTCGTGGTTTTTACGGAATTTTTCTTTCTGCTCCATTAACGGTGCATGATATTCTTCATCTAAAGCGCGCCTATATCCAACATCTTTTAGGTAGTTCAACAAACGCTTTATTGGGTATGTATTTAGGGTGCCGTCTTTCATTTGTGATGCTAATAGAGATGTAAATGCATCATTGTAGCCTGTTGTAGTCATATCTGCGTTTGCATATTTTATCGCGGCGTTAATAATATCAATAGGGTTTAATCCTAAATTATTCAGCATTTTTTGTTGATAACTCATTGTTGATGTCAACCTTGGTATATACGCTGATAATTTACCATTCATCAAATCATCTAATGTTTTATAACGCGCATTTTCTTCTTTAGTGCGTTCTTCTTTGGGTTTGCCAAATGCAACAATATTATCCGCGTCTAATTTTAAAGCGGCTATTTTATCATCAATGTCTTGCTTTGTTAGTGGCTGTGGCTTTTTGTTTTTTCCTTTCTTTACCATCTTACCTTCGCTATGTTTGTATGCTTCATATCTCAAATCTCGGATTATACGACCCATACCAATTAGACCATCAACAAATGTATCTGTTGAAGCAATCAAATCATCTTCGTTTTTACCATGCAATGGGTGGTTAACATCAAAATCATCACCAGTTAAACCTCCTAATTTAGCATCGGGGTCTAATAGATGTCGTCCGTCTAAATCCATCGCCATTATTTGCATTTTGTAATCATAATCGTCAATATCACCTATGTTCAATTGTCGCTCTAATTGCTGTATTTTTTGCGAAGGAGTCAATTTTCTTTTACCGCGCAAGACTTTTATTTCATCTTCGGGTGTCATCAACGCTGATTCGGTTTCAGCACCACCTTTCTCACTTCTGCGTGCTTCTTTAGCGCGTGTTTCTTTTTCTTCTTGGTCGCCACCAATAAAACCGGGGTCAACAACTTGAACATTCGGGTCGCCATACAAAGTGCTTAACAAACCTTCTTCGCCCATCGCAGTCAACAATGTTGGGTGAAAACCTTGGTTAGATGTTTCATCGGACAATTGTTCTGTTATTTCTTCTCTAAGATTCATACTGAAAGGGTCAGCCTCTTCCCTCCACCTCTTACCGATGAAATCCGGTATGTTTGGTGCTTGCATACCAATACCAAGACTTCTGCCTAATTCATTCATTGATGGAGTAATCGCGTCGGGTGTTCGCCCTACTTCTATTTCAGCACCGAATTTACCTGCGCGCCCCGATGTTCCGAACGCTTTGTTGCCTGTTAATGAAATCATAAAGTTGTTGAAATCATCTTGTATTTTAGCAAAAGCGGCCTTTTTATCAAGATTAAATTCTCGCATCAAATCTTTGTGTTTTGTTTCTAAAGCCCTCGTTTCTTGTGTTTGTGGCCTTCTTACCGACACACTTGCTGGGGCTTTTGGCCCACGGTCAATATCAGTCTGTGAAAAGAATTTGTCGTAGTAATCTTCTGCGGCGCGTTGTTGTTTTTCACCACCGTATTTGAATCTCTTATCGTCTTTGAACTCCATGTTTTCTTTTTGTTCTTGCACCAATCGGTTCATCTCATCTTCAAAAGATGTATCAGTCATAGGACCTGCGACTCTTACTCGCGATTGTGGCTTTCGTCTTTTGATATTAGGTTGAATTTGACTTCCGGCTAATTTAGCGTCTGCTGTAATCGTAGGTGCTATTGGGTGCATGTATTTCTCAAATAAGTTATGAATCCCCTTAATTTCATTCTCTTGCGCAAATCGTTTTTTATTGTATGGTTCGGCGATAAATGCCGATATGTCGGGTCGTATGCCACCCATACCAGCCATAGCATCTTCCAACGACCCATTTATCTCTTCGTCTTTATCGCGCGCTTCCTGTAATTCGGGGTGTTTAGCAATCAATTGCTTTAGGTGCAACATAACTGGCGCGTTAATGAGAGGTTCTTCGCCTAAACTCATATTGTCATCTTCGCGCTCATCGTGAATACTTCTTGGAGTATCTTTTTCTGTTAAGCCGCTATAACCCAACGCATTAGCGAGTAAATGGTTGTTCGCGTATATTATAGCATCAAAGAATGAAAAAATACCAAATTTGTTGTCTTTATCTAAGTATTTTTTCTCGGCCTCGTTCATGTATTTTTGCAACGCGTCAAAGCCTTTTTGGGTTGGTCCGCCCTTCTTTTCACCCTTCTTTTCATCGGACTTGATGATGCGGACAAAAGAACCCATTGTTGTATCGGATAACGACCATGCCCTTGAATATAGCGGTTGATGAAAATTTTTGCTGGATTTTTTTTGACCCCCACGAAAAAAATATCTGTATTTCGCACGCGGTTAAGGAGGGCAAATTGGTCGCGCGCGAGCGCGACTCCGGCTAAGCAATTTGCGCCGCGAAGCGCGAGAGCCTCGCGCTACACCTATTATCACGCGCATATCGCACATTTCGCGATAAAACAGGGGCGCGATACAGCGTTTAGCGCAATTACCGCGAGGGGGTTTCCGGCGCGAGTCCCTCGCGCCTCCAACCATACGGTTGTCGCGCGGTCTTGCCTTCCCTTTCCGAGCAAGTCCGCGACAGACCGACAACCCGATTTTTGGCTGACCCCTTATAAGGGGCGCGTTAAACCATACTGAAAAAGCACTTCCCTTGATAACAGCAAAGAGGGAAGATAATAGAAAGGTGAAAAAAATGGAAAACGAAAAGCAATGGTGTAAGGTAATGCTTACATCTTATGAAAAGAAAGATGATGAATGGTTCTCTCAAAGAGATACTAACATTAAGACCGCTAAAAATGAAGGCGGTAAGAAAACAGAAAACAACGCTACTGTAATGGTGCGTTTAGCCAAAAGAATGAACATAACAGGGCATAGTATTGTTGACAATTACTATAACTCATCAAGTGGAGTTAATGTTAACAATCAACTTAACCAACTCAAGGAATTGAGAAAAGCGGTAATGAGAGTTCACTATGCTAACTGCAACAAAGACATGATTGTATTGGCCGGAATGATTGCTGAGCATCTATCAACTATGACAGCAACTACCAAACCTGCTGAAACTGATGATGAATTCAGTTTTAATACAGCGCAAGATGGCGTTTTGTCTGGGTTGACTGATGATGCACCAAAAGCAACAGCCACCGAAACTGATGGCTATTTACTTGATGAGTTTGATATTAACTTCATCAATGAGAATGTTGACAGTGCTATGATTCAAGAAACAATCGGCAAACTATTCAGCACTAATGCAAACGGTAAGTTCTATCAATACGGTAGCAAATCAATCAAGACAACTGACAGACCGGAATGGATTGAGAAAGGTGTTAAGGCTGGCAATGGTAATGTTATCTTCAACGGATTGTTTAGACAACCAATGGCCGACTTACTTCAAGTTAGAGCGAAGGCTCAATCAACATTGGCTAAGACTGAACAGAATCCTAAAGCACAATTCAAGCATTGGTTCACTGAATTAGTAGCCAACAAAACTGCTGAAGTCAAAGCAACTATCATGAAGGTCGTATCTTATGTAATGCATCACAGTGGCCGCAACTTTTGGGCTAAGAGAATTGCTTGGGCAGTTAGTCCGGCGTTTGTTGAATCATTCAAGGAATACATTGGCTTCAATCAAGAAGTAGCAGACAGTCCTGTAATGGGTGGAACTGCGAAAGATTGGAACTGGCCGTATGAAGCAAATGATTGGGAGGCATCAGCCGCTGAATCAGTTGACTTGTCTGCTATGGGTCTTGACCTTAACGACTTGAAGAAACTTTGATTAGTTAAGTAGTCAATCCAAACCCGTTTTATGGAGTCCGAAAACCATAACCAATTCTTATTAGGGCGTGATACATAGTCGGGTTGGCTATGTATCACGCCCTTTTTTTTATGCCTCATAACTGCAATGACCCTCATTACAGTTATTCTCTTTGGCATAAAGACAAGGACATGATACTCCGCCAACCATACGGTTGAGGATTACTGTCTTGCGCTAAAATAACTTGGCGTTGTTGTCAAGCATGCACGATTCTTGATGCTCTTGACATATTACCTGTTGCTATTGAAGCAACGATTCACATTCACCCTTTCAGTATTGATACTACCACTACGCATGTGTAGTTTCAAATCATACTGATAGTTTAACTCCGCGCTAATCTAACATTTAACACGAAGGATTATCGCGATTATCATATTCTTATTATAATAATAATTAACTTATTATTATAATAATAAAACAATAATAACAATAAAAGGAAGGAACAAAAATGAAGAACGAACAATTGAATAAGATACTGAAAGATATACTAAGCGAGTTTGGCTTTGAGCCTAACGCTTTTGCTATGGGTATGCTTGATGGTGAAAGCCACAGACGCGCTAAGATACAAATGCTTGGTCGCATCACTAATCATATCAAAAGCATCGCTGACTATGATTACCAAATGTTTTGTATAATTAGAGATGATATTGAAATGGCATACGATGAAATGATAAGGAAAAAAGAGGTTGAAGATAATGATAGAAGTTGAAGAAGTTGAAGAAGAATTTGTATTTACTAACTCACATGATATGTGGCTTAACCAAGAGGCTGACGAAGATGAAATGATATTCACATTCGCACCGGATATTGATGTGGCTAAATCACTACCTGCTAACAGGACAGGTGAACAACTACAAGAAGGAGCGCGACCGTGGCAACAGGAAGGTTATGCTTCATGGCTTGGCTTAGATGGCAAGCGCATGGGAACATGGGTTGCTACCGGAGCAGGTAAGACGCGTCTTGCTATTACTGTCGCTCACAATTGGCTACACGAACACGAACCTCACCCCGTTATCATATTCTATGTGCCGACTAAAGCATTACTTAATCAAACGCGAACTGTATTCCGTATGTGGGGTCTAACTGTTGGTCGTATTGGTGGTGGATACAATGAACGCTCACCAAACAAAGATGTGTATATTACTACTTACTTATCAGCCAAGAAGATACCTAACATCAAACACTTACAGAACAGAAAGAAACTTCTCATCTTAGATGAATGCCACATGGCGGGTGGAGAAGGTGCGCTCAAACACTTTCGCAACTTTCAAGGTGATGCTTGTCTATTACTTAGCGCAACACCGCACAGAAGTGATGGTGTTTGTGTCATGTGTGAGTTGAATACCACACCAAAGAACCATGTCTGTCAAGGCGAGGATTGTGTTGCAGGTATTCATTGTCGCGTCAAACTAATTGAAGGTATCAAACAATCAAGGACAGACGATGACGAATTAGATTACACATTCCACCTTATCAAAATCAAGATGAAAGATGCTGAACAGATTGAATACAATGAGTTGACTGAACAGATTAGCAAACTGTATTGGAAGTGCTACAAGGCGGCTGATGAAACAGCGGGTGCTAACAAACACAATCTATTTGACAGACGCAACTTCAAAGTTGGAGGGTTGTTGAATGAGGTTGTATCTTATTCACAGGCAGGTAAGCCTATGACTATACTACACATGTATCAGTATCTATGCAACAAGCGCAAGAGATTGATGAATGACATGGAGAATAGATTTACTGCCGCGCAATACATACTCAATGAAAACATTGGTAAGAAAGGATTACTATTTCACGAAACCATCTTTGGTATTGAAAGACTCAATGGTATGTGTAAGAACTTGGGTATTCACCCACACATATATCACAGCGGTCTTTCCACATTACCTGCTGATGTCTATGAAACTTACCCCGAACTAAACAACGCGGGATTCAAACGCAGACTACAACAATATAGCGAAGATGCTACTAAGGAATTGAAGAGATGGGAACGCTCATCATCGGACATTCTATTATCATGTAAGTCATTGAAGGTTGGTTTCAATGCACCGGACATTGACTACTTAGTGATGATGACAGGCACAAACAATGTGCGCTCTCGCATTCAAACTATTGGTCGTGTGTTTCGCGGTAGCAAGCACAAGGACATCTACATGTTTGTGTATGACAATGAAGAAGGAGGCGACATGAAATGCTTTTACAAATTGATAAACGAAACAGGCATCAATGAAGAGCCGGAGAAAATACGAGTCCACATTTACGATAGTGAATGATTGACAAAAAGAAAATAAAAAATAAACGAGGAATATATATGGAAAAGATATTAAGTTATAGAGAAAAAATAGAACAAGAAAGAAAACAAAGAGCGCAAGCCAATAGGGAGAAGCATAGCAAACCCAAAGACGCGAAGCCTATTGTTTGGGAAAGTAAGAACCACATACATACAAGGACAAAGTATGGCACTACAAGTGAACGCATTAGTGGTTTCAATACACACAGACCACAGCGACGCACAACAACTGATGGCTTCCCAGCAACAGACCAAGAGAAAGCATTTGCTGACGCATGGAAACCCATGACAGTCGCGAAGATTAAAGCAGATTTGAAATTATTTGGTGAGAAAGTTAGCGGAAGAAAGATGGAATTGATTGCGCGCTTATTTGTAGCAATAGAAAAGGCTAATGCGATAGGTGAGGAAGAATGAGCGACCAAAATAATCACAAGCCACAACCAATACCAACTACCCTTGCAGGTTATGTTAGAAGACATGGCGGATTGATTAAGGTGTCAATTAGTGTTGATGCTTTCAACGATTGCATATCATATACTTCCAGCGACGGAATTGAATTTGTCGCGTTAGATATTAACCTAAAGCAATTGCACAAAGTCATAAACGGAGAGCGCAACTTAACAACTATCATTCAGCGAGGTGATGAGTAATGACATTCATGCCGGATTGGGATACTATTGAGAACAGCATTGTTGATAACTTAGACAACACATCAAGGAGAGATGAGCCAAGAGTATATGTTCTGTCTGTAATCAAAACATTTGATAGGATAGATACTACAATACACGCGACTAAAGAATCAGCGATTCAAACATTGAGGTATGAACTATACACTTCTCTTATGAAAAGATACCATCGCTTCGCGAAAGTAATGGCTAAAGTAAATCCCGATAAAGAGAATCAAACCCTCAAACAACTATCACTTGATGTAGTTGAGGGGAGAGTCCAACATGAAATCGTTGATTATCTAATACAAGCGCAAGTTGTTAACGACAAGAAAGGTGAGAAGAATGACTAAGAAAATATCATTGAATGAACAGATTGAAATTTGGGCTAAAGAAAGAGAGGCGAACCCTATCCGATGCAAATGCGGAAGCACAGAACATGAATCAGTAATGAGTCGCGGCCTTGCAGGTATGACTGTTATTACATCATGCCCTCTTGAAATAGAAGCGGCGCACAAAGCGTTTATGAAATCAGCAGGTGAGGAAGAATGACATTTGAATTCAAAGGAAAGAGAAAAGCACACGCAACAAGAATCATATCATATCTTGATGACATCTATGAGGTCGGTCAATCTTTCAATGCTCGCGATGCTATCTATCAAATGACACACAACCACACACCAAAGACAAAGAGCGGAACGCGCTACACAAGAAAGAACATACCACAACAGCGACAGTTATCTATGTGGTTGAGAATCCACCCGCGATTTCAACCCGTTGGTTATCAAACAGGACTATGGAGGCGAGTTGAATGAAGATAGATATACTATTTGACAAACAAAAGCGCGAAGATGGATTTCTCAACTTTGTTATACACCCTAACTACATTACTGAAGTTGATAGATACACAGCCAACACTTACAGAAAAGATGTAAGAGATACTGCGGCGCGTCTATACTTCATCACTAACTTACTACCCAACTTGAAAGGGCGCGACTTGTTATTGATTGCCGAAGGTGATTACACACTTGAGATTGATGAGGACAGCGATGAGAATTACTACATCGCCACACTAACAACAGGAGTCAAGGGGGAAGAAGAATGAGTTGGCCTCGCACTTTGAAAGACTATCGTAAGTTTGAACGAGTTATTGCTCGCGTTGATGGTGTCGCTATAACCATACCATTGATACCACCACACTACAAATTCTTTGGAGTTGATTCAAAAAGCAACGGTATCTATCGCAGATACAATCAAGACGAGAGAATGAAAGCGCATCAGCACAAGTTTGTATCAATTCCTTACAGCGCACTACACCGCTACGAGGTGATACAATGAGCGAGATACTATTCATTCGCATTGAATGTGAAGAACACATCATTGAAGAATACATTGATGAGTCAAACATGAGAACAAACCTGCGCGTATGGTCAAGCGCAATACAAAAGTTAGACCAACAATATAATATGGAGGAAAAAATATGAAACAGAAATATATGAGAAGACCAAATGAAAGAGCATACGAGTTTGCTATACGCATCATGAAAGGTGCGACAACACATGGAGGAAACTTAGAACACCTAACGGCGAAGCAAGTCCACAAACTTGTTGACCAAAGAGGTTCGCGCAAGATGGATTTGAGGCAAGTGCAATCAAGTTTATACTACGCGGCTAAGAAAACAGGTAAGATTACCATACACAAAGTGAAAGGTAAGCGCAAGACATACACATACAATCATACTCTTGGTGGTATGTTTGGTAAGCCTAAATTTACACAAGATGATAGTTTCTTTGACGAAGAAGATATGTCAGCACCGGACATAATGTATGAGCCATCTAAGATGAAGAAAATAAATGAGATGAAGGAAATGAATAAGAAACTCATCGCAGAACACAAAAGCAACTTCATCAAGTATGATAAGAAAGAACCACGCGATGCTCTTGTGTCCACAGTCAAGCATGAGTTCACAGCAGAACAGTTGCTTGAATCACTTGAAGCATTGAACCAAGACTTGCATGACAATGTTATCGTTGCTATCTTTGCCGCGCTTGGTAAAGATAACTACTTACCATTCCATCATGACTTTACCAAACCACAACCGCGCAAGACCGCGTTGATGGATTGGCACTTTGAACACGGCAACTTGGTGGTGAAGGAATGAAATGCACAATCTATTGCGCTGTCAAAGGACAAGAATCATACAAAGTAAAGGTCGTTGACAATGATGAGTTGGCTAAGTCTTTCTGTCTTAGATACAACAGTCCAGCATCACAACTACATGACCCCGATGTATCTTACTATTTTGTAAGAGGTGAAGAAGAATGACATTTAATGAAAAAGAATTCCACGCGCTAATTGATGATGACCACACAGTAGTTAACATGACTACCAACGATGCAGGTGATGGTAATTATGTCATAGTGATGAACGCTTTTGTTAGACCAACAAGCGCACTACGAGATAACTACCTCAACCCTCATAGAAACATGGGAAGAATACCTGTTCAGTATGTCCGCGCTTGTCCTAAGTGTGATACTGAATGGAAGCCTCTCACCTATGACATCAAGAAAGGTAAGATGCAATCAACGCATTATCATTGTTGCTCTAACGCTATTTGTTCACAGACTTACAACAAGTTTGTGGCGCGCGGTGAGAAAGTTGATATACTACACAGCCAACAAGATACTATGACGCGCGGTGAAGAAGATGAAGAATTTGTTTTCATCAACGAAAACGAAAGCGAAGAATTTGAATTCATATTTGTGGGAGGCGAGCAGTAATGCGTTCTCCCTATGAGATAGAACAAACCACCAATGAAACATTGGTTATAACACAGTCCATTGGACAAAAAATAATAGGAGGAAAAAGAAATGAATAAAAATAACCCCCAAGAAGCCACGCGCACCGTAGTAATCGGTGTCGCTCAAGATGAAAAGAACAACATGCAATTGGTAGCAAGCCCAGCATGGGAAGGTGTCAAATACATTCCCAATGATTGTATTGCTGATACCATAGAACACGGTGAGCAAACTGTATTCTTGTTGCAAGACGCTAATGTGAACAGCGTAAATATTCGCGTTGCGGATAATTACAACTACGACACTAACGGCGATGCTGTGCTACAAGACATTGCTGATATGTGGATTGAGTTTGGTGAAACAAACGCTGTTGATGAAGAACCGGAGATGGAGTTTGTCTTCAATGATGCATCGGAAGAAACATCATCGGAAGAAGAATTCACATTCAATGAACCAACAACACAAGAAGCAGACTACGATGACAGCACACCTAACTTTGGTGATGCGCTTGGTGTTGAGTTAGCAGACCATGTTCTTGCCGAGAATGAAACAGCAGATGATGTCGCATTGAAACAAGTCAAGACTAAATTGACAGCGGCACAGCGCGCTAACAAAGCAAGACAAGAAAGGTATGCTGAATCAAAAGTAATCAAGGACAACATGAAGTCGGACATCAGCAGGGCTATGGCAGACGGCAAGCGACACGAAGACTTTGGTGCATGGAACTTCCGCACCAAGACTTACGACATGGTTGCTCGCACAGTTGACCCAATCACAGGCAATACTGAATACCACGAAGTGCATTCGGAGAAAGGCGATACAAGAGTCCGCGCTATCTTCAATCCAACACTTGCTACTCAAGACAACCCACTTGGTCATTGTTTGAACCGCGCGATTGGCCCGAACTTTGTTCCGGTTGAACACCCCGATGTGTTTATCCCAATCATTCAAACTGTTCGCGGTATCAATGAAGCCAATGGTTGTGTCTATGAATTGAAGGAAGGCGACAAGGAAGCAACACTTGTGTCCGGTCAAGAACTAATTACTTATGACGCATTCTCTTTCAACAAGGGTGCGCGTGCTATGATTAACCTTGACCTAACTGACTACTCAACTAAGACTCGCAATGAATCTGCTAAGAGCCTCGGCAACTTTGGCTATGTCAATCTATCAGCAAACAGAATCAGCGACGCGCTTGTTGAAGAAGAAGGTGGACATCGTATTGGTGTATCAATCATCAATGCTCACGATGGTAAGTCTGCTCTTCAAGCATTCATGACTGTTCTCCGCACTTACTGTGGTAATCTTGCCGCACGCGGTGGTGTTCAAGCATTGCTAATGGCTGGCGACAAGACTAAGATACGACACATGGAAGGTGTAGTTTCACAGTTTGATGGTGAAAGATTTGCTTCTCAACTTGGACAAGCACTTCTTGAATCGCGTAAGAACTTGGTTGCTATGCACATCTTAAGACACATACCTGTTGAGGCTAACGCGTTTGATAAGATACTAACTTCATTCTCTTCACATGGTCTTATCGCACAACCGTCAATCACAATCAGCGCGGCTGACATTGATACATTCCCGAAGGATAAGAACGGAAACATTGTTATCACTAAGGCTGTAATGGATTCCGATGCCGCTAAGGTTGGACACGGCCATGCTTGGAATGCTATGAACAAAGGTTGGATTGACCCCGACCAAGACTTCGTTGCTATGGGTAAGACAGAATTGGATAAGCAATCTGTTGGAAGTGTATTCCATGCCGCGCAATGTTTGACTGGTGTTATTACTCACAACCCTATCTTTGACGATGGTAAGAGGACACTAACAGGACAGAAGCATGGTATTGAAACGCTGATGAAGAAGTCGGACAAAGCCGCGAACATGTTTGAAGATATTGCTATGGCCGCTGTCAATGCTTACTCTAAACATACAGGCAAACCCGTTGATGATTTAGAAGCAATGGGTCAATGGCTTGCTGACAACCCCGACCAATTCAAGATACCTTACAGTAAGACTAAGGCTGGTAAGAAAGTTATGACACCTATCAATGAGATACCAACCTTCCAAGAAACATGGAAGCCAACTATCAAACTTGTCAAGGTTGATAACAAGTAAGGACTAACTCACTAAGCCCCTGCCCTCACCCGTTTGTTGGAGTCCGAAAACCATCACCCCTATTTCATGGGGAGGGTCGCGAACCCTTTTCCTCGTTCTTTCCTATCTTGAACACCGCGACCCTCCCCACCCCTTGACTGTCGTTGCTCATGGAATGATGAGCGCATAGCAAGAATGGTGAAAGCCTATGAAGAAAGAAAATAAAATAAATTGGAAACTGAATGCGCAGAATCAAGAAACCAAAGATGGTGAATTGACTCGCGCTGTTCAAGAAATAACAGAACTGAATGATGAAAACAGAATGGAAGTGTTGACCGACCTTTACGGTGCAGAAGCATTGAATGTTCTAATTGAGATGTATGGTGAACCCAACCGAGTTATGGGTATCGCTAACATTGATGGAAGAACAGTAATGCTTGGCGACTGTGCTTGTGGTGGAGAACATTGCCGCGCTAATTGGGGTTGGGTTTGGAAGACTCGCGACCTTAACATGACTGGACACCGAGGTAGTATGCATGCTGAACCATGTCCGAAAGCAAAGCCGACAATCTTTGACGCTAATCAAGGCATGTTATACGACGCGCCTTGGGGTATGGATAGAGAAGAGTTTTACAGATTCCAACGCAAAGATTGGGGAGATGTTGACAAGATTGGTTTGCAGAACTTCATGAATGCGAATGTTGCTACCGCTGAAAAGAGAAAGACTGGAATGAATGATTGGGTGGTTGACCAATAAATCAACTAAGAAATAAAACAGGTGAAAGAAATGAAAACGAAACTGAAAACAATAGATAATGAACTATACCTTGAGTATGTAGATAGTCAAGGTGAATTGATACAGAACAAAGTGCTGAAAGGTTGGGAGTCAATGACTGGCTGGTATTGGTTCGCGACTGAACTGAACTGTCATGGTGAAGATGGCTACCACTTCGGATATGTCCAAGGTAGTTATCCCGAATGGGGATACTTTACCGAAGGCGAGTTGAAGAGCATCAAATTTGTTTGGCCTATCAAAGACATAGACTTACCGCACGCTGGAAGGAGGAATGACTGATGGTATCAATGGGAGAATTGCACGACATGACTATGGAAGAACTACGCGAACTCAATGAGAATGTGGTTCATGTCATCAAGCACAAGAGGAAACTCGCGGCTAAGTTGATGAAGGAACAACTCAATGAAGGTGATGAAGTGTATTGGATTTCACACAGAACAAACAAGAGAGTTGATGGAAGAATATTAAAAGTGAACAGAACCAAGTGCAAGGTTATTGCTAACGACGATGGTGCGCGCTGGACTGTTCCTATGAGTATGCTCAAACCTAATTACAGTAAGAGGCTTGTTAACTTCAATGCAAACACAGGGGGTTTTGAGTAATGGGATACACACACTATGCTTACATACCTGCTGGGAGAATTGACGATGATGAATGGACAGCCTTACAGCAAGACATTTTACTATTGACTCTTGATGGTGATTGGGAAGAAAAGAAAGTAATACTCACTAATGATTTGATTCAAGTGCAAGGCAACCACGAATGGTTTTCTATACCACGCGAACCTAAAGCAACAGACTTCATAAGCAAGAAAGATACTTACTATACCTTTACTAAGACAGCGCGTAAGCCATACGACTACATCATTGTTGCTTGCTACATGGCTTTGTATCGTTGTGTCAAGGGTGTTAAGTTATCAAGTGATGGCGACTATGATGAACTCGCAGAAGGCAGACAACACTACGCTGAAATAATGTGCTTTGATGAAGATGCTATCTTTGAATTGTTCGCTGACACTATCCACGACCCGCGACCCGAATGGTATATTGGCGACCCATGCTATGCAATCAATGACCACTTTTGGGACGACTTTTGTAAAGAAGTAAGTAAGTTCTCACATGATGGACTGGAAGGTGATGGTATTGAATTTGAATTCATGGGGAATAAATGTTATGTCTATAACAGCGGTCTTGGTGGCGATGGTTCATTCAATGTTCATGGCCGCGAGTTTTGTGTTGATGCTGGATTAGTTTCCGTATTACCTGCGCGGCTTGTTGATGAGGATAGACAAGGTGGACACATGGTTCGCTCGCGACTACGACCTGTCTTTGACATAGACACAAACAACTTCCCGCATATCACACTAACTCTTGATGGTGATACACAGTTTGCTAACGGTGGACATCTTGAATGTGATGGTTGCGGTGAATGGCGCATGATAAATGATACATGGTCTAACAATGATGGTGAAACAGTTTGTGTTGAATGTGAAGAAGAAGAAGATGTGGAGGAATACTGATGAGAATAGATACAAAGAAATGGTTAAATGATTTTGACATAAACACGACGGATAACATTAGTGGTTTAGTTGATGGTATGAGATGCGCGGCTGTTATACCTATCAAACCTAAAGCACAGATGAATGTCTTACTTGAATGCGGCTATGCTGTTGATACTGATACCAATAAAAGGTATTACGAACAGACACCTAACCCTATTGGAAAGGTTCTTGTGCGCGCATTGAAACCTATGCTCAAAGGTAATGTCTTGATTGGTAAGAGCGTTTTTGATAGTAAGAAACTAAGACTATTCACTAAGCATTACAGACGCGCCGATGATAGTTTGACTATCTATGGTGGTGATAAGAATAGTATCATTAGAATGTTATCACCTTGTGGTGATTGGTTGTTCTTGTTAGCACCTGTCGTTGATGATATGGATACACAATTCAATCATGCGTCTGTCGTAGAACTTGATGAGATAAAGGAGTTGTGGTAAGATGACAACACGAACACCTATACTACTTGCAGACGGAACAATTATTTCTGTTCAAGCAAACAGTGGAGTTAAATGTTCACCACCAAGTGATTCGGCTTTCGCATATTCATCAGTTGATATTCTCATTGAGAAACCAAACGACCACGAATGGAATAACGGAACAGACAAGCACGGAGCATGGACTTCAACAGAAGACCTCATGCAACTAATCATCAAAGGTGGAGGTATTGTCGGAGGACAACTACCACCGTTGGACTTTGGTAATAAGTTCCTTGTTGAAGCGCGCCTTGAGAAAATCCATAGAGAAACCGATGATTGGTTTTGGGCGCGACAAGCAAAGAAGGAGGAAGAATAATGTATAGATACACAGATGATAAACACGGAATAAGACAAATAGAACTGATAGAGTTTGACGACAATGAACACTATGATACTTTCATAGCGGAAGTATCGGAGATAGCATGGGGAGATAGCGGAACATACACAGACGCTAAGACAAACGAACTTGTATGTCCACGCCCTCCCTATGGTGTAAGTGAAACTCTTGAACGACTACGCAAAGATAACACCTATGCTCACGCATGGATAGCATTGAGTATGTGGTGTGGCGCGGGGGAGTTTGATGTTGATGAGGACACAGATGAGAAAATGGACTTGCGCGATTTCATGAATGACATATTGAAGGAGGCTAAACAATGACACGATACTACCACGCAACACCAAGAGATAACTTAGATTCAATCATGCAACACGGAATCCAAATGAACTTTGGTGAAGTGTATTGCTCAACTGATGAAGAATCAGCCGCGCGTTGGATATGTTTTACACGAAGACATAGTAAAGAGATAATGACATTACCATTTGACAGACCCGATGGAGATAAGCGAATGCGCTTAGGTGCAGACCATTCACCTCTCATGACAAAGATGCTTGGCATTGATGATGAAGGCGCGTCGTTTGTTTCAACTGAATCAATACCACCTAAAGATATTGTAATACACGAAATCCATGTATGGCAGAATCCATTTTACACACCGAAAGCAGAATACGATATGCTCAAGATGATGAAACAAAATCAAGACGCGCTAATGAAAGCAGGTGCAGAAGTAATGAAAGACATAGGAGATGAAGAGGAATGAATATATTTGTATTAGATGAGAACCCTATTACTGCCGCGCAGATGATGTGCGACAAACACATACCAAAGATGGTAGTTGAAACAGCGCAGATGTTAGCAAGCGCGCTACGACGACATGGTGCTACTGATGATATGATGCCTATTGCGAAAACTACTGGCCGCCCATACAAGGGGGGCTATCACAATCACCCATGCACTATATGGTCGTCTGTATCACAGATGAACTTCTTATGGTTGGTTGAACATGGCCTCGCGCTATCAGTTGAATACATGACGCGCTTTGGTAAAACTCATGCTTGTAGTGATGCGATTACTCAAATGCAACATCATTACAATATCATACCCGTCGGCAAACTTACACCGTTTGCTCGCGCATTCAACAAGGAACTATACCCTTTCTTGTATGATGAAGAACAATACAGCGCAGTTGAAGCATACCGCGCTTACTATTCCATTGACAAACGCAGGTTTGCCAAGTGGGAAAAAGGAACACCCGCGCCTTACTGGTGGGAGGAATTAGAATGAATAGACAAACGAATATAAAAGAATTAGAAATGAAAAAGAGAATAGAAAAACTTGAGAAAGAACTCGCGTTCTATAAAGACAACTGCACGGTTGTATGGTTGCCCGAAGATGTGTTGTCGCTTGACGACACGCTAACAAAAGAGCAAGTATCGTGGGTTCTTGAAAGAATGGAACATAAACACGACGCTACATTGGGTATCAGTTGGGACACGGTTGACTTTTGGATTCAAGAGGTGAAGAATTATGAATGAAGAAGTAGTATGGAATGAATTGACAGGAACTTTGTGGCAATACATAAAGAAAGAACACATGGAAATGAATACAAATGAAACCATTACAGACGAACAATGGGAACTGTTTATTCATGGGGTTCAAGATTCATTTGCTGACGAAGTTTCGCGATTGGCTTCCGATTTTTGGAGAGATTGGGGGATTAGTCAATGACATTTTGGTTGCTTGATAAGAACCCTGTTCAAAGTGCAAACAGACTATGTTGGCTTGATTGCGAGAGCGCGGCTTTTGATGGTGCGCGTATCATAGTTTCAGCGTTTGAAGAACAAGGTCAAGACATTGAGGGAATAGGTGTTGAGCCTATGAAGAAGCACCCGCTTATCCGTTGGGCTGTTGTGTCCGCTGATAATGCAAGGTGGTTATACAGATACACTTTGGCCGCTACAATCAAGTGGGGTAAAGAACACAAAATGAAAGACTACCAAGATATGCTTAAGACCCTTAGTAATGTCGCATGTCGTATTGACGAAATGTTGCCTCAAAAACAAATGACGCTATTTGGAAACTTCTATTTGACTGATGAGTTAAATGAAATGTGGCCGACATCAGCAAGGAAGTTAACCATAGAAGACATTGAATCAAACCGCGCTTATTACGAGCGCACAAGAGAACACTTGATGTGGGCTGACCACAATCCAAAGTTATACGGAGGCGAAGAAGAATGAGTTTTGAAGAATACATGAAACTTGGTGAAGAGAGAATTGAACGCACCGCTAACGCGTGGGATAAGATGGCCGAATCTTTCTTTGAACGACACGGTTGGACTAAATCACACATGGCTTACTCCACCGAGCGAGCCACAAAGACGCTATGGGTAATGACTCAAGACGACCCCGAAGTTTGGGAGGACACAGGCATTAGCGCAAAGAAGGCTGACCGATTACTATGTGAAGGGTGGGACACGGCTGAACTTATTGGCTACGAAGAATGGATAAAGGAGATGAAACAATGAGCGAGAAAGCGATTGAAACTTTAAGAGAGGTAATACAGTTCATCAAAGATGAATGTCCAAGTTGGGAGGCTATATCCGACATGTTTGAATTATGTCATGAATGTGGCGGAATACCAACAGGCAGTTATGGTAAAGATACACCGTTTATTGAATGCGCGTCGGACAATTGCGATACAGCATTTGATAGAATGTGTGAAGATTTCATAGACGAAACAGGTAATGGTAATAGCACACGCAATTTACAGTCGCAACTGTATGATTTAATGAGAGCGAACAGTCAACTACTTGAGTTTGCGCGTATAGAAGCAGACAATCTAAAGACGCATGGTATAGATACCAAACACATGACTACTGATGAATTAGTATGGTCGCGCTTAAATGGTTTTGACCGAAGCATGCTCAATGAAAGAATAGTTGAATATTGGAAGGAGATGAGAAATTGAAAGCAGATGAAGCAATAGAAATAATAAAAGAAAAGCAAAAAGAAATGATGAGAGAAGCACAAAGAATGAGCGAACGCGCAGACAAACTGCAAGCAATAGCCGAATGCCAAGACCTTCAAGGTGGAGGCTACCAATGGCAAGTTTCGGAAATTGTATTTACAGACTGTTTGATGAAAGTCAAACATCTTAGAATGTTTTGCGTAAAGACGGGCGTTTCATTTGAACTGAAACCAAACCATAGCGATAACAAATACGGCTTACTTATGTTAGATAATGAGAATATGTCGTTAGAAGAATTCATTGGAGGCGAGGAAGAATGATTGACACAGACAAATACGCAGAAGTAATTGATGATGATGGATATTTTTGTGAGGATAAGATAGCAGACCTGCTCGCAGAAGTCAAGCGGCTTAACCGACGACTTGTTGAAGCCGATTGTCTTATAGATACGCTTCAAACAATGGCTGATAATCAAGCCGAAGAAGTCAAGCGGTTGCGTGAATCAAATGAGTTCCTCATGAGGATTGATAGAGAAGCAACAAAGGAGAATCTAAAGGTGTATGAAGAGAATGACAATTTAATGAAGTTATGTATAGAAAGATACGCTGAAATCAAGCGGTTGCGTAAGCAGTTAGATAGTCTAAGAGAGTTTTGTCATAAAGAAGATTACGACATTTATAATTGGGAAGTAAAGAACCTTGGTGATGAACAATGAATATAACATTTGAAAGATATACAGATAACTACGGTGCGCGTATTGCACTTAACAAAATACCATTTGAATTGAAAGACGCTATGAAAGAACACATGGGTTGGCCTCAATTCTCATGGAATGGAGCAAAGGGTCTATGGACAATTCAAGACCGCGCTGATGTAATTGAGAAGGCTCTTGCTTTCCTTGCTGAACATGACATTGAAGTGTATGGTTTAGAATATGATGAGTCGGCTATTGAAACACCCGTTGGTCAAGCAACTGCACACTATTCCGCGCCGGATAATATTGTCCTTGCTTGGGATTTCCAACCAAACTGGCAAAACATCAACGCGGCATTGAAAGATGCGGCGGTTGGTAGTGCTAAGTGGGTCAACAAAACTAAGTCTTGGGTTATACCTATCAACACGGCTATTGCTGTCGCTAACGCTGTCCGACCACACTTCGCACCATTGGCTGATGCTATTGAGGAATGTCCTCAAGTGCAATCTTCTCACGAAGCAACACTACAACGAGTTGAACTATCAAGCGCGGTTGAAACCAAACTTGAACTTCCCGACATGCCTATCTATAACATGATGCGACCATATCAACGCATAGCACCTATTATGTATCGCACAGGTGGTCGCAATCGTATTCTCATTGCTGACGAGATGGGTCTTGGTAAATCATTACAGGCTCTTGGTTGTTCTCACTTCGCTGAACATCAGCGCGTCTTGATTGTATGCCCTGCTATTGTTAAACACAATTGGGCTAACGAGATAACCAAATGGTTGCAGACATCATCTTTCATCATCAACGGTTGGCAAGGAGATATTGAAGAAACGCGCTTCAACATTATCAACTATGATATTTTAGAGAAGCGTCTTGACCACTTGATGGCGATTGACTATGACTGTATCATCTTTGATGAGGTTCACAGAATCAAGAACCCAAAGAGTAAGACAACCAAAGCCGCGCTAAAATTGGCTCAAGGTAAGCAAGGTATCATTGCGCTGTCGGGAACTCCAATCACTAACAGACCGATAGAGTTCTTCACATCACTAAATATGATGCTACCCGCCACCTTCTCTAATTACTTTACTTTCGCTAAGAAGTATTGTAATGCACGACACAACGGCTTCGGTTGGGATTACAGCGGTTCATCTAATATTGACAAGAGTTATGACGGTATTACTACACCACTAAATCACATCTTGCGTGATTTCATGTTGCGCAGAACAATGGACGACCCGCGTATTGCAGGTGAGATGCCGGACTTAGTTGAAACTATTATCAATCTTGATTTACCACCGGAAGCCATCAAAGCATACAAGTTAGAATACAACTCATGGACAGAAGAATGGGTCAAGCAACAGTCTAACTTTGGTTCAACAGACGCGGGCTTTGCTCTCAACATGATGACACAACTCCGACATATCGCAGGTCGCCTCAAAGTTGACGCGGCTGTTAAGTGGGCAACAACTTACTTTGACCAAAACAAAAAACCGTTGGTTATTTTTGCGCATCACAAAGATGTGCTTAATGAACTATTTACGCGTCTTGACCTTGAGAGAAAATCGGACATCATCACAGGAGATACACACAATGATGATAGGAAGTCAATCATAGATAGTTTCCAAAAGGGAGAGATTGCTTTCCTTGTCTGTTCCACCAACGCTATGCGTGAAGGTGTTAACCTTGACTATGCTAACACAACCTTGTTCGTTGAGCGTGAATGGGTGCCAGCGTGGGAACAACAAGCGGCGGCGCGTGTTCGTCGTATGACTCAAGAAGAATCCACTTGTCATAAAGTAGTTCTATCTGCTAACGATACAATAGATACTATGTTTGACCAAGTAGTAGCGGAGAAGGCTGACCTTGTGCAACGCGCTCTTGATGGTGAAACAGGAAAGACGCGTGATGAGATTGGTAAAGCATTACTGAACAAACTAAAAAGCGGAATGGGGGTGATGGTATGAATGATGTATTAGACGACGATTATGTTGTTCACATTGGTAATGGTATCCATGCTTATTTGAAGGACATAGACAATAAAACTTTGAAGAATAAAGCACACAAAAGTCTGCATCGTTTGAGAGAAGCAGTTATTAGAGTAGCGGCGATGAAGTCCGAGTTTGAAAGACGCGGGGAAGATGCACCGTTTGTGTTCGCCCTTTCGGAATTCAACATATTCCAAATATCAACGCACGCAACCCTAATAGGAGTTAAGTCATTTAATGAAAGACAACCTCAAAGACAATTAAGCACGCGTAAGGAGGGAGAGGAAGAATGAAGTATGAAGGAATGTATAGAGAATTATACTACATTATAACCCGTCAATCAGCGCAAGAAAGAATGGATTTATTCTATAATTGGTATCTAAAAAACAAAGGAGATGAACAAGAATGAGAAGCGCGGCTGAACCTCTTGATGTTATCATACTACCATACAAAGACTGTCCGTGTGGACAACACCCTAATGCCTATGTTGATATGCTGATATATAGAACCGTTCCATACGGCATCTTCCATAAGATAGAGATTGTCTGTGATATTACAAACACAACTTACGAGATGCTACCCGCTTTTATTGAGAAAGAATAAAAAGGTTCTCCCGCTTGGGGGTGAATGTGTCGGTTTCTTTTGAAATAAGCGTCGCTGATTTTACCGACTGTGGAAGGTTAATCAAACCAAACGGTGAAGACGCGGTTCTCAAAGGCATCATCATTGATACCGACGACGGACAATCACACATGATAGAAGGTTATGACTATGCCTCGCACTTGCTTGGTGATGTTATCATGTGTTCATGTGGCGAACAAATTGACCCCCACCAAATTGCTCTTTACACAAAGAAGCGTGAGGTAATTCTAATTCCCGCGAGATGTTGTAGTAAATTCCGCTGGTATAAAGGTGAAGAAATATGATAGAAGATAATTGGAAGCCCACGCAAGATGATATAGATTGGACAAAAGAGCATTTCACGCGTATGCAAGTTGGTGATACATGGGGTGTCGCTGATGCTGTATTGCGCAAAGATAAAGACGATACTCTAACGATACTGCAAGCAAGCCCCGCTTCTCTATTACCTCTTGAAAGAATCAAGAAGGTCTGTGAAGAAATTGATGTTGAACTTATATCCGACGGTGCGGAGATGATACACGACGCACAAGCCGCCGCACAACAGGCCGCGCAAGAATGGACATGTCCGAAAAGTGGTGTTCCTATCGTGAACTTTGACTTAGATAATCCCGAATGGATATGTATTGACGAAGGCGAAGAAGCGTGGCGTGTATTAGTTAAACACGAATCCGAAGAAGGCGAAGTGAACGAAGTTGAATTGAGTCCTATGGACTACAACCTTGTTGCGGGTGATGCATTATTCTTTTCATGGAAAGGCATGAGCGTTCTTGAACGACACGAAATCATAGACTTGGCTGATAACCAAACATTACAAGATTCACTTATTGATGGGCGCGTATTTATTATGCCTACACAAAGAGATGGTATCATAATACCACCACATCTGCGAGGGCTAATTTTCCGAACTGACCGAGATGAAGAAGAATGAAGTTTGAAGACTTAGCAAGTGCTGTCTATGCTTCACAGACGGAACCTAACGGTAGTGCGCTTGCTGATTTATTCTCCAACAACTATGACCACGCGCATGACATAGTAATGATATGTTGCGCTAATCCAAGAAGTTCTATCAAACCCCACAATGTCGTTAAGATGTTGGCGAACTCTTACGGTCTATTCCCCGAAGAGTATGATGAACTAATGGAAGAACACGAAATGCCTACACTACTCGCAAGTGAATCACCACAAGATGTTGAATCCTCATTGACGCTACGAGAAGTTATTGAATTGAAGGAGATGATTTACTGTGGTGAAGATGTCAACGCTGATATTGTTTTCAAATCAATGAGTCAATTAAGCGCAATGGTGTTTTGGGGTTATGCGTTTGGTAAGAACTGCTTGTCGTATAAACGAATCATGCAAGCGATTGCGTCTATCACGAAATACGAAACGAATCATCTTCAACGAATGCGCTCTATTATGCCAGCGGGTGAGATAATCCAGCGTGCGCTAAACGAAACGCTACCCGACGAATACACAATCCAACCCGCGTATCCTTTCAAAGCACCACACTACTCCCGATGGAACAGGTGGTCGCTCCCGTTCAAAAATACCCACTATGAAATTGTAAGAGGCAAGAGATACTTTGCACACAGGAGGGGAGATGCCGTCTTTTGTTTTGATTTAAACGCGACGCGAATTTCACGGTCGCCCGCGTTCAATGATACTAAGTTTGATTTTGTCTGCGAGATGGACTCGGCTGACAATGTAGTTGAATGGCTATACACAGAAAACACACCTACTCTATGGAAAAGAAACCGGAATGAGCGCGCCTTGAATGCTAAGAAAGTTGAAGACCGCGCACATTTGAGAGCGTTAGTTCAATCTTTAGACGAAGGTGAAACGCTACGCCTCATTGATGCTGACCGACCATATTTCCATAGTGGAGCCGTTGGAGGATTTATTGTGCCGAGAAGAACATTTGATTTACCGTTATTGATACTTGGTGGATACCGTGATGGAGAGGGTATCCGCGTTAAGATTGCCGCGCTTGATGGGTTTGACCCATTCCCGATAGGATACGCGTTCATCAAAGCCGACGACATACCCGAACGACTGGCGAGATTATACGACGCTCAAGGTATGATGGATATAGACGAAGGACTCATCGGTATATTCCACGCACTATCATACGACCATGACACGAAAACGCTACGCGCACCTTACTTGACACGGATTGATACCACGCTTGGACAATCCGACGCAATGCAGATTGGAGATTTGATGGAGAGGTAATCGTGGACGAAGACGCTTTCTTTCTTGGTTGGCTGGCGAGAGAATGCCGATTCCAATTAAGCGTTCACTTCGCTCCAAACACACGAATAGGATACCGAGTAGCAAGACGCGTGCTGGTATCACGAAAAGACGAACCCGCCCTCAACATGTGGCTATCCACGAAAGGTATCAACGCACGAATTCTCAAAGACCCCGAACTAATCCAACAACTAATACGAATACTCGCTCCTGTCAAACAACATGTGGCTGACATAGACAACATGCTCAAGATGATACGCTTGATGGATTATAAAAAAAGGAACCCAAAACACGCAGACATAGAAGAAGTCATACGCCTAATAGAAGAAAGTGCTGATTGACGCTTCACGAAACTAATTATCAATATTATTATTTTATTACAATAAAAATAATTTACTTTATCTTTATAATAATAATATTATAATATCAATAATTCTGTATCCAAAATCGCTGGACTGAATGTATCCCTTATAAGGGGCGCGTTGAACCTTGCTTGAAAAACATGCCCGAAAACAAACCGAAAACGATTGCCGATTTTATCGGCCACAATGACCCAAACTTGCCCCTGTTCTATCTTGACGAATGGACAAGTGATAGCCCCCAATGCCTTCTGTTCAGCGGACAGCCGGGGTTAGGAAAAACAACTGCCGCTTATCTAATTGCGAACGAATTAGAACTTGACCTTGTTGAGTTGAATGCCTCCGATGAGAGAGGCATTGATGCTGTTCGCAACAAGATAAAGCAGATAGTGTATAGCACCTCACCTTGGAATCAAACGCTGGTTCTGTTAGATGAGTTTGAAGGAATGACAAAAGCCGCTCAAGAAGCCTTGAAGCGCATGATGGAGAAAAGCAACTGTTGGTGGATTCTCACTTGCAATGATTTGTCTTCTGTTATACCTGCTATCAAATCACGCTGTGTTCAATTTCATTTCAAGCCTTACAGCGTAAAACAAATACGCGCGTATCTTGAAACCTTAGTTTCAGCGCATGGTGTAATTGCAACGGATAGCCCCGAAGTGTTGCATTCATATTTTGGTGGCGACCTTCGCGCTATTGGTAATCACATACTAAGTGGCGCGAAACTTACTGAACATCAAACAGATTTTGATTCACTGACTCTTGACATCGCCGCTGGTGATTGGGAGTCAACACACAAAGCCATGCTTGACATGGTTCGCAACGGAGTATCATTACACATGGTGATGCTTGAGATTCATAAACATGTGAAAACCGTTGGGATTTCAACGGAACAATTATATGCCTTCTTCGCTGTGTGGGGTAATTTCGTGTTAAGAATGCACGCGTGGCCCCTCTCAAATGAGTCCTTCGTGGACTACTTTGTGGCTACCTTGCACACCGAAGACAAAAAAAATATGGAGGAATAAAATATGCCAAACCTAAACCCAAATGATGAAAATAAGAATGAACAAACAAACGCGGGTCTTCACACCGAAGTGGAAGAACGCCTCAAGTGGTGGGCTGAAAAGCACAGTAAGACACTTGATGATGCAACAGGTGAGTTTTACACTTACTTGAAAGCGGAACTTGGTGTTTCTAACCCTAATGATGAAGACGACGACTTCTTGATTGATGCCGCAGAAACCTTCGTTGTTGAGCGAAGAGTAATGTCGGGAACATCACAAGCAAACGCTGTTGAACTTGCCGGATACTTTGTCGGTGTTGACCCTAAAGTAAGAGATGGACAAGAAAGAAAGCGCGCCCCTGCCGTATCAGCCGCAATGAATGACCTTGATGATGCAATCCAACAAGGACTTGTAGCACGCGCTTATACACAAGACGGTGTGTGGTATCTTGAGAAGAGAGATGGTGATGTCACAACAGACTCAACAACCATATCAGTGAAAACTGATGAACCAGCAGACTCAAAACCTTGGTTCTTGTTTGAAGAGAATGGATTATCTATTGCTATCTTACAGAACAACCCCAAGTGGAGTCGCTTTGGTGAACCAATCACACCTTACAGATGGCAACGCACATATTACTACCTTGGTAATGAGAAGAGTAATTTCTTGAATGACCAAAGACTACTGCGCATTACTGTGACATCAAGCAATCCCGATGAATGGTTCATTCCACAAATGTTTGCTGAATGCACACTGAAAGTGCGCGCTCAATCCGAGAATGTCAAACCCGAATGGGCTGATACATACAACAGTTTTGCATTACCCGGTGCAATCACTTTCGGTAATGACTTTGTTGAAGAGCATGTTCGTGGTGCAATCAAACCTTCTAAGTTGATACCGGAACTAAACTCATACATCAGCGACTTGTCAACACTTACTGAAGTATTTGAAACGCGTCAAGAAATAGTCCCCGGCTACAATCCAGTCGGACCTCTAATCTTTGTTCGTGCTAAGATAAGTGATATGAGAAAAGAAGCGCGTGAGTCGGAATGGGACCCAACAGGTCATGACTATTCAATGAGCCTAACTTCCTTTGACCTCGCAAGAACATTTAATGGTGGCCTTCGCCAAAACTTACCATGTTATATCCATGGATTACTTGGTGATGAAGGACACCCATTTGATTATGCAACAGAAGAAGGTTGGAAACCATACGCTGTAAAGTCAACCGTCATTGTCTTTGGACGATTAGCGGTGCGCGTAACAGATGATGGACCAACACCTTCTATCAAGACATTCGGTGTATTCGCTGTTCCAAGACTTGCTATCCCAGCAGGTGAAGGTGGCGAAACATCAACAAGCCAATACGGAGAGTAATATATATGCCAAACCTAAATGATTTAAAGAAAGAAGCCAGTAATAATGAACAAACATTTGACCCAGCAACAGGACAGACTGTTCCAGTTGCTTTAGTTGAAGAGAAAACAAGTCAGCGTGTCAAACCAATAGCCCAATCAGTATGGGACGAGATAGTTAGCGCAGGTGAAACTGTGCCTAACAACATGATTCTATGTGGTCTTGTTGGACCGGAAGGAGTTGGTAAGACAGGTATTGTTCTTGACAGCATGACTGATGAAGAAAAGAAGCGCGGAGATGTAATCTTTGTTCTTGACTTTGACGGTGGAGGACAGACAACTCGCGTAACTCATCACAAAGAACACGCTAACAATATCCGTTGTCTTAATCCAAATGTAATGTTTGAAACATTTGATGAAGACGGAGAGATTCGTGAAGCAATTGACTATCCAGCAACACACAGGAGAGTTATGAAGATTGGACAAACGCTTGTTGATTGGGCGGCTAACCCCGGCGACAAACCAAAACTACATTCTGTTCTCTTTACAGCGATTGACTTATGGGACGAGGTTGCGAAGAATTGTATGTTCATTGAAGACTTAGGAACTGCACCCGATGGTATCGGTGCTAAAGTCAAACCGCATGAGCAAGTTGGACTAAGATTCAATTGGCAAATCCGAACTACTCGGTTCCATCAATTGACAACTATCGCAAGAACCTTGATGTCGCTTGGAGTCCGCGTCTATTTTGAAACACACTTCAAAGATTTACAAGACAAATCCGGCACAGTCATTGGTAAGAAAGCGGCTTGGGAAAAGCATACTGCTAACTATCTAAATCAAATACTTTACTTCCACAAAAAGAAAGTGCGCGGAGAAGATAATAAACCAACAGGAGAAACACGCTATGAGGTTGAGTTTGTCAAATGTAAGACAAATGCTGACCTTCTTGACCAGCGTAGAACAATCATGGTAACAAAGCAGAATGCCTCTCCCGAATGGTTCGGACTACCGGAACTACGAGAGGGCGGATTATGACCGAATGGAAGCGAACAGGCAAACCAGCACACAACAAAGCAGTTGAGCGTAGCGCGGAAGATGAATACGAATGGATACCCGACCCCTCTTGTCAAAAATGTGGGGGTAGTGGTGAAGTTTGGTATGTCGGAAGCGTTTATTCAAGTGATGGAGAAAGAGAACCCGAATGGACTAATGAGCCTTGCGACTGTATAATGCAAAGGTGGGTTATGAAGCCCGACCCTCGCTGTCTTCAATGCAATGGAACAGGCGCGGTTCAAGAAAGATTGATACACCCCGATACTAAAGAAGAGTATATCAAATTCCACGATTGCGTTTGCTTACGCTTTGTAAAGGAGATGATAAATGATGAATAAAGTAAGACACATTAAAGGAAAAAAGAAACCAAGACTATGCGGTGCTAAAGGAAACTATGAACCAGTCGGCACAGATAAAAAACTACGAATTTGTAAAGATTGTCAATTGATACACTTTGTTGAAACAGGGGAGATGATTGAATGAGTTTTGTTCAAGCCACATTTAACAACGCGGCTTTGTGGGCTTTCATAACAGGCTTTGGTGAAGGTGTTAACGACCTTCGCTGTCAAGTCGCTGATATGAGATTGAAAGGTTCTGTTGATACTACTACACACTACTTCACTAAGAGCATCAATATATTGATGGAAGAATACAAAGCAGGTGTTGTCAACATTCCCGATGTTCACAAAGTTGGCGCGTTCCTCAAATCTTGTAAAGAGGACAACACTACTCTTCGCTATGTTGGTAATACGCTGACATTGAAGAACGGTAATGATGAATTCAGCACACCATCACACGACCACATCATGTCTTACGCAACAGTTGGGAGAGCCGAGCAAGCAATTTCAGCGGCTAAAAAAAACTCTTGGAAGAAACTTGGCCGCGCGGATTTAGAATGTCATGGTAATTTCAGCACAGAAGAAATACAAGGATTGTCTTCTATGACTAAGGTTGTTGGTAAAGACGCTCCGGTTAAGGTTCGGCTTGCTGATAATGAAATGATAATTACTGCGGGTAATCAAAGAGGTGCTAAGATGAGCCGACAAATCAATGTTGATGTCAATGCACAAGGACAGGAATGCGAAACGGTGTTCGGTTCTCACTTCCCTAAATTATTGAATCTTATGTCAAGCGGAACTATTCTGTTCCACATGGGGAACAAAAGCGCGCTTGTCTTAGACCATTCGGAGATTCAGCAAACGCTTGTTCTCAAACATCAAGAGGGGGCTGACCAATGAAGTATCCAACATTAGTTGTTCAACTAACAAGTGATGCGGGTGTGCCTGTTGATATGCCCCATGATTGGATTGAAAGTGTTATGCAAATAGCAAGTATGCTTCACAGCAAATATAGATGCGGTCTTGATGTGGTATATGGAGAAGCGACAAAAGAAGGATTCAACATCATAGAAGAAGAGGTGAACTCATGATTGCTGATGCTATCTATCACGATGATACACCACCTACTCTATACCTAAGATGGCGTAATGACAAAGGAGAACTGCAAGAAGAAACAGTTGATGATTACAGACCTCACATGTATGTTCCTATTGCTACACCGGAGTTTAGACTAAAGCAACTTAAGACATCATTCCCCGGAACTACTATACTAAAAGATAAAACATACAAGGGTCTTGATGGTGCAAGTTTATGGCGCGTTGAAAACGATAACCCATACAATATACATGCTATGCGAAGTATGTTCGGTAAAACATACGAGGCTGACATGAGATATGTTGACCAATACTTAGTTGAGAATGTATCAGTTATGCCTAACTGGAAGCCGCGCAAGTGGTGGTATGATATTGAATGTAATACAGGTGATGATAATTTCACTACTGTCATTGCTGTTATTGACTCCGACCTTGACACACCCGTTGTTTTTGCATGGGCTGATGAGCGAACTAATTGTGATATTGATTACAACAATGGTAATTGGGGGAACCCTTGTTTGTTGAGAGATAGAGAGGTGCGTGGTGAAAAATATGAACTGCGTCTATTCAA